CAGCTGCTTTAGGCGAGGCGCTTAACCGCCGAGTGTAGAAAGTAGCGCTGAAAAAACTTTCATGTGTTCAGACCTCAGGCTTCGCCTTTCGCTCTATTGAAGGGGAACAGTGGAAAAAATAATGGATTGAATTTTCTTCTGGTTGCATGGTTCAAAATGATGGCTATAATTGGTTAACTTTTCCAAAATTAACTTATTCATTGCTGTTTTATTGGCCTCAGGCAATTGAATGAATTCTTTTATATCAGTAAAAACAAAACATCTATTGAAATGTTTAACATGATAAGGCGACAATTTCTTTAAAATATAATCCTTGTATTCCTGACTCTTGGAGCTATGAATTACAGACCATTCATTATCATAAGAAAATTGTGCCAAAGCTTCTTGTTTAACACTTTCCATATAACCTTTTGGTATATCTACAGGTTTATAACCTTTTTCAAACTCATATGAATAATCTCTATAGTAAGAGATGCATCCTTTTTCAGCGAATATATTTAAGTTGATATATAACATTTGTGTGAGAGTAGCATTTAACTTTTTATAGAAGTACCTATAAGTAGACAAAGACAACTTTGTATTGTTCACGCTATCTAAAAAATACTTAGGTTTAGTAAAACGTTCACTTGTCATACCGAGCAATTCGTATAAATCATAGATAGTATATTTTTTATTTAATTCTAAATATTTCATATTTGACAGAATCTGTGAATTATATCTACCTCTTGGAATATATTTATTTTCTTGTTTAGCATGAACATCAGTAATAATAATTCTGTTGGAACCAGGCACCTTATCCCATGAAAGATACTTCTTCATTTCATTGACTCTGACAACATATCTATTTCCGGCAGGCATCTTCTGACCAGTAAGAGCTACTGACAGTTCCTGCATATTTTTAAATTCTTGACCCGGTAAAATTTTTGTAGTGTCAATCAACTTTCTTACCCCCTATATAATGGTTTTATTTGAGTATATGGATCAAATTTCTTTTGTAAGAGGCTCACTGTAAAGTTGTAAGCCTCTCACTGTAGAATCAAAATTTACTTACATATTTCATAATACTGAGCAGACAGCTTTTCGATGTCTGGACCGAAGATTACACATGCTATTTCAGCTAGATCATTGAACATACCAATGTGCTCTATGTAATCTAAACGGTTCTGTAGCTTAGGTTTATGTGTCTCATTGTAATGTTCAAGCTGTACTTTAGTATTCATATGAAACTTATTGTCGAACTCTCTGTAGAGGAATGGCCAACGTGTATGAGGACTTCCTCCGAAGCGTACAATTCTATTGAGGATCTGACGTTTATCTGCTAATGGAATGTCTGATGTAAGATTACGAATGATGTCTTCCTGATGTGAAATAGTGTGATTCTGCTGCTGAATTGTATTGTTCTGTTGCTGGATAGTATCAAGAGTAGTTTTAAAAAGAAGTCGAGTGTTCTGATCTGCAAATGGAAGATAGGTGTCTAGGAAAAGATCGGATTGTGATGGGTTAACATAGCCCCCTGTCTTACGGATAGAGGGGAGTACTTCTGAAGTAACCCAATGCTTGAACTCTTTTGCTGATGGAAGCTTACTACTGAGAATAAGGGAGTAGAGACCGGATTCGTTGATCCAAACGGGATGTTGAGTTCTTCCAAAACTGTCTATAATAGATGGGGCGTCTCCGGGACGGGTCATCTTATCTTCATCAGAAATATTCTTTCTAATAGCTTGTGTGGTATCTGAATATCCCAATGCTACAGCTACATCCTTACCTACGAACCATGGTTCCCCTGAGATTTCAACAGTTCTCAGCTCACCGAATTCTGGATGATTGAACACTGTTGGGGCTTCTGTTGGCGTAGACGCTTCTGAAAGATGATTTATAAACCAGTTTAGATGTTCTTCGGTAGGATCTATTTCTTTGAAACCTGCGTAGTTAATGATGATAAGTTTACGGGAATTAAAAATAGTATGATCGGTATTTTCAGGTGAAACATGGTATTTTATAGCTCGCCAGGTGTCTTTGTAACCACAGATAGCTGCAACATCTTTACCGATGAACCATGTGGTGCCTTCAATGATAGAGTATCTGAGAGGGATTGAAATTGAATCATTAGTGTGGTATAGTAATGTGTGGGTATTAGTAAAAGTCTTCATATAAAATACTCCTTATGATTTATAAACTTGTTTACGGGTTAAAGCTTCAAGCTCATCATAGTCATACTCAGTTAAGTGGGAATCTGTAGTATTGATCAGGAACTCGTTGGGTTCGAAAGATGAGAGAAGTGAATCTAAGAGTAGAAGAGTGTTTTGTACACCTAGATTGTAGCCTTTTACTGCATCTGGAGGTGCAGTAGATAGAATGGCTGATTTGTGAGAATCAAGTTGTTTCTGGAGTTCTTGAGTAAGATTGACTCCAATAAAAGTAATGTCGTTCATATGTGCCTCCTGTGATTTCTATCCCTTTCGGGATAAGTGTATTATAGCACTGACTACGAAAAATGTCAACAGAATTTTACAAACTTGTTTAGAAAAATAAAAACAGGTGAATCAGGAAAACATATATAATAAGGAAGAAACTCTGATCTGGAAATCGAGTGAGAGAGATGTGATGATCGGAGAATCTGGGAACATGGATCCGAAATCTGAACTTGGTGTCAAAAAAGCTCTGCATCCCCCGGAAACACTGCATTTTTGCGGCTCTCAGGGCATAAGTACCCCCGGTCTAAAACGTGCGAAAATGCTTATTTTCAAACCTTTAGTGGGCGGATATGAACAGTTTGGGCTGATTTTGGTTGTTTCTGACTGAAGTGGTAGGAATGCTATGAATTGTGCAATGGTAAGATGTATCGTTTTACAAACGCCCTGTTTTCAAGGCTTTAAAGCGTAAAAGTGGATAGCCCTAGTATACTTTAATAAATCAGTGTGTAGCATTCGTACCGTAGCAAAATTTTACAGTATTGAAATTTTACAATTGAAAAATCTTGCAGTGATAATACTACAGAATTTTACAGTACTAAAGTAATCAGAATATTCAGTCAATATAACGAATTGTATTGAATTGTGTCTGGTTTCTCTGATCGAACCATAGTGTTTTTAAGATTGTGAATACAATTTTACTTTAAAGCTCAATGTTTCTGATAATTGTTTTCTTTTGTAGCAAATTAACTAACAATTCTTGCTAGAAGTTTAATTGCATATACAATTCAACAAATTGAATAGAAAAGAGGCTATAATTTATGTCGAATTATGAATATAACAAGAAATATGTAAAAGAGTGGGATAAAAAGAACTTAAAACGTATAGGTGTCGCATTGCGTATTGACGAATACGAAAAACTCAAACAATATTGTGATTCTAACAATATTGCAGTAGCAGCTTTCGTTAAATCACGAATTGCAGACATAATTGAATAAACTATATATATTATCTGACATATTATCTTTTATAAGACGTATTACTTTGTATAGTTCATCTATACTACTTCCATTAATACGTCTTACAATCCGTATATAATCACATCTTGTCATACGTCTGACATACTGTATATTTATACACTGTGTAATACATACTGCACTCTGTATGCAGACAATATGATCTGGACAACCTTTATTTTTCGCTTTAATAGGAAGTAATTTTTCACGAAAAAACTTTTTTTCATGCAATTTTCCCAGTGTTTATACGGGTTTGCGGGCTTTTATAAACGTGTAAATAAAAATATTTTCAAAAAAGTATTGACAACCTACTGTTACAGTAGTATGATAAGCGTGTCGATAAGGAAAGGCGGTCGGCAAGTTCAAGCGGTGGTTAGGTATCCACTCAAAAATACCTAAAGAAAGAAATAAAACTTTTTTGAAAAAAGTACTTGACAAACTACTGTTACAGTAGTAAGATAGGTACATCGACAGGAGAAAGGAGTGGTAATTATGATTCGTCCACTATGCAGGACGTAAACACTGCATAGGCACTTGTTAGCAGATAGCAAGAGTCTACTGAAATAAGACACAAATACTATTCAGGCACTTGTTAGCAGATAATAAGCGGTATTTCTAAACCGATATCAATTGAACCATTTCCCGAAGTCTGGGATATCTTGTTAGTGGACTCGAACGGCTTCCGCTTTTATAGGGGGGAAAGAAGGTTTCGACAGCAAGAGATGACAGGGTAGGGGATAAAAAATCATCTTGTGAAGATGCAGGATGGAGTCAGCAGGTGGGCTATGACTAACATTTCAGTACGGTACGCAACTATAAACAACTTTGTAAATCATTTTTATTGTGATTCCCGATAATATGCCTCTGTTTTAACAGACACGTTGGTTTCCGACGTGTTACGGTATGATTTACAATTTGCTCATTCAGACATAACCTGCGCAGGGTATACAGTGCAAAGCGCACACCTTGCAAAAATGGTTGGCGTCTTTATTGATTCTATCCGTATCTAAGGCGGAAGGTCTAGCACTATAGATATAGCTATCAGTAGGTGCAAGTCCTGCAAGTGCTATAAACACTTTTGTAAAGTGCGCAAAAATATTTTAAATTCAGGAGGAAGATACTATGTTAAAATCAGCTTTAATTATCAATGCTTTAGAAATGCCAGCAAACTGCCATGAGGACGTAAAAGCGCAGGTGAAAGACCTCGTAACATTCAAAACTATGACCGCAGAAAAACAGCGGATTCTTGCTACTAAGTTAGGCACTAAGAAACTGTCAGACCTTATTTCAGAGGGTGAAAAACTCTATCCAGGCAAGGACTGGGCTGAGTACTCAGATATTGAAATGTCAACAGCTTTCGCAGGCTGGACTGAAAAAGCCACTGACCTGCGTGAAGACTTTATCACTGCCAATAGCAATCTTGAGGCTTGCCAGTGTGACGAAACCACATTCAAGGACTTACCAGACACCGATAAAATCTTTGTTACTCTGATTTGTCATTCAGTAATGCCAAAAATGGGCTTAGACTCTGACTTAGTTCCTGAGTCCCTTGGTAAAACCATTGCTACTTGGTATCAGTCAGGCAAGGGTATGTCTGGACTCAATAAAGCCCTCAGAGACTCATTCCGTACTTTCATTGGTCAGTCTGGTGACTGGTTTGATGGTCTCAAGCTTAAAGCCTCTGATATGGCTGGGTCTGATATTCGCCACTTCATAGCTTCCTTTGAGCGTGGTGCATCCCGTAAAGTGTCACAGAAAAAAGACGGCACTGTAGAAATCGGTGAGTTCGACTATAAAGAGGACTTCAGTCAGCGTGTAGTTGCTAATAAAGTTACTGATTTACTGACAGTCTACCTGCTGTCAAGAGCTGATAAAGTCGAAGTTGTAGCATAAACAAGTTTATAAATCATGAGCTTATACTCTGCCTATGACTTCGGTTATAGGTAGGAATAAGAACATGATAGGGTCATGCTCTAGCCTTAAAAAGAGCAATAGGAGGAAAAACTATGAACCGTAAAGAATTAAAAGCTCGCATTGCGTCTTGTGAGCAACTCATCAACGAGGCAATTTTCTGTCAAGACGCAGAAACCGTTTACCACTACACGAAAGTAGTGGAAGGTCTGAAAAAAGACCTCGCAGCTAGTAAACCAGTATACCCAGAACATCTCTATGTTCGTTTGGGTGACCTTGTGAATCTGGAGGTGCAACATGTATAACATTAGAACCATGAAAAATCCAGAAAAGCACTACGGGCTTACTTTCCCTAAAGGTGCTTTGTTTATTAGAGGTCAAGGCAAACGCTTTGTCCTCTGCCGACAGATTAAACAGTACCCGTTTGTGGTATATATGTCTGTTATGGATGACACTGGTTTTATTCAGTGGAAAAAAGCTAAAATTTCCCCTAGCACACATGTACTAGCAAAGGAAATCGTAGATTATGTCCAGAAAAACGGGCTATATCTGCGCAAGGAAATGACTCCACAGCAGCTTGTAGGTCTTACTTCCTGTCTCCCAAAGGAACGCAAAGTAGGCTGGGAGTTCCGTCAGCATAGTCATATTTCAGGGGCTATCAATGACATGGAAGTTACTTTCCATGAATGTTACTGGAGTACAGGCAAGAATAAACCGCAAATGGCTTACAAGCCAAAAGGAACTAAAATCAGTCCATACGAAAAGAGGAGGTGAAAAGTATGCTGAAAAACTTTAAAAGAGGTCTGATAGGGTATCAGGACCTGTGCAAGGCAATTGCACAGTTAAAATCAAACCCAGATTATGTCTGGACAGAAGAAGACTTGGAAGCTCTTGAATATGTAGGTGAGGATTATCTCCAGCGGAGGTGATTCTATGATTTACAATTCTTGGACTACCCAACGCAAAGCAAGGGCAGTCAAGCAAATGAGCGATTATTTGCTCAAGAACTGTTACCCCAGCTATACAACATGGCGAAAATACTGTCCATATTGGAAGCAAGGGAAGACGGAAACGGAATACTTTGAGTCCATTGTAGAATTTGTCTCTATACAAGGCAATTTTGAAAATGCACTTTTTGTATTCTACTGCTTAGTTGCCTAAGCAGATGCTCTATTTCTACGAGGAGTAGACAAGGCAAGGTCAAACCTTGATAGAGCATTAATCTATGAGTTATGCCACTCTAAAAGGCAGGAGGAAAATATGATTAATTTAGAAAAGAAAACAAGGGAAATTGGAACTGTCAATTTTGTTGCATTCAGCAACAACGTAGTAGTAGTGAACACAACTCCGCATCCTGTCACCATGCAGGATATGGACGGCACACTAATCACCGTACCTACTTCTGTGCTGATCAATGCCAAGGCAGAAGAGCGAAAAGTTTCTGATCTGTTTATCCGGACAGAGTTCATAGGAACAGAAGAAGGTAAAGAAACAATAGAGAGAATCAAGTCTGTCTATAACAGACAGTTCTCCAATGGAACCCTTGTGATTGTCGGTAGTATTATAGCTGCACAGGCATACCCTGGAGAAGTAGCAGCTATGACACCTGTAGAAGGATTTGAGCGTGTAGCACCAGACCAGAAGAGAATGCGTTGTGACAAATTCACAACGTTTGCAAAGTTATAAGTTTTAGAGAGGGCATAAGGGAAATCTTTATGCCTTTTGTAATGCTTATAAAGCATAAAAAGGAGGAAAAGTAACATGAGTAAAACTATTTATGAAAAAATTATGGAAAGAAAAATTACATCAGTAGAGCTGAAATCTGTTTTAGGCAGAGAACTCTACATCTGTAACAATGGAAACTGGACAGATGTTCTCAACGAATTTTCTTTCAGCTACACACCAGAACAGTTCTGCCAGTATATTGCCGACTATGAAGCATGGGCGGAACTCAACAATGTCTATGTAGAAATTCTGGAAGGTAAAGCAAAGCACAGGGAAATCATCAACCTTGTTAAAGAAAAACTGACAGAATTCTTTAGCGAATATGATTACACCTTCTTTCCTAAGTTCTACAAAACTCTTTCCGCAAAGGAAAAGAAAGCAGCTGTACTGATTCTCAGTCACAGTGAATTGTTTGACTATGGATGTATTCCAGTAATGTATCCAAGCACAAACGAACTCTCTCTTCTCTGGAAAGGAAATAAGAAGCTTAAAAAATGTCTGTTCGTTCCTATCAAGGGACCGGATTATGAACTCACTGTAAACATGTTCACAGGCGAAGTAGTAGAGTATGTGGACATGGACATCATAGAAGGGAATTTCTAGGAGGGCAATCATGCAGAATTATAAAACCAGAATCGCGCAAGCAAAATCAAGTTTCGAACTTTCCTGTATCTGGGAAGAAGTTCGCAATGCTTATTGGATTAAAAAGACTATCAGTAAGAAAATGTACGAAAAACGTTCTGCTGAAATTGCAGCTAGGAGGAAATCATTATGAACAAGGCAGACAAAGTAAAACAAAAATTAATTAAAGAAGTAGTAATCCCTTCATTGATAGGAGTGTTAATAGCACTCCTTTTTTTATTGGCTGTAGTGAAGCCTACAGGAGCAAGCGAAGACAGTACCCGTCCAATGACAGGCACTGTCTATTTTGTTTCAGGGAGAAGTGTCTCAATAGTTTCTCCTGATAAGCGCACTTGGAGCTACAAAGGAAAAGGTTTCTCTGTTGGAGACACAGTATCTTGTGTTGTGTCTAATAATGGCACATCCAAAACAGTAGATGATTATATCAAATCGGCTGTTGTGAGCGAAGGACAACCAATAGAAATAGAAGCAGCTGAAGAAGGGGCTTTAGTCCACTTTGCAAGCGAAACGTATTATTTAGAAAGAAGGTATTAATTATGACATTAAGTATATTCTATAAGCAATTTTCAGGAAACGATTCATTTGAAACTCCGGAAGATAGACAGTCAATCTATCTTGATAAGCTGGAATCCGAACATCCAGGAATCTTTTGCACAATGGAGTCTGCTATTTTTGGATCCTTTAATGATGAAGGATTTTATGCAACTTCGGTACTACAGTCTCATACTGGTTATGTTGTAACCAATAAAACTTCTTGTGGAGCAATAGCTCTGTTTTACTCTGGAGCAATGGAACGCTTCGCTCAACTTATTGGAAACTTCTTTGTCATTCCATCTTCAACAGAAGAAGTGATTCTCATGCCTGAAGGCGATCCTACAAGAATCAATAAGATGATTCGAGGAACAAATGCTTACGTAGAAGATAACTTGGTTTTAGACAATCATGCATACTTCTTTAACAAGGAAACCGGTACATTGAAGCCTGTAGTATCTCTGAGTGATTCTATAGCAGAGAGGAGATTAGCATGACATATAAATACACAACTGTAAGAATACAACGGAAAGAGGCTCTTTTGGGTTACACAGTACCTAAAGGAGCCTTATTTATTAGAGGCAATGGACTTCAGTTTATCTGCACAGAGAGACCTAAAGATCCTATGAATATTCCTGTGTTAATGTTTCAGAATGGAAATTGGCACAGAATTTCAGTGTCTGTTATGTATAGCTATCTTGCAAGAGAGATAGTGAATTTTATATAAAGGAGGAGTTCTGTTATGAATAACGTATACACGATACAAGAGATTATGACTTTGAAATTCTGTGAGTTGTCCAATATAGTGTATGAAGCTATCTTAGCAGAACTCACAAGGCAATACAAAGATATGATTGATAAACTGTTGCCTATCTTTGATAAGGCACCGGTATATCAGTTAGACCAGTATGTAGATATCTATAAATTTATAGTAGTTATATAAGATATATAAGAAAGGAAATAAAAATCATGAAGAAATTATTAGCAGTAGTATTAACAACTATGATGATAGCAACCCCAGTATCAGCAGCTCCAACAACAGATGGAGAATGCAAAGACCTGTACCCTCTGACAGGAATAGTAACAGAGGTTGAGCACATGGAAGATACTGATCTGATTACTATGACAACTGCCAATGGAAATCAGTTCTCTTGGTACGCTGACGCAGAAGACTGTTGGTCTATTAATGACCTTGCTTCATGCATCATGGAGTCCAACGGAACCGAGATTGTCTATGACGATGAAATTGTAGACGCACACTATACCGGTACCTTAGACCAGTTATCACAATATACTGCATAAGCAGTATATTTAAGCATCTTGAATTACTCAAAAAGGGGTAGCATGAAACCTAGGGCTACCCGTTTTCCTCCAAGATGTTTAACTATGCTACTTAGAAAGGAAACAATATGTTAAAGAAGGTAACCAGAAGAGAAGCACAGAAAGCACTCATTGCAGGAAATCCTGTATATCTGCTTCCTAATAGAATGCAGGTGAACTCACCTTGGGCACATCCGTTCAGAGTGAAAACTCCTATGTCAGAAGAGAAATTTAATCGTCTGATAATGAAGTACGAACATGCTTGTTGTACTGTAGATACAGGAACCGGAAGTTTCTGTTATATAGATGCTTGACAAGGGAACGGATGTTTGCTATTATAAACACGTAAATAAAATCGGAAAGGAGAACAACGGTGAGACATATTTATGTGAAAACACCAGATGGTTTAGGTAAATTAAATTTTTATGACGGATCATTATGGCTCTCTCACTACATAGTAGACCATTATAAACATGATCCAAAGTTTTACTCTGGATACTATGAAGGAAGATATATAACTAACGCATCCTGCTATAGCAAAAGAGATATTAAATACCTCAGGAAGAGACCACTGATTGATCTAATTACTAAAAGGAAGGAATATGTCAATGCAAAACATATATATATACGACCCTTACGGAAAAGTAGGGAAACTGATATGGTATAAAGGTAGAGCGTTTTATTCTTATGTAGTCACTTATAATCATTCCTATGAGTTTTTATACAATGGTTTAATTGATGGTAGAGCTGTTATAAACTGTACGGTTTATAGTAAAGATGAAATCAAGCTCTTACATAAAAAACCATTGAGACATTTTATAGAAAAGAGGCAAGGCAAATGATAGTATACAAAATAAATGTCCTGCAAGAGTTGAAGCACAAAGGATATTCAACTTATGTCTTGCGGAGAGATAGAATCATGGGAGAAGCTCAGATACAAAAGATTCGGCAGGGTGAACTTGCTAGTAAAGAAACTCTCAATACAATCTGTCGATTATTGCAGATACAGCCCGGAGACTTGCTTGAATATGTGGAGGAGATATAGATGTTAGGAGAATACATTAAAGACCCATTTTATGGGTTAGGCAAAGTTATAAAATTCAGACCTGGCAGTAGTGAACTTGTGTACTTTTTCAAAGCAAATGATAACCTACATGATGGTGCAATAGAGCCAGGTTCCTGTCCAGACAACCATGGTTGGTGGTTTGGTTCTGACGACATTAAAAGAATGAAGTACCTTCCTCCGCTAGCATCATTAATAGAGAGGAGGCAACAATGAAAATAGGTGATATAGTTTTTCATCAAGAGTACGGTGTAGGCAAAATAAAATTTATTGATGGCTTAGCATATTTAGTTTATTACTATAAAGAAAATCCTTTATTACACAATGGATCTATTGGACCTAATTTCCATTATTGGTGGAGCTATGCTGAAGACCTGAAACTTATTTCATCTGTCCGTACACTAATAGAAAGGAGGCAACATGGTTGATTTAAGGAAGAAGCTCCGGTCTGGAATGATAGCTGTCACACCAGCAGGAAGCTATCTTGTTCTTACCGATTGCGAGACGGCGAATTATGGCAGTCAAGATTTTTGTATTGTTGGACCTGATGGTTTTATGATAGGCAGTAATTACGATGAAAATTTGAGCACTATTCGTGGCATTTGCTCTATAAAAGCTCTATATAAGTCAACTGTAAATGGACTTACTTATGAAATGAAATACAAAGATAAAGATTTAATTTGGACAAAGGATCCAAAAAATCTTAAAGAATTAATCATATCAAGGAGGTTTTCAAAATGAAGACAGCAAAGGAAAGACTCTACAGAGTTGATTATGCCGAGGAAAAACTCGGTGACACAGTAACTAAGGAGATGATGAATACCAGTGAGTATGAAAAAGGCTACGGAATCATTCAAGCCCTTGAATCATGCGAAACAGACGGAGAACTTGACATATTAGATGAAGTTCTGACTGCTTTATGTGGTCATGGTATTGAGTATCTCACCAACTTAGTAGAATGTAACTATTAAACAATGAAATAAAATTAGAGCTGTGAAAACAGCTCTTTTTTATTATATAAAAAAGAAAAGAGGAAAACAAAATGGAAAACATCGTTTACAACACAGTTATGAGCAACTTATTAATCTCTGGTACAAAGGCATGTGCAGTAATTCCAAGGGAATTGATGTCTGTCGATCCAGCTTACCAGCGGCTGGAAACACGAAATCATAGAAAAATTAAAGCAATGCATGACAATTTTGATCATATGATTATGGATGCATTATTAGTGGTGCCACATCCAGAAGAGTGCACTTTTTCTATTGTAGACGGTTATGGTCGTTTTATTGCATCAGAAGGTATTTTAGATAAACTCGAATGTGTTGTTATTACTTCAGCCCCATCTGATCCAGATGAGAGAAGACATTTCGAAGCAAGTATCTTTACAAGACAGAGCTTGTATACTGAAAAAGTTACTCCGCTGCAGATGCATAAGGCAAATCTTATCTTAGGTGAACCGAATGCTGTAGTGTTGCAGGAAGTGGTTGATGAATATAATTTAAGCATTGCAGAAGACAAAGGGGTAAGAAAACCAGGAACTATTGGTAGTTACACATCCGCTTACAGGATAATTAAAGCAAAAGGTAAGATAGCTTATGAAAGTATTATATCTACTTGTTGTAAAGCTGGTTATAACTTATCAGGAGATGGATTATGTGACAAGATAATTAGGAACTTATATAAAATTTATTGCTTCTACGGAGATATTGGATTAGTAAAAGTATTGCCTATTATGAGAGGAACTGAGCCAAGTACACTTAAAGCAAAAGGAATAGCTGCTTATCCAGAAAGAGTTGAATTAAGTCTTGCTCTCTACCTGCAGGACTATTTAGTATCTCTTGGTGAGCCTAAACAGTTTAACGAGAAAGGAAAGAAAATTTCTTAAACAAGTTTGTAAAAAGTATTGACAAGTTTTACAAACTGGTTTATAATGCAGTTACAGTTAAGAAAGGAGAAAACAAATGGCAACACTTATTAGTTTTTATAAAGATAATAAAATTACCTCATCAGAGGTAGAATCCAAGGACATTGATATTGTTCTTGGATTCCTCTTCAAGGACTATGTCTTAGGAGAAGATATCACAGAAAACTTTGACTCAAAGTTTCTCTACATTGAGGACAGCAAGTTTAAAATGAAACCTCTAAACAAGAAAATAAAAACATTTTCGCAAGAAAAAGAGGATTCTGTAGAGGTTCTGATTCAGTTTGAGGAGCTCGCCAAAGGATACGAAGCAGCTTATATCTTTGACCAGTATGAGGTATTCAAGTTTGAAAACGGTGACTATAAAGATCTGGATGAGAGAGATTATAAACTCTCCATCTGTAAGCACTGCGGAAAGATTATTTCCGAATCTTTAGTCAATGATTATTGTCCAGAATGCTTCGTAACCTATGGAGTACAGGAAGTGTTTGAACAGATTCAGTCAGATGACAAAGAGTTGTATACAGAATATGAGACAGTTTCAAAAGTCATGAATACAGTGGAAGCCTTTTATGACAGAATCAAAGATAAAGGCGCATTAGCTGTACAGAGAGCAAAAGAAATCTCTGAACAGTACTTAGGAAAAGAACAGATTCCACAGGAATTATATGAAACAATTTTAGGAGGATTTGTAGCATGAATAAGGAAACAATGAAACAGGGTATGATTAAAGTTTTGAATATGTATGATATCCCTTGGGGTAATTCAGCCATTGACAAAATTATCAACACATGGGCAGATAACAAGGCACCTTTGATTGAGTTATTAAGACATCATCCGAATTGGAATGATGAAAAATGCTATGTAGCATTTGATCAGAACATCAAGGGACAGCCAGACGAGGAGAAAATTTATAATTTCATTAATTGGATGATTAACAAGAGAAGATACACAGATGCTTTGTTTGCACTGAGAGATTACAGAGAACAGCTTTTGGACGAACGAACAGCTTCTTTAATTAAAGAATGCTATCCTGATATTAAAGGTATTTCAGCAGGTCAGAAAACCTCAAGAGCAGTGAAGAAAATCTGTACACTTATAGGTATTACTTCTAATACCTATTCAGATTTTGAAAAGAGGTATGCCAAATATTCAGATGCAATCAATCCTCTTGACGTTGTTCGGCACACTATCCTGTCAGTTAATCCAGTTGATTATCTATTGTCCTCCAATGGAAACAGCTGGTCTTCTTGCCACACACTTGATAAAAACAATCCTAATGGGTTCTCAGGTTGTCACTGTTCCGGAACTATGAGTTATCTCCTTGATGGAACTACAATGGTTTACTATCAGGTAGATAAAGAGTACGACGAAAATGACTTAGAGTTCGAGCCGAAAATCATCCGTCAGTTATTCCATTATAAAGATGGAATCCTTGTACAGGGAAGACTCTACCCTCAATGTAACGATGGCAAAAACTCACTGTATACTCCAATTAGAGCACAGCTTCAGAAAATCATCGCTGATTGTTTGGTGGCTCCTAACCTTTGGAGAAAGAAAGGCGGCACCTCTGCTTGTTGCTCAGTTATTAATTCTGAAGGTACCCACTACAGAGATTATGAGTGCCAGAGTGAGTGCTCAGTAAGTAAAATTATCAAAATGATTCCCAAGGGAAGAGTAGATAATAGGCATATGACAGTTGGACATGATATCTACTGTGTAAAATGTGGGGATTGGTATGATATGGAAAGTACACTTCTTTGTGAAGATTGCTATGATAATTATGCCTACAGCGGCTCTCGAAGATGCTGTGATTGCGGTGATCACTATGACGAAGATGAAATGTACTGTATCAATGGAGAATGGTATTGTAGTGGTTGTTCCACTTATTGTGATCACTGCGGTGAAAGAGTACCCAATTCGAGTATTCATTATTACGGGGAGTTAGATGAGGACATCTGTGATGAATGTATCTCTGAAGATTTTTCCACTTGTGACTGTTGTGGAAAGTTAACTAACAATGATGATTTGACTTATATTGAATCTACAGATGAAAATGTTTGTGGCAGATGCTTAGAGAACAAATATGCATATGTAGATACTGAAGATGAGTATTATCCCATTGAAAAAGTAAATACTTGCGTATGTGGACAAACTTACTTAATTGAAGAAGGTGACAAAGGACTTTGTCCAGATTGTGTAGAAGAGGAGACCGGAGATGAGTAAAAATAAATATAAAATTACAGAATTAGAAGAGATTTTGAGAATGAAACAAATGACTTTAAAGAGTCACCTGGAAGCCAAGTTGGAAGCAGCAGGTTATGAGCCTAAATCAGAAGATGGATTCCTCTATGCTAAGGGAACTTTCCCAGTACTCTTAGTTGCTCATATGGATACAGTACATGAAGAATGTGTCCAGAAAATCAAATACACTGGAGCAATCATGTCTTCTCCTCAAGGGATTGGGGGAGATGACCGGTGTGGCATCTACGCTATTCTGCAAATTATTAAAGAGTATCATTGTTCTGTATTGTTTACAGAGGATGAAGAGAAAGGATGTATCGGTGCTGAGAAGTTTGCTGTAAGTGACTATATAGTAAACAATGATATAAATTATATCATTGAAATTGATAGAAGAGGGACCAATGACTGTGTATTCTACTCTTGTGACAATCCAGATTTTGAAGAGTTCATAGAGTCTACTGGATATTTCAAAACAGCATGGGGTTCTGTGAGTGATATATCAACAATTGCTCCGGCACTCGGTGTAGCAGCAGTCAATTTATCTTCTGGTTATTTCGACGAACACACTACAAGAGAAACAATCAATGTAGAGGCATTACTTTCTACAATTGAAGAAGCGAAAAAGATTCTTGCTTTACCATGCGAGGAACCATTTGAGTACATTGAAGCTGCCTATGGTGGTTATGGAAACTGGTGGAGAGATTATGATGAAGAAGCATCACCTATTAGCACTGATTACACAACAACTTATACAGATGATTGTACTTATATATTCTCGAAAGAGGAGAAGGCAAAGAAATTCTTCCATATTTATCTTCAGACTTACAGCGGAAATGAAATCTGTTGTGAAATCCTCGCAATAAATGAAATGGAAGCAATTGGTATGGCTTTAAGTCATTATCAGTATTATTCTGCTTGTGACATTATTGATATAAAATCACAGTAAAGGAGGAATGTTTATGCCAAAGTATATGATTGACCTCTAGCCCACTAAGAGGTTTTCATATAAATTACAACTGAATATAGAAAAATTACAACTGAATATGGGTAAAGATTAAAACAAACAACAAAAAACAAATTTCAAACAAGAATAGGAGATTATGATTATGATGAACACAACTATTATTACAAAAATTATGGCAGCACTTGGACAGGACGAGCTTAAAGAACTCATCGGAGCACTTCAGGGAATGGTTGATGCACCAGAGACAGTACAGAAACATTGGGAGCCAACAGAAGGTGAGCAGTACTTCTATCTGTGGGGTACAGGAAAGAAAGACGGTGGAGTATTCACAGCAGAGAACCAGAAAGATGTGATGCGTTTAGCAGTAGGCAACTGCTTCAAGACTGAGGAAGAGAGAGATGCAGCCGCTGAGTATCTGATGATTGTAGCAGAGCTGAAACGCTTCGCTATTGATCACAACGATGAGATCGACTGGGACGATCACTCTCAGAGAAAATACAAACTCTGCTGGAACAGAGAGACAGAGAAAGTTGATTCCACATGGAGCAGAAGAAAAATTACAGATGGTATTTACTTCAGCTCTCATGAGGTAGCAATGGCTGCTGTCGAAGCTGTAGGAGAGGATAGAATCAAAAAGTTCTATCTTCCAGATGCTGAGTAAACAATAAAATAAACAGTTCTCTTGGGGTTCGACTCCCCAAGAGAATTATCAAGGAGCTATTATGGAATTAGATAAGTTATTAAAAAAGAGAAGCATAATAAGCTGCACAATCAAGGACGGGATTTGTATTGTACAGTATGCTTCAAAGGAAATGAAACTATTAGATATATCAGGTATGGGTATTGTAGAAGTACTTGATTTTATATTGGAGGAATAAGATGAAAGTTGGAGATAAAGTAATAGTTGATCCTAGATTGCATGGATGCATATGGTGTATTCCTGTGGAAGAAGTTAAAGGAAAAATTATGACTATAATATCCATAAATAACCCTAGAGGTTTTGAGGCTTGTTGTTGTGTTAAAGAATCAGGATATATTTTTAAGTTGGATATGTTTATTCCTGCAGAAGGTACTTTATTTTTAGCTATCCATGAAAGAAGGCAATATGAAGAGAGGAGATAAAGTAATTTTTAGATCTAATACTCCTCGTATTCTATGGGGCGTAGATATAAATTATTTATTAGGAAATATATGTACCATAAAATCAATTATAGAACTAACTTCTAAAACTTTTGAAAGAAAAGCTTATGAGTTAGAAGAAGCTAGTGATTATTGGTTTCCAGCAGAGGAATTCATTCCTTACAAAGGACTAACTGTACTAATTGATAAGAGGAGGAAACATGAAATATAAAGTTGGAGATAGAGTCATGGTCCGGACAGATTTAGTTGGTGGGTTAGAATATCCTTATTCGAATCCGGCACGCAGAAAGTTATATTTTGCTTCAGCAATGGAAAAATTCCGTGGAGAGGAGTACGAGATAGTAGCATCTTTAGATGATTATGGGTGTGAAACTTATAGTTTATCTCTAGGAGAAGAGGAATCTAAGTGGGTGTTCAACGATGCAATGTTGATACTTGTTGATGGGTTAAGGAGCTTGATATGCAAGAGAATTATAAAATAGGAGACATAGTAAGAGTTAGAAGTAATTTGAAAGGTAATACAAGATATTATTATGATGGTAGTGATAATGAATATTTGTTTTTTAACATTGCCATGCAAAAATTCTGTGGCCATGCATATAAAATCATAGATAAAGTTTCATCATTTTATCCTGGCTATGTTAACTATAGACTAGCACTAGGAGATGAAACATGCGAGTGGGTTTTCAGTGACATAATGTTAGAACCTGTTCAGTGTTTAGGGGGACTTATATGCAAGAGAAAAAAGAATTAAAAGTTGGAGATTGGGTTCGTGTAAAACGTAACCTAGCAGTTCATGAGATAGGGGTGAAGTATCTCGGAAAAGTTTATAGAATCAATAGAATAAGTTATACAGGTTACTATCTATCTGGTACTCCAGAAGGATACTGGTACAGATCATCACTTATTCCAGTAGGAAATTTAAGTAGACTTGTAGAAATTAGAAAGGAAAATCATGAGATATAAAGTCGGAGACAGAGTAGTGATTAGAAAAAATTTAGTTAGCGGGTGGTATTACCATTATGAAAATTCAATGGGAAGATTATTTTTTAACAGCCACATGTATAAACTTTGTGGAAAAATTTGTGTAGTAACTAAAATTACAGATCTTGTATTAGATGAATATTTCTTATCAATAGATGATGAAGAAGTATCATGGTATTTTAACAATGCAATGTTACTTCCGGCAAATAGTTTGAGATATTTAGTAATGACAAGGGAGGCGACCTCATGAAAATATATGAACTTCATCAAGACGTATCAGGCAGATGGTTCGGCTATTGTGAAGAGACAAAAGAGTATACACCAAGCTTCATCAAATGTAAAAATTTGAAGAAAATGCTTATCTGGAAAGGTTGGGGGTGGAAATGATTGAACTTAGAGACTGTATTGTGGGAGTTAAAGATGAAAAAGAATATGAAAAAGTAATTCAGATTGCGAAAGAACAAGGATGTGAGTGGAATTCTGGAGACTCTTTAGATTATATCTACTGTACATTTCCAACAAGATTGTTTTTTGATAAAAAAAGGAAGGGTCACATTTGGGGGATATCATGAAAAATATTGTGACTATCATTGTAAAAATTTGATGAGTAGATTACGAGAATTGATAATTATAAGACAGAAGGGAAAGTTATGATTGATTTAAGAGATAGCACAGTATTAGTTAACAATGTAGAAGAATATATAGCTGTGACTAAAATTGCTAAGAAACAAGGCTTTAGATGGGCGAGTGGAGATTCTTTAAATAGAATCTACTGCCATTTTCCAATGAGACTAGAATTTAATAGGAAATATGAAACATATTGGGGTTCTAGTCGTGGAAAATGTGCACGAGATTATCCTAAATGCATGGCTCTAGTTGGAGGAGTGCGGAGCCTCATAATGATCAGAAAGGAAATGGCTAATGATAAATTTAAAAGAGTGTACTGTTTTGGTGAATAATAAAGCAGAATATATAGCGTTAATCAAAGAAGCGCAAAAGCAAGGTTTCACATGGGCAAATGGATATGCTTTAACCAATATATTTTGTTCTTTCCCAACAAGATTACGCTTTAATGGAGAGTGTAAAGTATATTATAATTCTTCCGCCTATTATTATAATCGTGATTACAAGTGCAAGGAAATAGTTGGTGCATTAAGAAATATGATATTGAAAAGAAAAGAGGGACAACTATGTTAAAAGAAAAATTATCTATTGAGCGGAAAAAGGCTGTAATGATTACAGCCGATTTTACAGCACCTACAACAGAAAGCTATGCAATGGCATGGCTAAAACTGTGCAACAACGCAAGAGAGTACAAAGACGTTATCTGGAGAGTAGAGAATGATTCAGGAAATAGGGTATATGTCTGGTGCAATCCAAAGTATAAAGAAACAGTAATAGAATTCCTCACAGGAATAGTTTACTACCATCAGGAAGATAAAGGGCCTACATCAGTAGGAAAAGTTATTGAGGCAGAAGATGTTACAGTTGGTTTTCCAGTGTATGAGTATGAGAGTACATGTTCTTCACATGAGGAACAATGGGGCATAGATATTGATAATTCAATTATGTTTTGGGGAAGAGTTAAAGAAATTTTTTATTGAGGTGATTTTATGAAAAATAGAGAAAAATTTGCCAAAGAATTTTCTTAATCTGCTTTTACCAAAAAGTAAATATATTGCAAGAGATAGGAACAATAAACTTTATGTGTACACTGAAAAGCCAGTACGATGGAGTTGTTATTGGAGCTTAAGAGGTAGTTATCAGATATCGGCAGATATTTTTGGTGATATCTTTAGTTTTATTAAATGGGAAGATGAAGAACCCTGGGGTATTGAGGATTTAAAGAAATTAGAGGTGAAAAAAGATGATTAATTTAAAAAATACATGTGTGTTAGTCAGAACGAAAGAAGAAAACGAAAAACTACTTAAAGAAGCTGAGAAACAGGGATTCAATTGGTCTCAGAGATACGATTGTAAACCATTACTAGCACAACATTTTCCAGACATTTTAAGATTTTATGAAGACAAAGTTATAACTTATGAGGCGAGTATCAGATCAAATGTTGATTTCTACGAAGCATCAGAACTCCTCGGCACAAAGGAAATGACGGCAAGAGAGTTTGTTGAGTGGTATCTCAATGTGGATTTTTTGTGCGGTAGACGTAACTGTGATGAATGTGTACTTGGCAGAAAGAACACTAAGTGCAACAATCAGTTGTGTAGTACATGCAACTGGAAAAACAACATTGATGAACTTCTTGAAATTGCGAAATCAAGTAGAATTACAGTTCCTACACCCGAAGAGAAAGCAATTGAAGATATTGAGAAGTTAATTCAAAGTCCATATCGCGGAATAACAGGTGAAATTAAGGAATCCTTAAAGCTGGCGGTAGAGAAGCTGAAAGAGGTGAATGATAATGGAGAGATTAACACTTGAAGATGCTATTTCTCATGCAAAAGAAGTAGCAGAAAAGAATTATAGAGGTGCAGATTTTGAGTCAATTGATTCTGTAGACGATGATATAAAAGCTAATTGCATAAAATGTGCAGAAGAACACGAACAGCTTGCGGAATGGTTAGAGGAACTGAAATCTTACAAAGACTTAGACGAACAGGGCTTGCTTGTTAGATTGCCGTGTAAGGTTGGAGATTCTGTTTTCATCATTGTCGGAAAAGATATTTCAAGACAAGGAATAAGAAAGATAGAAATTTCTGACAACAGCATTATATTTAAAACAAATAGACAGAAAAGAATATTTAACGTTGCTGAGTTTGGAAAAACCGTATTCCTCGCCCGTGAAGATGCTGAGAAGAAGTTGGAGGAATTTTAAATTGAATGCTAATACAAGAAAACTTATATTAATGGAGGAAAACATTATGGATAAATTAATAGCAAAAGAAGTAGAGTTTAACGGAGATATTCTTAGAGCAGCACAGGATCCTGATGGAAATATTTGGGTTGGTGCTCGCTGGGTATGTGAAGCTATCGGTTTAGATGATAACCGGATCAAATATGAAAGAAGAAAAATGCAAACGGATTCAGTAATTTCAAAGGGGGTACAAAATTTTACCCTCCTTACCAATGGCGGGAATCAGAATGTTATGTGCTTACAATTAGATTATTTACCATTATGGTTGGCTAAAATCTCAATTACTCCAACTATGAAAAAGGAAATGCCGGGAATAGCAGAAAAACTTGTAGCATATCAGCTCAAAGCAAAAGATGTACTGGCAGCAGCTTTCCTTGAGAAAAAAGTTAATAATCCAAACGTTATTCAGTTACAGCTGCCAGATTTCAATAACAAAATTGAAGTATTAGAAAGAAAAGTAGATAAAATCTTTGAAGATATGGGGCGTTTAGCTTCTATGATGGTTCAGGAGAAAATTGTTACGACACCTATCCCAGTGAAGAAAGTAGAGAATCCTGGTAAAAAATGGAAAAATGATATGTACCAGATGATTGATGCTCTTACCACTTGTGACAAGTTCTCTGATCGTGGCTCTGTAATGAAAACTGTATATAAGTATATGAATAAAAATTATGGTATCTGTTGGGATCAGGAAGTGAAAGATTACAAAGAAAAATATAATCCAGTAAGTAAATTTAGTACTTATGATGTTGTCTATGCCAATGATACTTTAAGATCTATCTTCAGTGCTGCGTTAGGAGATCTGTATGAAAAATATAAATCAATCTGTAATCAGGATGCAACAGATTCTATTATTGCTCCTCTCGTAGAAAAATATGGAGATAAGAGCAACGGAGGAATGGTTACATATAGAAAAGTATACAAAAAGATGGGAGAAATGAGTCCGATCAATTGGCATAATTTAGAAGTTCGTTATATTAACAAACATGGCAAAGCAGGAGCAAGAAGAAAGAAAATCATTTCTTCCAATCCAGAAATGCTGAGAAAATTTAAGAATGCAGTTGATGTCATGATGGTTGGGTAAAGACTATGCTAAAAATAGGGAAAACATATTATTTAAAAACTTGGGAGGAGCTTAAAAAAGCTTCCAATGGTGATTATTCAGGAGCTTTAGATTTCGGAGAAATACTATTCTTATCTAGGATGAAGATTTTATGTGGGGACAAGATATGTATAATTGGAAAGTATCCTTATCATGAAGGAGTTTATCAAGGGATAGATATGAAAATTTCACAACAATTTTTGTTTACTGAAAATATGTTGTTCACATCTGGTTTGCGAAAAATGATTGAGGTGAGAAATGAAAGTAGGACAAAAGTATAAAGTTCGTTCTTGGGATGATATGAAAAGAGAATTTGGAATTGCTCAAACTGGGGATGAAATATATATACCATGTTTGGCATTTTTTGTTAAAGACATGTGTAGATTTTGTGGAACTACTATAACTGTTTCATATTTTATATACGACAATGTTTTTAGAATCGAAGAAGATAACGGTAGATATATGTGGTCTACAGACATGATCACACCATTAGGAGATTTATATGAAGCGATACAAAGTAGGAGACATAGTTCAGATTCGTCAATGGGATGATATGGTTAAAGAATTTGGTGTTAATTATTATGGTGTTATTCGATGTAACAATTATTGCAGTTTTGTGGGAGAAATGAAGAAATATTGTGGGAAAAAATTACGAATAGATACTATAAAAAATCTTGGTAATACCTATTATTATACAATGACTGCAATTCCGTGGACTTTTACAAGTGAGATGTTTGAAAAAGGAGACTTATCAATGTTAATCACAAGGAGACAGGAATGTATAAAGTAGGACAGAAAGTAAGAGTTAAATCTTGGGAACAAATGGAAAAAGAATATGGACTTAATTCTTGCGGTAGCATAAAGACACCATCATCATTTACTAGAAAAATGAATTGGTTTTGTGGGATGATTTTTACAATTAAGAATGTAAGATCTGGTATTTTTCGTGTTACTTACGATTTAGAAACTAATAATAAGGAATTAAATGATGAAATAAAACATTATTACTGGGATGAAGAAATGCTTACATCTGCCGGTTTATTGGCACAAATAATTCAAAGGAGAAAAACTCATGTATAAATATTACGACAAGAAAAACAATTTTGTAGAAACATTTAATCCGGAGACAGGATTCTATATCCGGTCCGATGATCTTACAACAGGAAAGGAACCATTCATGAGAGATTTTCCTGCTTTGTTAGATATTGGTATTATGGGACATTGTGTTCATGGAGCATCTGGTTTGTGTATTCAATCAGGAGTTCAGTGTTATCAGAATGGATTACACACACAGGAGCCTAACATGTCCCTTGAGAATTTCAAGAGAATAGTAGATGAATGTAAAGGGAAAACATTTCAGTTTGCTCTTGGTGGCAGAGGAGACGTAGACCAGCATGAAGATTTTGAAGAAATCCTTAAGTATTGTAGGTTACAAGGGATTGTGCCAAACTTTACAAGTTCCGGTTTAGGATTCAATGAAAAAATTGTTTCCTTATGTAAAGAATATTGCGGAGCCGTAGCTATATCTTGGTACAGAAGTGAATACACAGGGAAAGCGATTGATATGTTAGTGTCTGCAGGAGTTACTACCAATATTCATTATGTCCTTGGACGGAATTCTATTGATGAAGCTATTGAACATTTGCAGCAGGAAGATTTTCCTGATGGTATCAACGCAGTGATTTTCTTGTTGCATAAGCCAGTAGGTTTAGGAACTCAGACAAATGTATTGTCTCCTGATGATGAAAGAGTCAAAGAATTTTTCTCTTTGATTGATAAACATGATTATAAATTTCAGATTGGATTTGATTCATGTTCTGTGCCTGGACTGTTGAATTTTACAGAAGAGATTTTAAATTCTACTCTGGAACCGTGTGAAGGAGCAAGATTTTCTGGTTACATTACGTCAGATATGAAGATGCTGCCATGTAGCTTTGACAATCAGGAACTTAAGTGGGCAGTTGATCTTAATGAACACACTATTCAGGAAGCATGGGATTCAGATGTGTTCGATGATTTCAGAAGCCATTTCAGAAATTCTTGTAGAGGTTGTAGTCGTCAGTGTGATTGTCTAGGTGGATGCCCGATCAGAAGAGAAATTGTCTTGTGCACAAAAGAGGAGAAAGATTTATGCTAACAATTGGGCTAAGTGCTGTATTAATAGTGACATTGATAATTTTATTCGCTTGCATAAGCGAAAATATAAATTTGAAAATGGAAGTAGAGGAACTAAAAAGACAGAATGAGATTCAACGTTTTAAGTACTCTAGCATATACCGGGAGTATGTAAGATTATTAATGGAGCCTGGCACTTTAAAGTCTACTACACCAGACATAAAAGAAGCTGTTCATTACGCAATGGTTAAAGCTCATCCTGACAATGGAGGTAAACAAGAAGATTTTGTAAAGTTTAGAAAGCTATATGAGAGGATGAATAATGAATACAGATAAACTTAAATTTCTTAAACTTGGCGGGCAATATAAAGTAAAATCATTTGCTCGTTTAATGGAAGAATATGGTTCTGATAGCTCTAGTGGAATGCCGAATGTCATCTGCGGTTTTAATAAGCAAATGAAAAAATTGTGTGATCAAAAAATTACGATACAAGATACATTCTATAAGAATGAAGATAAGTTTTATCAAATAAAAGAAGCAAGATATTGTTGGAATAGTCAGATGTTAGAACTTCCTTTAAGTACATTGATCTATAGGAGAAAACATGGATAAAGAAGAGATATATTCTAAATTAAGGCAACTATGTAATTTATCCCGTTGTGGGACATGCCGGATTGCTTCTATAAATTCTAAGCATAGTTGTGGACATGGCTATGTATATCATCATTTACATCCGGTTCCATTATTAGAAGCTTTGAAGTATTACTCTATTATATATGGAGAACACAATTTGAGGAATACTATAGAGAAAAGAAAGGAGAATTATAGACATGAAGGAAGAATATAAATTAGAAGATATTATCATCCTCAATGGAAAAGTAGGGTGGGTAAACACAGGAGATGATGCTGAAAGCATTATTGGGGTACAGAATATTCAGAAAGTAAAAAGATTTTCTGGTGAAGAAATTGTTGTATCTAATGATGGATTTGCTTTTTCAAAAGAAATGGAAAGTCGATGCGGGTGGCTTGACAGATATGCAAGTATTCAAATGCTTACAGGAGATACACCTATTGATATGGATCACATTGATGAGACAAAGATTGTATCAATGGAAGGAATCACTGAGTCTGAATATTATCATAGGTATAGTGATTATACTGGATATCTTTGGACTGAAGAAGAATTCAAATGTGGTGGTCATGATCTGTTAAAAATCTTAGAAGGAAACATGGGTAAGTATATTCATATAGAAATTGAACTATATTCGAGGTGTTGATATGACATTTGAAGAAGCTAAACAGCGTTCGGATTACTGTTTTAGACTCAACGGAATCCAACTTCTAATAAGGAATATAAGAGAAGAGCATTTAGAAATTGATCTCGATAATGGTCCTCTTATAGGTAAAGCTGTATTGGAAATAGGTTATGTTGATATTGAAGTAAATATTTCTGTTCTCGGAATGTTTAACGAAATACCAACATATAAACCGACTATTGAATATTTTACTTGTTTAAAAACGGAGAATGATTGGGAGCCTATTGAATATATTGGGACTGGAGCAGATGTGGATTGGTGGAGTAACAGATGGAAAGAAGAGTTGGAAGAAGATATGTTTTTAGCATTAAATGAATATGTGGAAAGTGCAGGACTCAGCTATGATGAACCAAATTGAAGGAGGAAAGAAGAATGGATAAAGCTTGGTTAGAACAGAAAATAAAAGAATGTGAAAGTGCCCGGCCTGAGATTGAAAAAATACTTAGGAACAAGCTGCATTTGGATGATAAGGAATTTGAGAAAATCATGGATTGTCTCGAATCTCCTTGTTATACTACTGCAATACAAGAATTAAACATGGTACTTATTATGAAATATGTGGATGATTCTACAAAAACTTATGAAGAATATAAAGAATTATCAGAACTTACAGGAATTGAAGAGCTGTTTTATAAATACACCAAGAAAAATTGGATTGATGCATATTTAGATGGAGAGCCAATGGAATTTGATGGAGATATTATTATCACAGATCCTTGTTATATCATGAAAGAAGATGATGATTGGGCAACATGTGCCTACGGAGAGAATATGGAAGCACTTGGAATAACTCACTATATGACAAGAGATACTCTCTATGGAGATTGGAGTTGTACTACTTTTGACAGTGATACAAAAGAAGCTATTGGTGAGTTTTGCGCAGATGCTGGTTTAGTATCAGTGTTTTTATTAGATGAAGTTTTGAAATATAATCCAGAATTTGACTATCATTTAAAAAATAAATGGATGGTTACCTGGATCAAAGACTTCAAGGGGACTGTAAAATTTGTCGTTAAGCATATTGAGGGCTATTATGAAGAAGATACCGACTACTGGAAGAAAGGTGACTACTGGGAAGATTACGTTTTAGAAGTAGTAGGACATGGCATTAACAAGGTTACTGGTAAACCAATTAACTTTGTTGGAAAGCAAACGGGTTTATAATATGATTCCGAATAAAAAAGGTTTGCAAGTTATTATGAAAAACACTTTTACTCCAGGATGGGAAAATAGAATTTTTACATTAACTGGAGAAAAACAAATAAATGATTGGGTGCATGTCTACTATCCAGTAATGGAGAATGTTAATCCTGTCAATAGATGTTTTATGGTGCCGCTAAATTCGTTAAAATTATTAATTTTAAATAAACAAGAAAAGGAGAACTAAAATTATGAAAATGAGCTATGATGTACAGGTTGAGGAGTTAGGAGCAAACAGAAGAGGTCTTGTTACTTCAGAAGAGGGAAGAGCTATTGTTGAGTTTATGAAAACAAGTAGAGTCAACATGTGCTTTGAGTACGATGATGAGGCTGAAGCTAAAAGAAGAGCTTCTGCAGTAATGAATTGCTGTAAGAGACTCAATGAAGAAGGTGAAAAAGAAGTTATTAAATACGCTAAACGTGGAAATAAAATCTACGTCATTAAAGTGACAGAGTAAGGAGGAGTCTTATGTTAGACATTAACAAGAGAGTGAGGTGTGAAGGAACAACTGTTGCAGAGATGATTGAAGCTCTGCAGCGGTTGCCTCAGGATGGTATTGTTCACTTTGAAGGGAAAAAGAATGGTTACATCCATTGTGATCCGGAGAATGGAACAATAGATTTTGATACAGATGATCTTAGTACTAAGTACGAAGAAGTTTCAGAAGAGCCTAAAGAATACTACTTAGTATGTATAGATACTTTTTTTAAAGAGCTTATAGCTGTAAAAGCACAAAATCAATCTGAAGCAGAAGTAAAGGCAGGGGAAATGAGCCAAATAAACTTTAATGGAATGGATAAAGAGGTTTATACTTGTGCTACATGCGACACCCATACAAAAACTTACGCTCAAAGACACAACTACAGAATTATAGAGGAGGACGTATGAAATTAAGAATAGGCTTTGTAACTAATAGTTCCTCATCCAGTTTTACTATTGCTAAAAGTGATTTAACAGACGATCAGATTGAAAAGATTAAAAAATCATATTAAGGTTGCAAAAGAATTAGAAATGGAAACATTTTATGATGAATGGGACATCAGAGAAACTAAATATGAAATTCATGGCTATACTCTTATGGATAATTTTGACATGGAAAAGTTTTTATTGTTAATTGGTGTAACTAGAGAAGATGTCGAATGGGAGGATTAGTCATGAAAATTAGAAAAGGATTCGTAACTAATAGCAGCAGCAGTAGCTTTATTCTTGGTTTCAAGAGTGAAGAAAGTATCAAAGAGGAGCTGCAGAAAGAAAATCTTGAAGAAGAATACTTTGAGGAAATCTTAAGAGATGTAACGGAAGCTGCAAAGTTGGATAGAGAAGATGTTTTGGAAGGATATTCAGAAGAAATCTATTATCAGATTCTTTGGGAGATAGAAGACAGTCTCTATGTACCTTATAGTAAGAAACTTGAAATACGAAAAATGGAAGAATTCCAGGAAAAGCTTAATAAAGCAATAACAGATAGGGTGTCTGAGTTAGAGGAAGATATGCAAAGGTACTCTGTATTTGTAGAGATTAATTATTCAGACAATGATGGTCTTATGTATTCAACCCTTGAACATTATGTTGTACCGGATATGAATTGTTGTCTTGTTGCTATTAGTCATCATTGAAATGCAAGCATTAGAAAGGGTGTGGAGAAAATGGGAAATTACTATGAAGGAAAATTAATTTTTGGATTGAAAAGAAATCTTCCAGATGAACTGTTACATGATTTATCAGTGCTTGCAAGCGAGCGGAGCTGTGATAGAGATATAAAACCACTGTTACAGCATAGAGAATTAAAAGAGTCTAAATGGATGAATCATTATAGAGCTTTATATCCGACTTACACATTAGAATTTTCAGAAGGAGTGTGGTTCTTGACTGCCAGCTTCTGTATGAAAGGATACATGTACCTAGGTGATGACTTAGGGCAAGATATTTATGACTTTCTGTATCCATATTTTAATTTAGATATTCTTGACGAAGCAGATGGTGGTTATATAGGCACTATTGAAGATGAAGATGGGACTTATCGGAAAGAATTCTACGCAAACTATGAGCGGTTTAATAAAATCATAGAAAGCAGAGAATATTTATGTAAAGGCTGCTACAAGAAAATGGATGGATCGTTGTGTGATGATTGGAAGTACTGTGAAAGAGCATATGATATAGGAAGAGGTGATACCATTGAAGATTCGTAACGGGTTTGTAACCAATAGTAGTTCTTCAAGTTTTATTATTGGCAAAGCAAACGACAACACAGTAACCATTGATTCAGTATATCAAGAAATAAAAGAACTTTATAAACAATATTATAAATCTTGTTCTGAAATGTATAGCTATGTAGAAGAGTATTATCCTGATGTATTTGAAGTTGTCACTGAAAAAAGAGGTAAATATTTACACTCAAAGAAATCATGGGATTGTACAAAAATTGCTGACACTCAGTTAAGATTGATGTTTGGTCTTGATCATTATGAAGAATTACCGGAAATAATTGATTGGATCGGCTGTGAGACATACAAAGATTATGTTAATTTTTGGACTCCTAGAATGGAAATCGGAGTTCATGCACCTTTTTATATAAGAGACTTTTCCTGCAATGATCCATATATTCCTCTTGATTTCAGTACACAAATGAGAGAGTGCTCAGGAGACAACGGCAATGGAATTGAATCTGATATCTTAGCTTGGTATTTTCCTTGGATTGAAAATATAAAGTATGACTGCGATAGTTGCCCAGACAATGAATACTGCTATAAAGAGGAATGTCAGGAAACTAAACAACAATTCATGGGAAAAGAAATTCCAAGAGATCAGGCATGTTTGTATATCTTAGGAAAGATTTGTATTTGTTCAGAATGTGGCTATATACCAGATTTTATAGTTAAAAAGTTAAGCGAAATGTCGGAATATTCATGTAACCATATGGGTTAAGAAAGAGAGGGTAGTTATGATGAATTATGAAATGTTTGTAGAAGAACTTAAAAATAAAATAAGTGCAGCTATCAACATTCCTATTGAGAATATAGAATTTTCAAAAGATGGAGATAGATTTTCTCCGACAGGAGACAGACTACTGGTGAAGTTTGCAGAGTATGATGATGCCTATGAGATCTGTGGAATACATACAAAAGAGCTTTTTAGAGAATTCTTAAATGGAACATCATTTGACACTATTCTTGATAGTACTGTAAGAGACATTAGACAGTTACAAGGACAAAATTCTTATGAAAAAACAAAGAAAATTTGGAACTATGAAACTGTTAAAGATTCTCTTTTTATAAGGCTGCTTAATTATGATGATAATTCTAAAGAATTGAGTAATGCTGTTTATAAAAGAATAGGTGATATTGCTCAGGTATTATATATGAAGGTGTCTGAATGTGATGGAAACATTATGAGCACTAAGATTTTTAAATCTGTAGTAGAGAAATGGAAGGAAGATGGTTTGACCTTAAGTGAAGACAATATTCTGGAAGAAGCATTAAGAAACACAGAACGTATGTATCCACCGAGAATTTACAGATGGGATCAGATGCTCTTTAATCCGGAATATGAAGGAGAAGAGTTTATGAGTCCTGGTACAGAAGAAGCAATTAGCCAAGATCTTATTGGAAATTGTCTAACTACAGCAAAGAAAACAAACGGTGCGGTAGCTATATTTTATCCCGGTGTGGCTGAACGCTTTGCTGATGTACTGGATTCAGATTTGTATTTAGTGTTTACCAGTGTACATGAGGTAATGGTACATAAAGCAGATGCTGTTGATGCGGTAGACTTATCAATAATCTTACAGGATACGTTGGAAGAAGCGACACCTAAAGAAGATTTCCTCACAAGGAAAATATATAAGTATGAAAAAGATACTCATAGATTTCTTTGCGCTATATAAAAGGAAACCTCTCTCTTCTTGAGAGAGGTTAATAGGAGAGTAGATATGAGAGAATACCGTATTTATATGCAGCGTACAAAATGCGCAGAAGGTCATTTTAAATGGATCGTATACAAATGGCTCCCATGGGAATATGTAGGATGTGTAGAAGGGACTAAAGAACTGTATACATACTTTAAGCTAAAGTTCCCATACAGTATGAGAAGTATTAATTTTTACCATTCATTTAACTATTTTGATGATGAATATTTAAAAATAGATAATAATTGGGATTTTATGATTTGCACTCACGAATATCACAGATATTTGATTATAGACGATCATGGTAATGTACGGGATTTTCATCAGCTTACTAAGAAATATAAGAAGAAATATTATCGTACATATCATAAACATCATGGATGGAATATTCATCGGGCTTCAACAGAGCCGGATCAGCGTAAAAGTATTACACCAGAAGAAATAAAAGAGATTAAATATGAATATGGTATTACTCTCAAACCTATAAAGCCAAAAAGAAAAACAGATTCATGGGATCATGTAAGAGGATCAAAAGTGTCAGGTTGGAAGATGCAGAGTAAAAGAAAGAAACAGTGGAGGTGAAAAATGAAGATATATTTACTATGTACATTGGATAGTGAACATTATAGAGAACCATATTTTTACTTTTTCAAAACTGCTTTTGCGGCTCATAAATGGGTTATAGACAACTTAGTCAGTATTACAGAGGAAAGCCGAGAAGAAGTAATAAGTGAGCTTGAATATAAAAATGTAGACGGATCCGACGACCAGATCATGCGAATTGATTATTCATACGGAGATGGAGAATTCTATGTTAACACTATTCATGAAATTGAAATAAAAGATGGAGATTATCTTTGTATTTATCATCATGCTTACGAAGGTGTTGGATTCTATGTAGAAAAAATTGGCACTTTGGAAGAATGTAGAAATCATATGTTAGATTCTACAGCTAAAATGGCTAATGATTTTAATATTGACATAACTGACGATGATATATTCGAAGTTAATTCATTTGATTCGTGTATTGATGATGACTATCAGTGGCATATGAACAATATTATTCTGTTCAAGGCAGATGAAATTATTCAAGACGAAAAAAAAGAGTCTAAAGAAACTGAACCAGAAGAAACTGGAGCAACAATATTAACATCAGAGGAATCAAATAATAACGGTCATAAATACAGTGATGAAATTTATGAAGAGCTAAAAGATTATATGTATGGACCTATTCCTGGATATGGTGTTACTTCTGATTATGTTGAAACTTCGTTAGAAGAAATAATTGAAGATATTGATGCCAGACCAAAATATGAAGTATTTAAAGAATTGTGTAACTATCATGGAATTGCACCTAGTACGGTAGAGTATCTATACGAATCTATTTGGGGAAAGCCAAAGGATAAAACAGTTGGATATTTCTTATAATACAAATAAAAATAAGGGGATAAAATTGCAGTATTTTTTAATAGGAGTTATAGCAAGAGTTATTATTGAATGGATATTTAAATGAAAGAAGGTGAAATATGAAAACTTATAACAGAAGAGAAGTTGAGAGAATCATTCTAAAGAATGGCTGGGAACTAGACCATTGTACTGGAGGACATTCGATTTATAAGAAAGAAGGTGTAAAGAAAACATTGTCTATTGCTTATAAGAAATGTAACCGGATGGTTGTGCAGAGACTTATTAAAGAATTTGGGTTAGTTACATAGGAGAATAATATGAAAAATAATAGTTGGACTCCCATTAGTACTGGTTTATTACCAGATGATATGGAAGATGTACAAGTAACATATATTGGATACAACGATCATGAGCCTTATTGTGATGCATTTGCGTATAGAAATGATGGAGATTGGTATTGGTCGTTAACCGACGATGAAGTTAGAGTAGAAATAACAGCATGGAAATATAACAGTGAGCCCTATAAGAAATAAATGCTAAATAGAATTGAAAGGTAGAGAAGGTGAAAATATGAGTTGGCACACAGAATGGGGAGACTTTCCTGAACTGTATAAGGAAGTAGAAATTCTTATGACTGATGGCAGCATCAAAAGAGATATGATGGTTAAAGGAAAATATGGAAATTATGAATGGAGGAATTGGACAGATAAGTGTGTTGTAGGATGGAGACCTATTGAAAAAACTACATAAATACTATAAACTGTAAATAGCCATCTTTTTGTATCAAGGAAAGGTAAGGTGAATTTGGGAAAGAAAGTTAAAGTAAGAGATATGAAGCCAGGTTGGACATATAGAGTACCTGGCAAAACATTGGAAGAAATTTATGAAAGTGCGCATGAATATGCTAAATGGCCTCCGGTACAAATGACAGACGCAAAGCAAAATACAGGTTTATTATTGCTCAAAGTTACTGAAGACAATAAAAACAATTGGGATGAAAAATACGGGTTCAATCTATATCCTATACATGAAGAAGTTGAGCTGACAGAAAAAGCACTGAGGCCCGGTCAGCAAGGAACTTTTCAAGTAGTAAGAACCGGGAATAAGGTTTGGAACTATCATCCCAATTGTACTGTCCGAGTAGAAGTAGACTCATTAGATTTTGAAATGGAAGAAGCTTATCCATTCCCTATTGCTGTAGTGAGAGATGACTATGAGCCAATACCTTTGCCGAATCCATGGACATGGGGGGAAACAAGCGATCCTGATTCTAAGGCAGCAAAGCATGTAGATGTTTGGGACGAGTCTGATGCAAAGACTATAGTTATATTAGGAATAATATCATTTGTACTGTTAATGGCTGGACTTTCTGGTTTGAGTCTACTGATAACAATGTGGGCGGTAGCAGCAGCTTATTTTCATTCAAAGCATGAAAAAGTAAGAAAAGAAATCCTTGAACAAAGAAATAAACATGGAATTAGTGGAAGTGGATTAGACCACAAATTTAGATGGTGAGGTGAATTGCATGAAAGGAAGAGAAGAACATAAATATAAATCAGAAAGCAAGATGAGAGCATTGCTTAGGGATAAGCCACAATATTTCACTGGTTATTATAATGGTCTATTCAATTCATGCGAATATCTTACTGCGCAAAATTATACTATGACGGCTGTTAGGTTTATGAACTATTTGAAAGAAAACGGGTTTATAGAGTCAATAGAAGATTGTAATGGAGCAATGACTATTGACAATGTAAACTCTTATCTCTCTTGCTTAAGAGGAAGAGATGGAGGATATAGTTCAGATAGTGCTAAAGCAACTACTTATACGGCATTAAAATCATTTGCTGATTATTTGTTAAGCAGAAAAATGATTTCAGAGAACCCTTTTGATTGTGGCATAAAAAGAGTTTCTGTAAAAGATCCGCTTAAACAGGTTGCAATGACAGCCGCAGAGTTGAAAAAAGTTGTTGAAAGAATAAATGATAATTCTATTGGTACAAAAAGGGCCAACGCAAGAAGAGAAGCATGGAAGGAAAGAAACCTTGCTATATTTACTCTTCTTATGGTAACTGGTATTCGTGTTACTGCGCTTACAGAACTTAATATGGAAGATATATTCTGGGATCAGAAGATTATTAGGGTTACTGATAAGCGCAGAAACACTTATGAATGTGAACTTGATGATGATAGTATGGATATTTTAAGAAATTGGGTAATAAAACGTGCAGAACTTTTGAATAAAAGAGATTGTAATGCTCTTTTTATTTCTAACAGACGAACAAGAATCACTGACAAATCAGTAAGAGATTTAGTTAAGGCATATACCGCAGATTTTGAAAAACATATTACTCCTCATAAATTTAGAAGTACTTTTGCTACATTATTATATGATCAGACAGGAGACATTGCATATGTACAGCAATTAATGAATCATTCTCGACCTGACACGACACAAAGATACATCGTTCGAAAGCCCATTAATGCTGAAGCTGCTAAATATGTAAATAGTTTATTGAAATAAGTTCTAAACAATGATATAATACAAGAAAGGAGGTTGCAAAATGTTAAGAAGTGAAAACCTGTATGAGATACTGGATAAGTATTTTTCTCAAATCCAGAAAAATTCATATTACAAGAGAGAAGTACAAAAATTTCTTATGAAAAAATATGAATACTCAGATATTGAATATATGCAGTATATCATTGGAGCAAAAAGCAAAGATGAAATTCCAGACAATGAAATGTATTGGCTTATTGATGCGTTTAATAATGTTTTTAGGACAAATATGGAAATGAAAACATATTTTTCTGATAAGGAAATAGTAAGATTTTCGAGCCTAAAGGCAGATTATTTAAAAACAGATATTTATCCAATAAGAATAAGTCCAGTGATAGAGATAGCTGAAGATCAATGGGTGACAAAAATAAGTATTGATTTACTAAAAGAGTTTTATGATAACCAGCTTATAATATACAATCCAAGGACTCAGCGTCAACTTAAACAGAGACGTAGAGGACAAGATGTATCATATACAATTGATATAGTTTCTTCATCAGTAAAAGCTATTGAAGGTTTAATGAGCAAGGGAGAATTTGTACCTAATGCTTTAACTCTTAATCTCAATGTTGATGATCCAGAGGTAGATTTTGATATTGTTGGATCAGAATTGATACTTAATTCTGGTAAATTTGATATCATTGATGGTTTTCACCGGTTTAGAGCTGCAATAAACACGAAAATTAAGAATCCTGATTTTCAGTTTAATTTTATTCTGAATATCATGAATTTTACAGAAGACAAAGCATGTCAGTATATTGAGCAGGAAGATAAGAGAAATAAGATTTCTAAAAGTTACTTAGCTTCTATGGATAAGTCGTCTCCTACTAATATAATTATTGACAAACTAAACAACACATTGGATAGTCCAGTAAGAGGTAAAATTGAAAGAGCACATAGAGGAGAAATAGACAGAGCTACTTTGTTTTCATTATTGGAGTTTATTCTTAAAACTAAAAATATGAACCGGAGTCAGTGTATCAAAACTGCGGTATTTATCATAAATATTTTGAAGATAGTTCAAGAGAATAATCCAGATGTTGTATTTGATGACACCACTATGCCAGTAGTGTTATATGGTTCATCTATCTCAAAGGATGCATATGAATGTGCAGAAAAAATAGAAAGTGCATTAGGAAAAGATGTGCCGATTATTAATAGTGTTACAAACATGAAAGTAAATAAAATAAAAGCTTTATTTGAGGAGGTGTGATTATGTATAATGAAGAACGGAAGAAAGAATATCTGCGACATGTAGTAGAAGATCTCGGACAAACTCCACAAAGTGCGAAAGCTCTTTTTAACAAAACGGAAGACTATGAGGACTTACTTAACAAGGACTTATGTGATTTTACTTTTTCTGAAATAGATAAATTGTTGTCTACATTTGCAGCCTCATCAATAAATGCCTTAAGGAAAAATATAAGTGTTTTACGGAAATATGCTGACTGGTGTTGTTCCTGCAACATATCTATAGACAACATAAATCACTATGATGAAATAAATATGGAAATTGAAAGTCTACAGAAATATCTTAATAAGGAGAGAGCGGTGTGTCCCAGCAGAGAACAGGTTTTAAAGGATATTTCTAAAATTAGAAACTATTCTGATAAATTTTTAATTCTGGCTTTGTTTGAAGGAGTAAGAACAGAAGCCCCCGGTGAGCTTTTAAGAGCTAAAATAAGTAAGTTGAATGGTAATATCCTTACTTTCGAAAACGGAGAGGAAAAAACTTTGTCAGAGACGCTGGTAGACTTGGCTAAAGTTAGTTCACAAGAGGAGGAGTATATATCTTTTACTGGAACTGCTTCTTTATTAAGTATGAAGGGGAATATTGTTAACTCCAGGAATAATACACGTAGTGATTCATTAGAAGCTTTAAATCTAAGACTGACAAATAGGTTAATTGCGCTTAGAAAAGAGCTTAATATTCCGTATCTGACTATTCCTCGACTCTATACAGCCGGAATTGTAGAGCAGTTTAGAGAAATAATGAAGAAATATAATGTTTCTAAGGAAGATATCTTTGAAAGCCAGTATGTTGAAATGGTTAGTTCAAATTATAATATAAGTTCTTATGGCAAAGGAACTCTTAAAAATAAATTTTATAGTTATTTATAATAGATAATACCACACATAGATTGACTTAATTTGCTGTGTGTGGTAATATTTAAACATAACAAGCGAACAAGCGTTCGAACATTGGAGGGATTGCAGTGTTAGAGAGACTTTATGAATGTTTTGGAACTGAGGAGAGAATTGGATTAATTTGTCACATAAATGGCATGGAAATGGGGTGGATGAACTTTGTAATTGAAAATATATATGAAGAGGGAGATGTTGTAAGAGTAGAAACCGGAGATTCCTACATAAGACTGGAGCCGAAGCTTTATGAAGAGGTTCCAGTTGGAGAAGGGGAAAAATTTGTTCATGGTAAAGATTATGTTATATTGTATAAAATGGAGGAAGAAGAGTGCTTTTAAAAGAAATGCGTGAATTAGTGGAAGAATTAAATATATATGCTCATGCGTATTATATGGAAGATACTTCTCTAATTTCTGATTATGAATATGATAAAAAATATGATCGACTTAAAGAACTTGAGAAAGTTACAGGTATTATTTTAGCCAACAGTCCCACTATCAATGTTGGCTCAGAAACAGTTAGTGAGTTAGAAAAAGTCGAACATGATCATCCAATGTTGTCCTTAGACAAAACAAAGGATATAAATGAAGTTGAAAGTTTTATGAATGGTTTGCCAGGATTAGCCATGCTAAAAATGGATGGGCTTACTATTTCAGTAAAATATATAGATGGTAAATTGGTTGCTGCAGAAACTAGAGGGAATGGAATCATCGGAGAGAATGTTTTACATACAGCAAACAGTTTTGTAAATCTTCCAAAGGAAATTCCTTATAAAGATGAAGTAGTAGTTGATGGAGAAGCTGTCATGGAAATCCATCATTATACTTATCTTAAAGAGCTAAAAGATATTGATCTGAAAAAAGATGGAGAAAGAAAGGGACTTTTTGGTGAAGAATTAGAAAAATATATTAAAGATAATGGTATTAAGAATATCAGAAATTTAACTGCTGGCTCTGTTAGACAGCTTGATAACTCCGTTACAAAAGAAAGAAAAATCAAGTTCATTGCTTGGAAGGCCGTTCGTGGAATAGATGGAAATAGTTTCATGAAAAGATTACAGATATTAGATCTGTTAGGATTTGAAGTGGTCCCTTGGGTAAAAGTTGATAATATTGAAGAGAATATTAAAGAACTTAGAAAAACCGCAAGAGAAAAAGATGTTCCTATTGATGGAATCGTATTTTCATATGATGATATTGATTATAGTGAAAGCTTAGGAAACACATCACATCATGTTCGATCACAATTGGCATATAAATTTGCAGATGATAAGTTTGAAACAGTAATTAGAGATGTGGAATGGAGCATGGGAAAGACTGGACAGTTGACACCTGTGGCAGTTTTTGATCCGGTTGAAATAGATGATACTATTGTTGAAAGAGCTAGTTTACATAATGTGAGCATTTTCAAAAGTTATGAACTGTCAGTAGGAGATACGATTACGGTATATAAGGCAAACATGATCATTCCGCAGATCGCAGAGAATTTGACCAGAAACGGTGACAAATTGTTTACTGTGCCTGACAAGTGCCCTATTTGTGGTGGTCATGTAAAAATTACAGGTGAAAATGAGACAGAAGAGCTTCAGTGCATGAACCTTGAATGTAAAGGGAAACTTCTTGGTGAATTATGTACTTTTGTAAGCAAAGAAGCACATGATATTACAGGGCTTTCTAAATCTACTCTGAGTCTATTAATAGAGAAAGAATTTATTAAAGGGCCTTTAGACTTATTTTATCTAAAAGACTGCCGGGGAATGTTAGTGACATTACAAGGGCTAGGAGCAAAAAAGGTTGATAAAATCCTGGAATCAATAGAAAAATGCCGCAAGACAACTCTGCCTAAATTCCTTTATGGGCTGTCCATACCTTTAATCGGTCGAAGTGTTAGTAAGCAGCTAAACATTGTTGAAGAGAAGAGAGCAAGAGAAAAAGGGTTAAAAACAGCTTTTGATAGCTTTATTAAAGATATGGATTCTCAGTATGATTTTACATGTTTGGAAGACTTTGGTTTTGCGAAAGCTTCTTCTTTGAAAAATTATTTTGAAGAAAATCAAAGATACATAACTGAGCTTGCTGCGGAATTCCAGTTTGAAGAAATTTCTCAGGAGACGGTAAAAGATGTTTTGAATGGGGCAATATTCTGTATTACTGGGACACTCACCGAGTTTGCCAATAGAGCAGCTCTAGTAGAGAAAATAGAGTCTCTTGGAGGTAAAGTCACAGGATCAGTAACTAAAAAAACTAACTACCTTATTAATAATGATACATTGTCAAAGAGTAGCAAGAATGTGAAAGCTATGCAGCTTGGTATCCCGATAATTTCAGAAAAAGAATTTTTAAACAAGTTTGTAAAAAAAGTGTTGACAAGGTAGAATGACTATGGTATACTTAGAGCAAGTTAAGAGAAAGGAGAACAGTTTCAAGCAATAAACAAGTTTGTAAAAAAACTTGTTGACACAGAATACGGAGTATGTTATAATACATATATCACAAAAGGAAGAGGAAAATGAGATATGTTTTAGAAAGTGAAAAATATCCTGGAAATTATTTGGTGTTTAAACATGGAAGTCCTCCTCATGTGGTGGATTTAAAATCTGCTCAGAAGTTTGACAATGTACCGAAAGCTTTAAACAGGATATCAACAATTCCTAAAAATTTAAGCATATACGCCCCTTGGAAAGTAACATCAGTTGATGAGAGAGTTGGTTTTGTACAGCAGAATAAATCTCTTGTAGAGATTGGTGATTATAAAAAGAAAATAGATGACAGCATATTGCCTATTAAAGAAATATTAGGTAATAGAAAACCTTTAGAAAAACAGCTAAAGGAACTGGAGCTTATATCTCAGGATCTTGATCACTATATAGAATTTAATAAACTGAATGTTACTTCTGGATATTGGGCCTATAAAATAAAAAAAGCAATTAGAGAGAAACGAAGAAGTATAAAAGAAGATCTATATTATATAGATTATCTTCAGACAGCTTCATTACCTCAAATTGTAAACGGGGAAGGGAGGCCTAATTTAGATAATCAAAAATATCGAATTAGATCAGATATTGGACAAGAGTTTTTTAATCAGAAGTACATATCTAAAGAAATAGCAGAGAAGATTTGCAAAGAAATAGAGGAGATTACATAATGAATGAATTAATTATGCTGGTAGGTTTACCTGCTTCCGGTAAAAGTACATGGGCTAAAGAGTATTCAGAAACTCATCCTGATTATATAGTGCACTCTTCTGATAAACTCAGAGAAGAAATGTATGGAGATAATTATGATGACGCAGACAACAGTAAAGTATTTGAAGAACTGCATCGTAGAATACTGGAAGATTTGAAAATGCATTCGGTTATTTATGATGCTACTAATTTGGTAAAGAAAAGAAGAGTGCATTTTTTAAAAGGAGTTCCTAAACATGTTTATAAAACATGTATTATGTTTTTGAAAACGTATGAAAAATGTTTAAAGGACAACTCAAAAAGGGAAAATTCAGTTCCAGACGAAGTGATTACAAGAATGAGGAAAGTATTTTCTCCACCAATGTACCATGAAGGGTTCAATGAAATTAGAGTTGTACAAGATGATCATAAAGATATAAAAGAATTAATAGATATGGCTCGTGACTTCGATCAAGAGAATCCACATCATTCTCTTACTCTTTATGAACATTTGAAAAAGGTTTCAGAAGGAGTACCTAGAGAAGAAAAAAATTTATGGGTGGCGGCCTGTCTCCATGATATTGGAAAGCTTTTCACTAAATCAAGAATTAATGGAAAAGGTGAAGAGGATGATTACTGTCACTATTATCAGCATCATTGTGTTGGAGCTTATGAATGTTTAACATGTTTTGATTTTTCCGGTGCACTTACAGGAAAAGATATATATGATGCTTTTTATACAGCAAATTTGATTTATTATCATATGCATCCCTATTTATCATGGTCACAATCAAACAAGGCAAAGAATAAAGATAAGTATTTAATTGGAAAACAGATGTTTTCAGATGTGATGCTATTACATGAAGCAGATGTTAAAGGGCATTGATTTTCGATATAAACAATGATATAAAACAGGAGAATGAAAAATGAGAATTATTAAGGTAGGAAACACATTTAGAACTTACGACGATTCATTAGAAACTTTCGACAAGCTTCCGGCTCAGAACTATGTCGTGAGGTTTCAAAAGAATTCTGGTTTCTTTTTAGAAAAATATGCAGACATAGAAATCAAAGAAAAAACCTACGGAGTACATATGAGTAAGGTTGAAAAAGTTCTTAAGGCTTTTCCAAAAGCAGAAAAGAACCTTGGCGTTATCCTGTCAGGCAATAAAGGAATCGGCAAATCATTGTTTGCAAAGACATTGGCTGTGGAAGCAACAAAAGTTGGTTTACCAGTTATCATTGTAGACACGTATATTCCTGGAATTGCAAGTTTCATAGAAGAAATTGAACAGGAAGTAATGATACTGTTTGATGAATTTGATAAAACATTTGGCAGTATTAAAGCTGCTGATGGCATGGCAGATCCTCAAACAGAAATGCTTACATTGTTTGATGGATTGTCTCAAGGGAAGAAAATGTTTGTGATTACTTGTAATGACCTCAACTCGTTAAATAGTTATTTAGTAAACAGACCTGGAAGATTCCACTACCATTTTAGATTTGAGTATCCGTCAGATGTTGAAATTACAGAATACTTAGAAGACAAATTGGATAAACAGTATTACAGCGAAATTGAAAAAGTAATTTCTTTTGCTCACAAAGTGGATTTAAACTATGACTGCTTAAGAGCAATTGCATTCGAGTTGAATTTTGGGGAGCCTTTTGAGATAGCAATCAAAGATTTGAACATTATTAATCTGAATAGTATTACATATGAAGTCATTTTACATCTTGAAGATGGTTCTGAAGCAACTACAAAATCGGCTATTGATTTCTTTGATAAGAGCGCAACGATTGAACCAGAATTCTGCTTTAAAGGAACCTATGTAGATGCTTCTTGTAAAGTTCTTGATTGTGAGTTTGATCATAAAAAAGGCATTATCTATGTATCTGGAAATGATATTAAATTAGAAAGTGATAATTACTACAATAATGAAGAAGATGAAAAGATTATCAAAGCAATGAAACCAGCATATATGACTTTTGTAAGAGCAAAAAGTAAAGAGCTGCATTATGCAGTGTAAATAATCTATATATAGATACCTTCATAGGTATCTATAGAGGGTAGTGGCCAAACGGTAAGGCACTGGTCTTTGACACCAGGATTGTGGGTTCGAGTCCCATCTACCCCGTAGTTCTAGGTTAGCTCTGAAGGCCAAAGAGGTAACCAATAGAACTAAGGTATACCTACTTATGTTCATGGCGAATATAGATAAAACTTAAGTGAAAATTTGGATGGTTTAATAACTGGAACCTGTTCGAGAAAGGGAACACAGTACATTGGTAGCAATGGTTTGGATGTACGAAACATTTATATAGATGTGCTTTGTGCTAATGAGGTTGTAAGTGGGAAGTTGGAGGATGATCTGGTTAAGCAGATGTGTAAATTAGTTATAAAGCAAAAATAGTAATTGAGTCAGCGAGGTAGAGGAATTGTGAGAGGGCAAGTGAAACAATGACGATTGTTTGTGTAGCTGACATGATTACAAATCAATCATTATAGTTGTTACGTTTTTATATGTGGGTGTTTTCAAAGTTCACCCACTATGGAAACTTAGCTCAGTTGGTTAGAGCAACCGGCTCATAACCGGTCGGTCCTGGGTTCGAGTCCCAGAGTTTCCATTTCTCCTGACGAAGGAGTGACTTTTGAGAGCTCTAATTTTCAATAGTAAAGAGCCGTTGCTGATTTGGTAGTGAGAATCAGATGGCGCTGGAAAGACAGATAGTTTTTGAGATGTTTTGTAATGAGACAAACATTCAGCTTTAGAGAAAATGTAGTGAATTGAGCTGATCAAAGAACACATAATCCTGTTGTGACTGCAGCACGACAGGTCATGCATGAAAATTTAGTATGGTATGTAGCTCAGTTGGTAGAGCAGAGGACTGAAAATCCTCGTGTCGCTGGTTCGAGTCCAACCGTATCATATTTGTGATCCTGAGATGGTAACAAAATTGGTTTAAAATCCAATTGTCCCCAAAATATATAAAAACGTGAATAGTAGTAAAGCGATTGTACTGCGAAAGCAACTGATTCATCAGTTATGAGGGATGATCTTATCAGAAATGAATGATAAGAAGTTCATAAGAGAACTGACAGTAAAGTAGCGTTTACTGTTGAACAAAAGAAAATAGTAACTATTAAAATTTAAAATTCAGGAGGTATTTATTATGACAACAGAAAAAATGAATGTACATAAAGCATTAGCGGAACTGAAGATCTTAGATGATCGCATCGTAAAAGCAATCAACAGTGTAGAAGCTTGTATTTCAAATAAGCATTCTAACACAAAAGTCAAAGGTGTAGATATCAAAGTTTACACAGGGGTTATGAAATCTTCTTATGATAAAGCAACTGATTTAATCAAGAGAAGAGAAGCTATTAAAAGAGCTGTGGTTCTTTCAAATGCAGTAACTAAAGTCACTGTTGCTGATAAAGAGTATACAGTAGCTGAAGCTATTGAAATGAAAAATCATGGAATGGACTTCAAGAAACTTTTAAAACAGAAAATCAAAAAACAGTATGATGCTGCTATGGCTCAGATCATAACTGAGAATGGTAAATTGGAAGATAAAGCTGAAAATTATGTTGTAGGGCTCTATGGCAGTAAAGAAGGTAAAACCTCTACTGAAGAGTTTACAAAAACTAGAGAAGCTTATATAGAAGCTCAAACAATGGAACTTGTTGATCCAATTGGTGTTCTTAAAGAAATGGAGGATTTAGAAACAGAAATTGCAGAGTTCACTGCTGAAGTAGATGCGGCACTTTCAGTAAGTAATTCTCTGACAGAAATCGAAATTACATACTAAAATATATTCACTGCTTATCGAAAACTTTAAACTATAATCTATATGTCTTTTTAGCTGGGTTAGACATATATAAAATAATAAAGAAACCGCAGCATTACTTATACAGTAGATAATAGTATAAAATACAAAATGGATTAGGATTACGTGGTCGTATAGGACCTGTAAGCTTGATATATTATTGGATGAGGCAGATAGCCATAGTACTGTAAAGTTCAAAGATTAAAACTCAAATCTTAAAATTCAAAATTCAAAGTTTATCCCAGTTTAAAGATTAAAGAATAAAGCATAAAGAATAAAGATTTATCAAATCCTTGGTAAAAGTTTATGAGCATGATTATACTTGGCTCTTAGTTTGTACAAGGCTGGTAAGTAGTGAATAAGTAAATATAATAGTCGCTTTCATTATTAACAATTGGCAGTTCAACTGCCAGTTGTGCCCACTCATGGTGGAATTGGCAGACACGTTAGATTTAGGTTCTAATGCTTAATAGCGTGAGAGTTCGAGTCTCTCTGGGTGGATTAATAAATAGAAAGGAGTAAAAAATGTTTCAAGTAGGAGATATAGTACAAGTAATAATAGTGCCTAAAAAATATAAACAATATGATATTGTAGGTGCTACAGGCATTGTAAAAACAGTTTATTCTAACAATATAAGAATACATATCTCTAGTTATTACAATGAAGAATCAGAAGAAGGAGATTTTTATTTTAAAGAAAATGAGCTAGATAATTTTACAAGAAAGGAAAATGATATGTCAATTATAGAACTTTGGGAGAAAAGAAGTATTGAAAAGATTGATAAGGAAGCTGAAATTAAATTAATGGAATTGCTTGCAGAAGATGAGTATACTCATGATTTAATTTTACATATGAATGATCTAAAAGATGCCGGGTTTAAAGTTGAAATACCAAATAATATTTATGATATGACTTCTGATTATACCAGAGGAATGAGAACTATTACTTTAAGTTCAGCAGAAGAGAAAAAAGTTGAAATTAAAAAAGTAGCAGAAGAAGTTGGTGTCTTATTAGAGATGTGTAAAGGAGACGTTGTTAAAGAAATGGAGATTCTTTGTAGCTATAGAGTTGTAGAGTATCCATTCGGGAGAATGACTGTTGGAGGTAGTACTTGTGGAAAATAAAAAGAAAATTTTAATTGTTATTGATGTACAGAATGATTTTGTAACTGGTTCACTTGGTACACCGGAAGCGCAGGCAGTTGTACCGAATATAGTGAAAAAAGTGGAAGAATATAGATCAAGAGATGATGCAATTATTTTTACAACTGATACTCATTACGATGATTATTTGGAAACATCAGAAGGCAAAAAACTTCCAGTGTCACATTGCATCGTAGGAACTTCTGGCTATGAAATTATTCCAGAATTAAATGTTGAGCTTTCAACAATGGAAAAAATTTATCCTAAAAGTACTTTTGGATATAGATGGAATATAAGCCATTGGATATGTTGTTATGATGTTGAAATTATTGGTGTATGCACAGATATCTGTGTAGTAACTAATGCATTGGTATTAAAAACACATTATCCGGATATAGAGATTACAGTTGATGCGTCATGCTGTGCCGGGACTACACCTGAGAGACATAAAGCAGCTTTAGAAGTAATGAAAAGTTGCCAGATTAATGTAGTAGGAGAATAAAATGATTTTTGGATATAGAGTAGAAGATCAGGCTGAAAAACATGGACTGTGGCGGAATTTTGATGGAACATGGAATCCTGTATTTGACCAGCTCTCAGAAGGATTAAGTAGAAGCTTACCGATGGAAGATAATGAATTGTACAGAGAAGGTGGAAAACAGTGGTTCTCAGCAGCCCCATCAAAGAAAACATTAAAACACTGGTTCAGCCTTACTGATGTTCTTGAACTGAAGGAACTTGGATATAAAGTTTATGAATTTCAGCTTATTGGAACGAAACAGATTTCAGATTTTGAGATTGTTTTTACAAGAGATAACATCATTGAGCAGCGAGAAATAGATTATAAGGAGATTTGGAATGATTAAATTAAACGGCGTAGAAATCAAACTTGATAAATATCCGGATGGAACATTCTTATTTAAGAATATTCCTCCTATTGGAGGATGGTGCAGAGATAATATTGAATGGTTCTTTGAATCAATGGAAGAGTTAACAGCAGTTGAATATATTACTAGATATTGTTGGGATCATAGAGTAGTGCCTAATTTATATATGCCTTATATCCCAGATGCACGTATGGACCGAGTTAAGCATGAGAACGAATTATTTACTTTAAAATATTTTGCTCAGACTATTAATTCATTACATTTTGGAAAAGTAGAAGTTTTAGATCCACATTCTGATGTATCTGCTGCATTATTTAATAAAGTACATGTAGGATCCCCGAATCGAATGATTGAGGATACTGTTAAGAAGATTGCGAGTAATAATCTTATGATGTTTTATCCGGATGCTGGAGCTATGAAAAGATATTCTTCAGCAGTACATCTTCCATATGCTTTTGGTATTAAGAATAGAGATTGGGAAACTGGAGAGATTAAAGGCTTAGATTTATCAGGTGAAATTGATCAGCTACCAGGTAAAGATATCATTATTGTAGATGATATTTGTAGCAGAGGTGGTACTTTTTATCATAGTGCTAAGAAACTAAAAGAAACAGGAGTAAATAAGATTTATCTTTATATAACTCATTGTGAGAATACTATTTATGAAGGAGAACTTCTGAAAAACAATGGACTGATTGAGAAGATTTATACGACAGATACGATTCTGACAAATCTGGAAAGTCCTAAGATTGAACTGGTTGAGAGGTTTAGATAAGGAGGCATTATGAAACCGATTATTAGCCCGTGGTTGATCTATTTCGCTAGTAGAGCAGATAATCTAGTGACATTTCTTGGAGTGATCGCAGGAATATGCGGATCTATTGCTATAGCTTTCTTTGCCGGATTAGTCGAATATAACGAACCATTTAAGTTTAGAAAAACTATTAGCAAATCAATTATCGGATGTGTTGTAATGACTATCATTGCAATCATGACACCTAATACAGAGACAATATATACGATGGCAGTTGTAAATGAAATCACACCAGATAATATTCAAACAATTGGCAAAACTGGTAAAGATGTAGTTGATTATATCACAGATCAGATTGACAAAGTTGTAAACGACAAAGAGGAGGATAAAAAATAATGGATACCTTAGCAATTCTGTTAAGCGATACTTACAAACAAGTACACCACAATATGTTTCCGAGAGGATTGACGAAGTTAGTCTCTTATTGGACTCCGAGAAGATCAATGTTAAAGGAGCAGGATCATATGGTTTTCTTCGGACTGCAGGCTTTTATTAAAGAATATCTTATTACATATTTTAAAAGAGATTTCTTTAAATTAAGCACTGATGAAGTTCAAGAACTTTATACAATTAGTATGGACATTCAGTTAGGAGAAGGAAATTACGATATTTCTCCAATCCTTAAACTTCACGAATTAGGGTATCTTCCGATTCAGATCCGTGCATTACCGGAAGGTACATTAGTGCCTATGGGAGTGCCATGCATTGAAATCACGAATACACATCCAGATTTTGCATGGGTTGTGCAGTGGATTGAGTGTATTCTGCAGGTTGAGCTTTGGAAGCCGTGTGCTCATGCAACAATTGGACATATGTACAGAGAACTGGCAAATTTCTACTATAAAAAGACCTGCGACGACATTTTAAGACCTGAAATGGCCTGCTCAGACTTTGGAATGCGTGGAATGTCCTGTATGGAAGAAGCAGAGAGATGCTCCGTTGCTTGGCTATTATCCTTTGATAAGACAAGTACGATCCCGGCAATTGATTATTTGGACAAATATTATTTCAATGACTGTAGCGTGAATCATATTGGAATTGGTGCGATTTCTACCGAACATGCGGTCATGGCTTCAAATTATGCTGTGGACGGAGACGAAATTACATTTGTGAAAAGACTACTTACAGAATTATATCCGAATGCATCTTTCAGCATGGTATCTGATACATATGATTACTGGAACATGATTGACAATATTCTTCCAGCTTGCAAAAAAGAAATTATGCAGCACAATGGTAAGCTCTTGGTTCGTCCGGATTCCGGAGATATGGTAGAAATTGCTGTAAAGACAATTGAGAAACTTTGGGATACATTTGACGGGACAGTAAATAGCAAAGGATATAAAGTACTTGACTCTCACATTGGAATTATTTATGGGGACGGATGCACTCTTAACAATGTAGAGCAGGTATGGGAAGAACTGGAGAAAAAAGGATTCGCCGCAAATAATATAGTGTTTGGTGTTGGAGCTTTCTGTTTTTCAGCAATTGTAGAACCTGATGGGCGTATGGTTGTTGTAACCAGAGATATGTTTGGTATTGCAATGAAAGCTACATATGGAGTGGTTAATGGGCAGCCAATTATGATTTATAAAGATCCAAAGACTGATACGAGCCATTTGAAAAAATCTCATAAAGGGTGCTGTCATGTGTATTATGATGAGAATAGAGAATTAAAGTGCAGAGACGGGTATGATAGTCTTGTTTATGATGGAGCATTAAAAACTGTATTTAAAGACGGTGAAATATATCATACAGAAATATTTAAAGAAATCAGAGACAGATTAAACGGAAGAAACAAAGATGAGTAAAATTACAGATTATTTATTAAAAGATGATGTGATTGTAGTAATGGATGTAGATGGAGTACTTGCTCCGTATGAGTTCTCTGAATTAAGTCATAGTATGACTGATGATGAATGGGATAGACTTGTAGCTTCCGGTGAGAATCCGTATAAAGATGTGCGTCCGATCAAATTAATGCAGGAGTTTATTCAGAAGAAAGGCGTGAATAAAGTATATACCTGTTCAAAGAGTCCTTTAAATGAAATTCCTGGTAAAAGAGCTTTTATAAAAGACAATTATGATCTGCCAGATGATAATATCTATTTCACTTTAGAAAAAACAGAAAAACTTACTGTGCTTCAGACGTTACAGCAAAAGCTTGGGCTTAAGCCATCTCAGATTGCAATTGTAGAAGATACAGTTAAAACTTTGGATTATATTCGTGCACATAGCGATTTTGTAACTGTACATGTTTCATCATTTATGGAGTAGATATAGGGAGGTATTAAAAATGAGTTATTTTACTGATTCAGTTTCAGATCTTTGTCAGGGGATTATTGATAAAGTAGATACTTATGAAAAACGAATCAAATACTTAGAAGAAGAAAACAAAAAGCTCAAAGATGAGCATTATAAAGACTCTGAAATGCAGAGAATGAAAACAGAGTTGGAAAAAGCAAAAGATGATTTACATAGAGGATTTCCAATTTCTAAAGAAGAAGAGGAGAAAATCAAAGAGTGGCAGTTAAAACATGACGCTGAGAAACATGGTTTGAAAACTATGGAACAGAGATTGAGAGCTGGCGGATGTTGTGGCGGGAGATATACATATCAATTTGTTCCCACAAGCATTGGAACTATTGGAGAAGTGATTTGCTCCTGTGGCGAGAAGTTTACATTTCAGGATTTATAGGAAAAGATTTATGATTAAAATTATTGAAGGTAACATTGTAGATGCACAGACCGATTATATAATTCATCAAGTTAATTGCCAAGGAGAAATGAATACTGGAGTTGCTAAAGCATTAAGAGATTATGACGAAGGTATTTATATACATTATAGAAACGTTTGTAAATTACGTGAATTTAATCCAGAATTACTTCTTGGAACATATGACGAGTACTTTATCAGAAGGAAAAATCAAGAGATATTGTCCTTATTTGCACAAGACAAGTATGGATATGATGGAAAACAGTATACTGATGTTAAAGCTTTTCGAGAAGGATTAAATTTTATTCGACAACAAATACCTGTTTATTGGTTTGATGCTGATAACAGACCTCACAAGACAACCATTGCACTCCCATATAAAATAGGCTGCGGAAGAGGAGGAGCAGACTGGGAAGTGGTTTATAAGATTATAGAAGAAGAATTAAGTAGTTTTGAAGTAGAACTGTGGAAATTGGAGGAGCAGAATGTTTAATGTAGAAAAAGCAACAAATGATTGTATTCAGTGGATTAGAGATTGGAGAGAAGAGAATGGTCCTGGATGTAATCTCATAGTAGGTATTTCCGGTGGCGTTGACTCTTTAGTAGCTGCTGAGCTATGTGTGGAAGCCGTTGGAGCTGACAAAGTTCTCGGAGTAATCATGCCGAACTATAAACAGGATGATATTGATGTGGCATATGACATTTGCCAGCATGTATTAAACATTGATTATCTTACTATTAATATTGGATCAGCTTATGATGATATTATTGATCAAATTGATGTTGCATTTAATGTAACAGATCAGACATTAATTAATCTCGCTCCTAGACTAAGAATGACCACTCTATACGGGGTGTCACAGTCACACAATGGAAGAGTGGTTAATACATGTAATCTTTCTGAGGATTACATCGGATACTCCACTAGATATGGTGACGCAGCTGGAGATTTTGCTCCATTGGCACAGTTTACAAAGGGAGAGGTAAAAAGAATCGGGCATTATTTAGGATTGCCTAAAAATTATGTAGAGAAGACCCCGTTGGATGGTTTATGTGGTAAATCAGACGAAGATAACTTTGGATTCACCTATGCAGTATTAGATAAATACATCCGTACAGGAGTGTGTGACGATCCAGAAGTAAAAAGACGGATTGATCGTTTACATGAGAAGAATGAGTTTAAACTGAAACCAATGCAGTATTTTAATTATAAAGAGGAGAAAACAGATATGAATATGTCACCAGATGAGATTTTAAAAGCACTTGAAAAAGCAGTAGCGAAAAAAGAAAAAGAGCATACTATTGGAGAAGAGCTTAGAAGCTGTGAGCGCCAGATTAAAGATGCTTTAGGCATTGATGTATATATTGTACCTAAAAATAAAACTGATAAACAGGTTTGTAAAACACTTTCGAAAGATGATATCACATTTGTAGGAAGAACAAAAGATATTGCTACAGGAAAAATTAGAACTACTGTAGGATTTAAAGATGGTACACAGACTTCTGTAGTCTTAAATGATTGGGAAGATGAAGATGATACTGAAAAAGCCATTATGTGGTGTTTGCTTAAGAAGTGTTTCAAATCAAAAAGAAGCTTAGAAAAAGTAATTTATTCAATGGAGGACATGTAATATGAGATCAAAGAATTCCTGGAACAAAGAGTATGAGACAAAAGTAGATAAAAACGGAAAGAAACATACTAGAATGGTTAAACATGGGATGAAGCAGTCTAAGAAATCACTTGCTTTTTCTAAACATGTAAATAAAATGAAAACTGATAAACCTAAGTGGAATAAGAAATCTAGTGGCGAGAGCCACTAGAAAGGAGGACTCATGAAAATACGGAAAGGATTTGTTACTAATTCAAGCTCTAGCAGTTTCATTATTTGCTTTGCAAGGATTGCTGACAAAGAAAAAGCTCAGAAGATAATTGATCAGTTCAATCTTGATGTATTAGATGTTACTGGTGTAAATGATGAAAGAAACTGGTCTGGTGAGCTTGGTGCTAGTTGGTGCGGAGCGGTCATTTATGGGGTTGATGACATTTTAGAAAAGCACCCTGATGGAGAATATATCGTAATTGAGGACAGGAACGATGCTTATTATGATGAATGGGGTGATGCTGTATATGATTATGATTTCTCTATGAATGAAGCAATAGATGCTATTACGGAAGTAAATGGATTTGCTGATATAAAAGTTGCTGAAGGAGAAGGGAGAGATGGTTAATGAAAATAAGAAGAGGATTTGTTACTAATAGTTCGTCTTCAAGTTATATCATTGCAAAAAAGAAAGATGCAACATTGACAGACATTAAAAATTCACTGTTGGAAGTAAGAGATAACGCTAAATCTTTTTTGATTGAGCAACATAAATGGATTGATCTTGAGCCGGATGTAGAAGAGTCAATAAGAAAAGAAGATTATGATAAGGCTGTGGATGCGTTTTTAGAACACACAGCAGATTATTTATACGGTAACTTTAATGATGGAACATTGGGCGATTGGGAAGTTGGATCGGATGAGTTCTGGGGTGACAGTGGCAACCCATATGAAAATTTTATTTTAGATTCTGCATGGCTTATTGGTGATAACAACTTACAGATTATCTGAGGTGTAAACATGGAAATAAAAGCAAAGGAAATAATTGTAGATGGCAACACATCTTATAAGTATTATAAACCAAAGTTCTGTTGTAAGGCATTGGAAGAAAATCCTAGGATAATTATTTCTAATGAATATCCTGATGCCTACTTATGTAGAACTTGTGAAACTATAGAATGCCATGGTTGTGACTATAAAACTGATGAAACTTTTGGAATTTTCTTTTACATAAGCGAAGAAGTCCAAGACTGGGAAGATACATGGCCTGAAGACTATTATTACCCTCTTAAATTCTGTCCATTTTGCGGAGAACCAATTGAAGTTGATGTCATAGAAACCATTGATAAAACAGAAGAAGCAGAAAAGGTATCTGAGGTTGCAACGAAGCTACGAAAACAGTTATGGGCATGCGATAGCAAGAAAAAGTGTGTAGAGTTAGAAAAAGAGATAAGGAACTTAGACGATATAGTAAATTATTATTATTCAACAGGAGAAATTGATGAAAATAGAGAAAATCAAAAAGTTATTGAAAAGTAAACACTATGATTTCTTAAGAGTGAATGAGCACCTGGGGAGTAACATAATTCTATTAGGCTTAGGTGGGTCTCATGCTTATGGTACAGATACAGAAAACTCTGATCTGGATATTAGGGGTTGTGCTTTAAATAAAAGAGAAGAAATCCTGATTCCTACACATAATTTTGATCAGGTAACGGAAGAAGCAACAGATACAACAATCTATTCTTTTAATAAATTGATAACTCTATTGTCAAACTGCAACCCAAACACAATTGAGCTGATAGGATTGAAGCCAGAACATTATCTTTATATTCATCCAATTGGTCAAGAACTTCTTGATAATGCTGAAATGTTTTTATCTAAGAAAGCGATCTATTCTTTTGGAGGCTATGCTACAAGCCAGCTAAGAAGGCTCGATAATAAATCTGCCAGGAAATTGGGACAAGAAGAAAGAATGCAGCATGTTCTTAATAGTATTATGAATGCTTTTTATACTTTCCCTGAAAAGTATTTCAATTTTCCAGAAGATGCAATAAAGCTTTATGTAGATAAAGGTATTCAGGAAGATTATGAAACAGAAGTATTTATGGATATCCAGTTGAAGCATTACCCTTTGAATGATTATCAGGGGATGTGGGCCGAAATGAAAAACATTGTTAGGGATTATTCCAAAATTGGGAAGAGAAATAAGCATGCCATAGAACATAATAAGTTAGGAAAGCATATGTGCCATTTAGTGAGATTGTATCTTATGTGTTTTGATATTCTTGAAAAAGGCAAAATTATTACATATAGAGAAGATGATCATGAGCTTCTTATGGCTCTACGTAATGGAGAATATTTGGATGCAAACAGTCAGCCTATCCCAGAATTTTTTGAAATGATAAACGAGTTAGAGAAAAGACTTGAGTATGATTCAAAGAATACCTCATTGCCTGATAAACCAAATTATAAAGCTATAGAAGAATTTGTAATGTCTGTCAATGAAAGAATTGTATTAGGAGAGATTTAAGAATGAATTTTAATGGATTAAAAAGTAGCGAAGTAGAGGTTAGTAGGACTACATATGGAAGTAATAAGCTTCCGGAACCTGAATTGAAAAAATGGTATCATTTTGCTAAGGAAGCATTAACTGAACCAATTACTATGATTCTAATAATAATTGCTTTATTCCAGTTAGTTTTAGGAGCTATGGGAGTAATGTCTCTTTCTGAACCTGTAATGATTATAGTAGTTTTAGCTATTGTTACTGAAATTGCTGTTAAGACAGGTCTAGGCATACAGAAATCTGCAGCAGAGCTAAGAGCAAAAACGGCAGTTAGATATTGTGATGTTGTCCGAGATGGAAGCGTACAGACAATTAATAAAGATGATCTGGTAGTAGGTGATTTAGTTCTATTGAGAACTGGACAAGAGATTTTTGCAGATGGATTTATTGTTGATGGAGAAATTTCTGTTAATAACGCCGCTATCAATGGAGAGACAAAAGAATGTAGAAAAATTCCTAGTGCTAATTATAAGCATGTTAAAACAACATCAACTACTGCATATACGGATCAGTGTTCTCTCTTTGCAGGAACAGTTATCATGTCTGGTGAAGGAAAAATGATTGTTACAGATGTTGGTGTTAATACAGTTAATGGTGATACTCTTGTCAAAATGCAGACTTTAGAGCCTCCTAAGACAGCTCTTGATATTGCTCTGGATCATTTGTGTGATTTTATTTCAAAATGGGGAACAATTGCGGCAGCATTAGCATTTGTAATTATGACAATTACAGGTATCTTAAATGCTGGAAGCTTAAGTCAGTATTTCTCAGGAAGTATTCTTGAAAGTATTCAGAAGGTAGCACAGAATGTCTCAAATGCATTGACAATTATTGTTGCGGCTGTACCGGAAGGTCTGCCACTCATTGTAAAACTTGTAACTAAACAGAATGTATCGACAATGGAAAAATTCAATATTCTTGCGAAGAATACTGGTAAAATTCCTGAATTGGCGTATGTTAATTTAATTTGTACGGATAAGACAGGAACTCTCACAACAGGTGAAATGACTTCTACAGTTATGATTAACGGTAACTGTCAGGATATTTTTAATAAGGAAAGTTCGCTCAACGAGCTAATTGATTTAAACATTTGTATGAATAATAGTGCAGTGTTTGATTCTAATGGGAATATCACTGGTGGCAATTCAATTGATCGAGCAGTGCTTGATATGCTTTCTCCTGAAGATGCACAAAAAATACAGAATAAAGCTATCATGAAAAAACGTGTTCCATTTAGTAGTGAAAATAAATTCTCTGCAGTTACTTTAAATAATGGAGCAAATGATTTTACTGTTTATAAAGGCGCACCAGAGAAATTAATTGAGAAGTGTAAATTTTATCTTGATAATGATGGCATTGTAACTGAGCTGACAGAAGAAAAAAGAAAAGCTTTAAAGAGCCATATTAAGGGATTAACAGAGAAGGCAATGAGATGTATTGCATTGACTATCTCAGATAAAACTGATGATGATCTCCCCGATGAAATGAATCTCCTTGGAGTCATTGGAGTTGTTGACCCGGTTAGGAATGAAGTTCCAGAAGCAGTAAAAATTGCTCATAAAGCTGGAATTCAGGTAATTGAAATTACTGGTGACTGTATGGAGACTGCTAAGGCTGTTGCTATGGAAGCTGGTATTTATAAGCCTGGAGACTTAGCAGTTACCAATGATGAGTTTGAGGCAATGTCAGATGTAAAAGTAAAAGAAATTATTCCACAGTTAAGAGTAATTTCCAGATGCTCGCCGAATACGAAGCTTCGCCTTGTAACATTAGCACAAGAAATTGGAATGTCTGTGGCAATGACCGGTGACGGTGTGAACGATGCTCCTGCACTAAAGAAAGCAGATGTAGGCTTTGGAATGCAAGACGGATCTGATGTAGCAAAAGAAGCAGCAGATATTGTTTTGACAGACAATAATTTTGCAAGTGTGGTAAAGGCAGTCGAACTTGGTAGAACATTTATGCATAACATTATGATGTTCCTTGAATTCCAGCTGCCTATCAATATTTCGTTGTTGATCTTAAGTATGGTATTTCCAATTATTTCTGGTGGCTCTGCTCTATTAGCAGCAGTTCAGATCCTTATTGTAAATATCATCATGGATTCACTTAACTCATTAAGCTTTGGTGGAGAACCGCCAAAAGAGGAATATATGAATGAAGAGCCTATCATGAAAGGATCCGGATTATTTATCCGTGGAGCGAAAGGGAGAATTGCATTAAGTTCAATTGTATTTATTGCTTTATTTGGTGTAATTACATTTGGTCCAGTTGGAAATATGTTTGCAACTAAACTTTCGGCTATGACAGCGAGATTCGCTTTATTGTGTTTAATGGCAGTATTTAATGGATTCACTATTAGAACAGATAGTATGAATCTTTTCAAAGGAATTAAAAATAACAAATTATTTGTGTATATCGCATTGGGTATTTTTACAATGGCTGTAGTTTTGTGTAACTTTGTAGGAAATCTAGTACAGACAACTCCAATGGATGTTAAACAGTGGATTGTAGTCCTTGTGACAGCATTTATGGTTGTGCCTGTAGATTGGATTAGAAAAGCAATTTGTAAGAAAGGAAGTAACTAAAATGGGATTTTTGGGAAAACTATTCGGAAAAAAAGATGAGGAAGCAGCAGTAGAGTTATCTTCTGCTGTAACTCAGCAACCTGTATATGAAGAAAAGTTACAGACAATTGATATGTCTAAGCACAATGAAAATCTTGGCAAAGTACTTATTGATATGTCTAAGGGAAGCAAGATTGATATGACAAAACATACGGCTAGAGTAGCTCTTGCAATGGATTATTCAGGAAGTATGGATTGGCTGTATGATAATGGATCTGTACAGGAAACCATTTCTCGTTTGTTGCCTATTGCTCTAAGATTTGACGATAATGGAGAACTTGAGAGTTGGCTGTTCTCAAATGGAGCAGAGCGCTTAAAAGCTGCTAACGCTGATAATTATAGTAGTTATGTTAAAAATGTTATGAAAAAAGCTCATATGTATATGGGTGGTACTAATTATGCTCCTGTATTGAAAGAAATGGTTACATATTATAAAGATATTGAGCCAAGTGAGATTCCAGCATTTATCATCTTTATTACAGATGGTGAGAACAGTGATACTTTTGCCACCAATGCAGTTATTAAAGAGCTTTCAGAGTACAACATCTTCGTGCAGTTCATAGGAATTGGAGATGAAGATTTTGACTATTTGAAATCTCTTGATGATATGAAAGGTAGAAAACATGACAACACCGGTTTTACAGCAGTAAAAGACATGAATAAAATGTCTGATGAACAGTTATATACAGAGATTCTTCGTCAGTATAAAGACTGGCTGAATAATAAATAAAAAGGAGATAAAGAGATATGGCAGTAATCAACATGAGTAAAAACCAGAAAATTAGTATGGTAAAAGAGGATGGTACAGGTATTAAGAACTTCTTCATTGGAGTCAATTGGGATCAGAACCGTTATGCTGGTGAAGCAGATATTGACTTTGATATCAATGGATTTTTAACAGATTCAAGTCGCAAAGTAGTATACCCAGAAGATTTAGTAAACTATAAAACCTATGAAGATGGCTCTGCATATCCTTGGGTAGATTATTCAGGAGACAATAAAACTGGTGACGATTCTCAGGGAATGATTTTCAATGGAAAGCATTATGACGAATATTTCATTGTACATGCTGATACTTTCCCGAAAGATAAAACAGAATTTACTATCTGCTTAACAATTTTTAGGGCCTTACAGCGTATGCAGAATTTTGGAATGGTCTCCAATGCAATTATGACAATTTGTGATTACGACAATCCAGATGGTGATAAGTATGAATATGATCTGTCTGAGAATGAAAACTTTGAAAAATTGAATGCAGTAGAAATGGGTAAATTATACCGTTACGGAGATGGATTCAAATTCCAGGCATTAGGTTCCGGCTATGTAGGAGGTATGACAGAACTGTTTAAAAACTTTGGGCTTGATATTGATGAGGGGAGAGACTAATGAATATTACAGCTGGAGCAATTATTATAATTGTTATTTTAGTACTCGTAGGACTTTGTTTCTTTTTTAATAGTAAAATTGGAAAGAGAGTAAGGATAAGAGCATCTGGCACGGCAAACGAAGCTATTCAGAAAGATGCGTCTACACCTGAAGGAGCTAAAGCATATTATAATGCCGCTATTGAGAAGAAAGAAGATGAACTTCAGCAGGAAAATGTAAGATATCAGCAGATGCTTGGTAAGATTTCTAATTATGAAGATGATTTGTTCCATTTGAAGAAAGATGCCATGAAAGCAGATGTAAATGTAAATGCTTGTGTGGATCGAGGAGATGACGAAGCGGCAAAAGTCTACTTAAAAGAACAACAGGAACTTAATGATAAAATTGATTTTATTAAAAATACATTAAAAGAATGGAAAGAGAATGCTGATGTGCAGAAAGAAAAAGTAGAAGTACTACAGCAACAGCTTAATGATTTAAAAGCAGAAAAAGAAAGTGCTGTTTTAACTTTGGAAACAGCTCAGGCATCAAAAGCTTTTAATGTAACACCGGGAGTATCTTCTAGTGAAGAGGAAAAGATGCTAGAGAAAGTACGTGACGGAGTTAAAAAGCAAAAAGAGGCTGCTGATGGAGCTAGGATCGTTTATGAAAGTTCTACTATTGTGCAAAAACAGCGTCTGGATAAGAAAATGAAAGATGATGAAATTAATAAAAAGTTGCAGGAACTGAAAGCAAAGAAAGGCAAATAAAATGATAGTGTTAAATATAGGCGTGTTTGTAGTATGCTTATTAGCCTGTTTCTTAGTTGGATTCTTTGTAGGGAAGAGAAAATAAGTGTAGTAACAAAAGGTTAAGGTGAGGTTCAATTCCTCACCTGCACTTAAGGAGGTTAAACAATGAAATAAAATATGGAGGTGATATTACGCAAAGAGGAAAACGAATATTAAATAAACCAATTGATGACGCATGTGAGAAAGAAATTTTGATACCAACAAAAAGAGTGATCACTGTAGAAGCTGAATACGACTTGACTGATCCTGAATTAATTGGAGAAAAAATAACTGATAGAGACAGAGTAGAACAGCTAGTAAAACATAATGTCCGAGACTGTTTTGAATTTGATGAAGGATTCGTAAGTTTAACAGTAACTTGTAGTGATTATTAAGGAAGGAAAAAGAATGATTAATAGTTTTACTGGAGATTATTACTTTTTAAGTAACTTTTATATGGCACCGGTAAGTTATAACGGATGGGACTATACAAATAATGAAGCAGCTTTTCAAGCACAGAAAACAAAAAATCGTAGACTAAAATTCCAGTTATTTTCTCAAGCTAGCCCATCAGAGGCAAAGGCAGCAGGTAGAAAGATTGATTTGAGATCAGATTGGGAAGAAGTGAAAGATAAAGTAATGTATGAAATCGTACTGGCTAAATTCACTCAAAATCCAGACCTTAAGAAAAAATTACTTGCTACAGGAGATGAACATTTGGAAGAGGGTAATACTTGGGGAGATACTATTTGGGGAACTGTAGATGGAGTTGGAGAAAATAGGCTTGGGAAGATACTTATGAGAGTGAGAGATGAATTGAAAAATGGATGACTCCAGAATTCAAGTGCAAAATATGGTAGATTTAATTATCTCTAACTTTTTTCCCAAAATGGAAATCAATTGCTATGCCACAATTGTAAAAAAGAGAGATTATTTAGGGATAAGAAGCGACAGAGTTGTTAAATTGAATGGTATGTTAAAAAATGAAATTGTTATATCCGAAAAAGATTATTTTAATAATGATCCCAAACTTTTGGTAGATATCGTATCCCAAATAATTCAAATCATTGCGGCAAGAGATAATGTTTTAGCTTCTAATAGAGGCAGGTATTTTAATAAGTGGCTTAATTGCTATTTTGAAAAGTATGGTGTTATTACTACTAAAGGAAAGTATGGTTATCAGCCTGTAGAATGTGATCAAAAATATTATGATTGTTTTCCTAAATTTAAAACTAAAAAAGCTACTTTATATTTACCATACATAGAGGGGCACAAGAGTAGTACGAGAAAATTGATTTGTCCTGCTTGTGGTTTAACCGTGAGAGCAACTTCAAATGTGTCATTAATATGTGGAAGATGTTACAAAAAGAATAATATAAATTATTTGATTGTAGAAAAGAAAATGGAGGAAGATAAATAACATGGTAAAAACATTAAAAGAAACAACAGAAATGATGGTTAGCCCAGATTATAACGAGAGATTCAAAGCTGAATATTACCAGTTAATGCTTAGATTCAGAGGTTTGCAGTCTATACTTTTTAAATGGGACAATGGAAGTCTTAGTTTTGAGCCAACATGCCCAAGAAGCATTTATAATATTCAGATTGATGCTATGGCAAATTATTTAGCTATTTTAGAAGCTAGAGCTGTTATGGAAGGTATTGAATTATAAAGGAGAGAGCATGAATCCAGTATTTGTATTTTTAGTATTGGTTGGAGCAGTAATTTTATGGTTTCTATTATCTGCACTGTTTTATCCATTTGGGAGATTCTTACATAGGATCTGGAAAGATGCAGCAGATGAAATAAATAGAGAAGATCAAAACAAGGAGAAGAAAGATTAATGAAAAAAGGATTTTTAGGTAGTATTGGATTAGCAGTAATTATTGTAGCAGGATTACTTTGCGTAGCAAAGTGTAGCGTAAGAGTACCAGCAGGTTATGTAGCGGTAGAATACAAGATGAATGGTGGAATTTCAAACGACACTCTTTCACAGGGATGGCATTTAATTTCACCCACAGTAAAAACATCTTTGTATTCAATTGGTATTGAGCAGTCATATCTTACATCAGAAGATAAAGGTGATTCACCAAAGGATGAGAGTTTTAAAACGCCTACCGCTGATGGAAAGCAACTTCTTGTAGATCTTGAATTCTCATATAAATTCGACCAGGATCAAGTTGCTGATGTATTTACAAGATTTAAAGGTCAGTCTGGCGAAAGTGTAAAGAATACTTTTATTAAGCCAAAAATGAAAGCATGGACACAGGAAGTAACTGCTAAGTATCCAGTTACAGATGTATTTGGTGATAAGCGTCAGGAACTGAACGAAGCTCTTGATACATATCTGAAAAAGAAATTTGAGCCATATGGAATCATCATTGATACTGTAAACTTTACTTCAATTTCTACAGATGATGAAACTCAGGCTGCTATTCAGAAGAAAGTAAATGCACAGCAGGAACTGGAACTTGCAAATATTGAAGCTAAGACTGCAAAGGTACAGGCAGATAAAGATAAAGAAGTTGCTCTTATTGCAGCAGAACAGGATAAAGAAAAGGCCGCTATTGAGGCTGAACAGGCGAAGATTACTGCTGAAGGTAAAGCGGAAGCAACAAGAATTAAAGCGGATGCTGAAGCAGAAGCAAATAAGAAAATTGCCGAGTCTCTTACTCCAGAGCTTATTGAGAAACAGAAAATTGATAAATGGAATGGTGATGTGCCGAAGGTACAGGGTGGAAACGCTGCAACAATTGTTGACGCAGGAGAATTAACATCAGGCAATGTAGCAACTGTTGAAAATAAATAATTAATAATGAGGGTAACGTATAGCGAGATAGGAGCCGGCTGTAATTACAGTGCTGTTAAAAATAACGGTGTGGAGCTATACCAACACTGACGGTAGTAGAAAAAACAGCGAATATAGGGATTTTGCGTCAGTAATAACGAGGTGGCTGCGTAAGGTGAGGATAACGTTAACAACTACGAATTGTAATGTCGGCCAAAAGCAAGTAAGTATAGTTATGATATCTGCTGCCATAGGCAACACCTCCTTCAAAAATAATGTGTGATACAATCCCATATCACATTACCCATTCAGAAGATCCTCACCCGGTACAGACCTGGGATCAATAGTATTGTACTTTAGGTGAGGCGGCTTGTCAATATAAAGGAGAATACAATGATAAAAACTACGATTACGGAAACTACTAAGAAATATGATAAAGAAGGCCATCTTATTGAGGAGACGACCAGAACTGAAACTACTGAGGATAATACTATAACATATGGTTCTTATCCTTATGGAACTTCTTATCCTTATGGAACTCAGAAAGATTGGACCTTAACTACAAATGTAGGAGAGAGTTTATGAAAAAGAAAGTATTAAGTATTTTAGGAGTTTTATTGATAAGTATTTCAACATTAACTGGTTGCGCTAAATGCATTGATAAAAAAGAGGAAAGCGTGAAGGTCACAGTTGTAAATGAATATTATAAACCTAAAGAAACCCGTTTTACAGGTATGGTTAATCATGTTCCGCAATTTCGAACTGATTATGCTGAATATGAAATTACGGTAAATTATAACGGAACTGAATATTCACTTAGTGATGAAAGTACATATCGTAAATATCATGGAAGAATAGGGCAAACAGTGTCTGCCGTATTGATTACAAAAACATACGATAATGGCAAGGTAAAACAATGGATTGATAGTTTAGGAGGAATTAAGTGATTAAGCAAACCATGGGATGGATTTCTGCTATATGTGGAGTAATTGGAGCTATATGTAGTGGTTGGAAGTTAATGCTTTTGCCAGTAGTAACAATATTAAACATGATTGCAGATAAAAAATTAAACCTGTGTATTTTACTAATTTCAATTATGAAAATATTCTTTGCGATACCTATAGCATATTTCATGATTCTTGTAGGATTTTCATTTGCTACATATTGTTGGAGGTGGTGGAAATAATTTGGATTACGGGTGATACACATGGGGGTTGGATCCATAGATTAAATATGGACTCGTTCCCGGAACAAAGAGAGATGATTAAAGATGATTATGTAATTGTTCTTGGAGATTTTGGGATATGGAGAGATTCACCTCAGCAAAGGTGGTATCTGAATTGGCTTGAAGAGAAGCATTTCACAACACTCTTTATTGACGGAAACCATGAGAATTACGATATATTAGATGCTTATCCGGTAGAAGAATGGCATGGTGGTAAGGTACATTTTATTAAGCCATCAGTAATTCATCTTATGAGAGGACAAGTATTTGGTATAGACGATTTAAAATTTTTTACTTTTGGCGGAGCTGCCAGTCATGATATTTCAGATGGAATATTAGAGATTGACGATCCAAGAGTAAAGGAATGGAGAGATGATCCAGATAAGATGTACCGAATCAATCATATTTCATGGTGGGAGAGAGAAATGCCAAATCAAGAAGAGATGGATGAGGGTATAAAGAATCTGGCAGAACATGATAATAAAGTAGATTTTATCCTGACACATTGTACAGCTTCTTCTACAGCAGCATTATTATCACATGGATTATATAAACCGGATAAGCTAACTGATTATTTGGAAGAGATCAGATGTAATGTTGACTATGGACGTTGGCTGTGTGGGCATTACCACGACAATAAAGCAATAACGACAAAAGATATAGTTCTATATGAACAGATTGTGAGGATCGCATAATGGCAGAGCTTACAGAAAACGCTAAAGATTATATTGAATGTCTAAAAGATATATTACAAAGAAAATATCTACTGTCAGGTGAAAAAGCTTTAGATATGATTACAACTTCTTATATTATGGAGTCTCTTATTGATTACCCAGAAGAGACATTACATGATGATATTGAAGCACATGCAGATAATATTTATGAAGATTGGATAGGTGAGCTATGAAAACATTTTTATTAATTTTGAATATTCTATGCTGGGGTATTCTAGGAGCCTATTGTTCATCAATAGGGATACATGGAACAAGATTTTATATAATAATATTGATTGTTGGCATTATTGATATACTTAGTGTTGTGGTGAGTAGTTTATGAATTATTATATTTCAGACTTACATATCGGTCACACAAATGCATTGGCATTCGATGCTAGACCATTTAAGACAATAGAAGAGAACGATGAAACTATTAAAAATAATTGGAATTCAGTAGTTGGCTTAGATGATGATGTTTATCTTTTGGGAGATATTAGTTGGTATGGCTCAACTAAAACATTGGAGTATTATAGTCAGTTAAATGGTAGGATTCATTTAATAAAAGGAAATCATGATAATAAGATTCTGAAAAACAAAGATTTACAGAATTTATTTGTAGAAATAGTTGATTATAAAGAACTATACCTTAATCCAAAAGAGAGTATTATTCTTTGTCATTATCCGATTCCTTGTTTTAAGAATCATTACTATGGTTGGTATCATTTATATGGACATGTACATACAGGTTTTGAAAACAATATGATGCAAAGAACAAAGTATGGAATGGAAAATCTATATAATACACCATGTAAAATGTATAATGTCGGAGCAATGCTGCTGAATTATACTCCTAGAACTTTAGAAGAAATAACAGGAGGAGTTACGTGTTTACAACTAGAAAAAAGATGAAAAAGAAAATTACTGATACATATAACAAAGGATTCCATATAGGAAAACTTTATGGTGTTACTAAAATATATAACGAAGTAAAAGGAGGCAACACAGATGTAATTGATCTGTGCAAGAGAATTATGAGTGAGAAAGAGGTATTCAATACTTAATGTATTGTGCTTACATTACTGAGCTTAAGCAACTTCGTAAACACAGCAATGCTGATAGGCTCCAGCTTGGTACCGTTTTTGGAAATACGGTTATTGTTGATTTAAGTTATTACGAAGGGCAGAAAGTTGTATTTTTCCCGGTTGATGGTCAGCTAGGAGAAGAATTTGCAAAAGAAAACAATTTACTGCGTATTAAAAATGAAGATGGAACAACTACAGGTGGATATCTTGATCCTGTAAAACGAAACATTAAAGCTATGAGACTGCGAGGTGAAAAATCAGAAGGATTGGTTTTACCAGTAGAATCTCTTAGTAAATGGACTGATATAAATAAATTATCTTTAGGAGATCAAATTACTGTACTTGATGGGACAGTTATCTGTAAAAAATATATTCCAAGATCAAATCATAAAAAATCTAACAATGGTCCGAAAGTAAAAACTCCAAATTTAAAAAACAAATTTCCTTATTTTAAAGAACATGCTGATACAGAACAGTTAGCATATAACTTAAATGCCTTTAAACCAGGAGATACTTGTTACATTACTTTGAAAATGCATGGCACATCTGGTCGAACAGCAAATGCAATAGAAGTAACTACTAAGAAAAAGACTCTACTACAAAAACTTTTTTGTAGACCGGCTCCTGCTATCAAAGAATGGAAAATAGTTACTGGAACAAGAAGAGTTGTACTCAATACATTTGAAGGCGGTTACTATGGGAATGATAAATTTAGACAAAAATATCATGACTACTTTATTGACAGACTACCAAAAGGAATGGAAGTGTTTTATGAAATCGTAGGGTGGGTTGATGGTACAGAGCAGACCATTATGGGAACCTGTTCCAACACTAAAATTAAAGATAAAGAAGTTAAGAAGCTTTACGGTGATGAAACAGTGTTCTCTTATGGGTGTACTCCTGGTACTTCTGATATTTATGTTTATAGAATGACTATGACCAATGAAGATGGGATTATTACAGAGATTCCATGGGAAGAAGTAAAGAATTGGTGTGATCGTTTAGGAGTTAAACATGTACCTGAATTTGATAAATTCCTGTTTACTACTAAAGAAGATCTTATGGAGCGTATAGAAAAATACTATGATGGGCCTGATCCAATAGGGGCGACACATGTTAGAGAAGGTGTAGTTGTAAGAATTGATAATAGAAGTAGCTTTAAGGCTTATAAACACAAGAATTTCACTTTCAAGGTCCTTGAAGGATTGATAAAAGATTCCTCTGATACACCGGATATGGAAGAGGCACAAGAAATTATTGAGGAGGAAACTGTATGACATTAGCAGAGAGATTTTTTAAGGAAGAATTAGAAGTATTTGAAAATGATGATATTCAAGAATTTTGTATTGAATTACTAGATACTGCGCCTACATATTTCTGGCAAGTGTCTGCTTCAAGTACTAACAAGTATCACCCTGATTATACAGTTGGTTTTATGGGACTTGCTAAACATGTAAAAGGAGCAACTAGATTCTTAAATCATATGCTGTCAATTGATTGTATCAAGAGTCAGTTTACATCAAGAGAAAGAGATATGCTACGAACAGCTATTATGAACCATGATGATGAAAAACTTGGGCGTAATGGCAGTCAATATACTCTTTTTAAACACCCGTTACTTATAGCTGAGAGAATAAAATCCTATAAAGGATTTGAATGGTTGCCAGATGAAGAATTGGATTATATTGCAGACTGTTGTGCTTCACATATGGGTGAATGGAACACAGATAAAAGAAGTAAAGATGAGCTACCATTACCAGAAACAAAAGGTCAGATGATAGTTCACTTAGCAGATTATTTAGCATCAAGAAAAGATTTAACAGTATCTTTTGATGAAACTGAAGTAGATGAACTGATGAAAGAATTCAAACCTACACCAGAAACATATCTTATGCCATTCGGCAAACATAAGGGAGAACCACTCTCTGAAATTCCAGATAGTTATTTAGGATGGTTGAATGATCAGAATCCATCAGAACCTCTGAAAACACTACTTGCTGAAGCCTTAGGTATTAGCGGAAGCATCTTTGAAGAGGAGGCATGAGATGGAAACACGAACAACATTATGCCAGTGTACTCGCTGTGCTTCAGTATTTGAATGGAATGAAAGAAAAAATAATAGATGCCCAGAATGCAAAGGCATATATACAGTTATTAGATTCGCTAACCCGTCAGATGAAGAATATTTAGATAGAGTTAGCATGAGATTTAGTGAATAAGTCGTTCAATCATGAACGCTTATCAATATACCAAACAATATTATTTATAAGAGGAGACATTATTTATGAGTGAAAAAACAAATTTAAGACAGGCAGACACAAAAGTAGAAGTAGTTGGTATTGTAAGCGAAAACACACTGGAAGAATCAGTAAGAGATGGTAAAAAAGTCATTAGTGGTGACATTACAGTGCAGACAGGAGACATTAATTTCGTAACATTTAGAGTATATGTGAATGAAAAGAAAAATGACGGTACAGATAATGGCTGTTATGCAGGCATTGAAACTGTAATGAGAGAATATCAGTCTATTGCTAAAGTTGGTAAAGATGCAGCTACAAGAGTAACTATTACAAATGGTCAGATCAGACCTCGCTCTTATGTCGGAAAAGACAAACAGGTGCATGTAGGTGTCTCCTACCAGACAATGTTTTTTAATCGTTATGATGGAGATCCAGAGAAATTTGAGCCTCGTGCTTGGTTTGAAGTAGAAATGGCAATTGCTTCTATTACACCAGAACTTTATACATCTGGCGAGAATAAAGGTGAAGAGACAGGTCGTGCTATCGTAAAAGGATGGGTTCCTACTTATTCAGGAATTGAACCAATGACTTTAGTTGCTCCAGCAGAAGATGGAATTGCAGAAGCAATTTTAGATGATTATACACCAAATCAGACTGTTAAGTTCTATGGTGATATTGTAAATAGTCGTGCAGAAATCACAAAAGAAATTCCTGTAAAAATTGGTAAACCAAGATTTGAGAAGAAAACTATCTATAAAAATGAGATGATTATTACAAATGCTTCTGATGCTTACGGCGAGGATAGTGAAACACCAACTCCAGAACCATATGACATTGGTGCAATTTCTCAGGCAATTACTGATAGAGAAGTTCGCTTAGAGGAAGAGAAAGCAAAAGCTAAACAGCCAGAGACAGCAGCTTCTGCCGCAACAACTAAAGCTAGACCAAAACTTCCTAATTTTTAATCTATAAACAAGTTTGTAAAAAATATAAATAGTAAAATTAAAGGAGATTACATATGACAGATAGTATTTTTGAACCAGAAGTAAGCGTTGTAGCACATGGCCTTGAAGGAAAAGTAATTATGCTTTATGGCACAAACAATACGGGAAAAACTTATAATTGCGCAAAGATGAAGAATGCTTTGTTCTTCATGTGTGAGAATGGTTTAGGTGCTCAGGCAGGAGTTAAGCATAAAATGATTAACAACTGGAGAATGTTCACTAAGTACATCAAAGAACTTACTGATCCTAAAACAGTAGAAAGAGCTAAAGAGATTTATTCCACTATTGTTATTGATGAAGTATATGCTTCCTCTCTGTTTTGCCAGAAATTCGTATGTGACACATATGGTGGAGGATGTATTTCTCTTGGAGCCAATGAAAACAGCAAAGTAAATCTTTATCAGATTTATGAACGTATTTATTGGGAACAGATTCAGAAATTAGTAACTTCCGGGTATACAGTGGTATTCGTTGCGCATGCAGACGAAAAAGATGGATTTATTCAGCCTAAGGGAGACAAGCGCTGTATTAAACCAATTGTAGATAATTGTGACGTAGTGGCTTACCTTGAACCAAATGGCGTAGATGAAGATGGACATGTAATTAAATCTTCTGCTTATTTTGCGCAGACAGATAAGTTCTTCGCTCGTTCAAGATATGATTTCATGGTAACTAAAATTGAAGAGTTTACAGCAGATAATTTAGAGAAAGCAATTTCTGATGCAATCACTAAACAGGAAGAAGCTGACGGTATTAAATCAGTATCCTATGATGAACAGCAGTCTATGTATGAAGAAAAAGAAACAATGTCCTTTGAACAGCTTCAGGAAGAGATTGCCCTTTGGGGAGGTAAACTGGCTGCCTCAGATCATATGGAAACATTGACAGATATTGTAGAGCAGACTCTTGGTGTTGGGAAGAAAGTATCTCAGTGTACTAAAAAGCAGACTGAGGCAATGAGCATTATTCTCGAAGACATTAAGGATGCTTGTGCTGAATTAGGAGTGGCGTAATGCCAAGGGCAATGTACATTTGCCCGGTATGTCATAAAAATGTACTTGCTTCGAAAGCTATTCATATAAAAACCAGATACTATCATAAATCTTGTCTTGATAAAAAAATCAAGAAAGAAAAAGAAAAGATTGACAATGATAAGCTGACGAAAAAGCAAAGGGAACAGTATGAGAGAGCACTGAAACAAAGTGCTCTCCCTGAAATCCCTGAAGCAGTTCCAGAAAGTGAAGCCCAGGCAGCAGAAAAATTCTTTAGTAAAGTGGAGCAAATACAGGGTAAATGCACAGCGAAAAGTTCAGCAATGGCTTATAAATACAAAAAAATGTATGAAGGATTTACTTGGGAAGGAATGGAACAGACTTTAGAATATTGTTTTTCTATAATTGGATTAGAAGCCAGGAAAGATGAAGATAGTGACATTGTTGGATTAATTCCTTGGTATTATGACCAAGCTCAGGCATTTTATGCACAGCTAGACAGTATAGAACCTTCAAAAGTAGATTTGGATAAGATTTATAAAAAGAAGCATATAAAAGTATCGCCTAAAAAGAAAAATGTAGATTTGATTGATATAAGCAAAATAGGGGAGTGAATATGTTAATTGACAAACACGCCACTCTTCAATGTTTAGGATGTATTATGAAGAAACCTTCCCTTTTGGAAGAATACACACTTACACAGTATGACTTTGAAGAAGAACAATTTTACGCAATATTATTTTCATGTGTGTATAATCTCTACAACCAAGGGGTAGAGATTATAGATACATTTGCTATAGATAGTTTTCTTTCAAGATATGAGAAACAATATAAAATTTTCAACGATAATCAAGGAATTGATTATTGTGACGATGCCATTCGTTTGGCTGAATTGGAAAATTTTAGTTACTACCTGGAACGTTTGAAGAAATTTAGTCTTTTAAGATACTGGGATTCATGTGGAGTAGACATAAGGAACATCTATGATCAAACAATCATTGATCCTAGCAGACAAGAACAGCAAGCAGCTAAATTAGATGCAACTTCAATAAATGATATGATTCTGGAAGAAGAGGATCTACTCATTACGAAAGCAAAAATGCTCTATGGAATGGATTCTTCGAGAAGGGGTCAGCTTGCCGGTAAGGGAATGAAAGAACTGAAAGAAAGATTGAAAGAAGAACCAGAGTTTGGAATACCTTTACAGAGCCCTATGATGACTACTATTGCTAGAGGGGCGAGACTTAAAAAGGTCTATCTTCGTTCTGCTGATTCTGGTGGAGGAAAGACAAGGACTGCATTGGCAGATATCTGTAATATTTCAATCCCTTATTTCTATGATACAGATAAAAAAGAATGGATTTACACTGGGTGTGAGGAACCATCTCTATTCATCTCTACTGAGTTAGAGGAAGACGAAGTACAGACTATCATTATGGCATACGTTTCCGGAGTACCAGAGAACAAGATTCTTGATGGAGACTATGAAGGAGATGAGGAAGAACGAGTAGATAAAGCTATTGAATATATTGCTACTTATCCTTTATATATAGAAATTATTAATGATTTTGGTATAGAAGATATATCAAATATCATTAAAACTTATAAGAGAGAAAAAGGATGTCATTATTTCGTATTCGATTATATACATATGTCAGCTAAATTAATTGCTGAAGTTGCTTCTATGAGTAAAGGAATGAAATTGAGAGAAGATCAGACTTTGTTCTTATTCATGGACACTCTTAAGAATTTGGCTATGAAATTGGATATCTTTATTCTAACAATGACTCAGTTAAATGGTACATACAAAGATAGTCAGATTAAAGACGAAACAATGTTAAGAGGTGCAAAATCTCTAGCAGATAGAATTGACTTAGGTGAAATTTCACTGAGACCAACAAGTGCAGAGTTAGAGTGTGTAAAGAAACTTATGCACAATATGTATGGAGTGCCAATACCCAATCTTGTAAGACACATATATAAAGTACGAAGAGGAAAACTGACAAAAATCCGTTTATGGCAATATGCTGATCTCTCTACTGGTAGAACTAAAGATTTATTTATTACAGACAACTATTATAACCTGATCGAAACTGAAGTGGCTGTAGCTCAAATTGAGAAAGTAATTGAGGAACATTCTGAGAGCCTTGATGATATCCAGATTACTGATGATGAGCAACAAGAAGCTACGAGTACTTTATTGGGATCAATGCCATTTGATTTTTAGGTGTACTGATGCCTTACTATGATAAAAATGCAATATTAAAGGCTCTTACAAAGGAACAGGTAATCAAGATAGTTACCGATTTAGGATCAAAAGGATATAGAACAGACTCATCTGGGAATCTTATCTTTCAAACAATCTGTCATGGTGGCGATAGTTATAAGCTTTATTACTATCATGAACCTACAGATCAGTATTCTGGAAGAACATTTCATTGCTACACCTCATGTAGCGAATCATTTTCTATTTTTGAATTAGTAATCAGAGCTAAAAGAGTACAAGGGATTACTTATACTTGGTATCAGGCGGTATCTTATATTGCTAATCAAATAGATATGAAAGCTGTTGAACATATTGAGAGACCAAAACATATATGTGATATGTCGTGGCTCAAGAAGTTTGGGAAAAACAAATCTACAGACATTATAGACTGTGAACCTATAGATGAGCATGTATTAGAAATGTTTGAATATACTCCTCATGAAGTGTTTTTAAACGATCATATTTCCAGAGAGACGTTATCTACATTTGAAATATCTTATTGGGGTAATACAAATCAAATAGTTATTCCTCATAGAGATAGACATCAAAATCTTATTGGTATAAGAGGAAGATATCTCGATGAAGAAGACGTAGAGAACATTGGAAAATATGTACCTCTTAATATAGAAGGAAAATTTTTAAGCCACAAGTTATCACATAATCTTTATGGTATTCATATTAACCAGAATAAGATTAAGACTTGTAGGAAATGTTTACTACTTGAGTCTGAGAAAGGAGTTATGCAAAATCATTCGTATTTTGGTGATGATGACTTTTCTTTAGCTGTATGTGGCAGTGAAATTTCAGATGAACAAATCAAATTGCTACTCGATTATTTGAAGATAGAAGAATTAATTCTTGGTTTTGACAAGGAATATAAGGATCCATATGGATGGGACGGTGAGCTGTACAAAAATAAATTATTTAAGAAAATACGTCCGATTATTCCATATTGTAAAGTATCAATCTTATGGGATAAAGATGGGGTATTAGATTATAAGGATGCGCCTACAGATAAAGGCAAAGAAACATTATTAAAACTGCTTGACAACAAAGTAGAAATAACTATGGAAGATATCACGTTGGAGGGAACGTATTATGTATAGAAAGGCATTAATTGACTGAAATCAGTCAGAAAATCCGACAAGTAACTGAGGAGGATAAGGGGTTACCTTATCTCTCCTACAGTAAAGAGAGTAACTTTGATCACTGTCCACTGAGCCACAAATTAAAGTATATAGACAAAAACTTTTCAAAGAAATCGTCTCTTCCTATGGAAATTGGTTCTATTTTACATAAGGCATTAGAGCTTAAAGGAAGAATGATAATGGAAGGTAAGACAGTAGATTATGACTATCTTAAAAGCATTACAGAAGAGGGCTATTTAGAGACTGATGAGAAGTCGGATAATCACATTCTCGGTATAAAAGACCTCAAAAAGAAATATTTTGATGAGTTTTTTACTGCTGATAGTAAGTCAGGTATGAACTATTCAGAAAAGATGGATATCTTTTATAACAAAGTATTACCATCTAGGATTGATAGTAAAGAGTGGACTCCCGTAGCAGTAGAACAGAGATTTGAATTTGTATATGACGACAGAGTTATTATACATGGTTTTATTGATAGAGTGGATAAGAATGCAAAAGAGCAGCTAAGGATTACTGACTATAAATCCTCAAAGGCCGTGTTTAGAGATGCAGATATAAAAACACCTATGCAACATGTAATTTATGATCTGGCATGTATTCATTTATATGGACAGCCTGCAACAGACCATGTGTATGATTTTATTCTTATAGATGCTATTCAAGGAGCTGACGAAGGTGTGTGTACCAAAGGCTATCTTAACAGAGGAATTAAGAAACTGGACAAGGTGTTAAATGAAATGGATGAAATGGAAATTAAAGGCGAATATCCTCCCAAACCAACTCCATTATGCTACTGGTGTCCATTCCACAGCACTTCCCCAAATGCTGATCCTAAGTTTTCTGGTCTATGCCAGTATCATAGCTTATGGACACCTGAGAAAAAATCATTTGCAGTACTTAATCCTTATGGACAAGAAATAAAGAAAGAAACTAAGAGAAAGTTGGTGTTCTAGTGAGAATAGAGACACATGCGCATACAGAATTTAGTCAGCTTCGTATGTTGGACTGCATCGTAAAAGTACCTCAATTAATAAAACAAGCTGCATCTCTTGGACTTTCAGGAGTTGCTATCACTGACCATGAGTCTGTATCTGGTCATGTGAGATTTATTCAAACAATTAAATCCATGAAGTCTTCCGGTGAACTGCCGGAAGATTTCAAAGGAATACTTGGCAATGAAATATATTTAGTTGACAAATTAAATATATCAGAAGATGGGAAGAAGTCTTGTGACTCTCCATTTTATCATTATATTCTTCTGGCTAAAGATGAAATAGGGCATAAGCAGTTAAGAGAACTTAGTTCATTAGCATGGGATAACAGTTTTTATACAGGAAGGATGGAACGTGTTCCTACATTGAAAAGTGATCTGGAACATGTGGTTAAATCTAATCCTGGACATCTGATTTCAACGACAGCATGTTTAGGAGGAGAATTAGGCAAGTCTCTATTAGCAGGAGAAAATTATATGGATTTTCTTCTCTGGAACCAGCAGTTATTTGGTAAAGATTTTTACTTGGAAATGCAACCGGGACTGTCAGAAGAACAGATAAAGTTGAATCGAGAGATTGTAAAATTAAAGCATCAATTAGGAATAAAAGCTACTATTGCCTGTGATGTCCACTATTTGAAACAAGAGGATAGAGAAATTCATGCTGCTTATCTTAATAGTCGCGATGATGAAGAAAGAGAGTTAGGTGATTTCTATGAATCAACTTGGATGATGACCAATGAGCAAATTCATCAGAGGATGGATTATCTTGGGTATGAAGAAGTGGAAGATGCATTGAAGTGTTCTCTGGAGATTGGTGAGAAGGTTGAAGAGTATGATTTGTATCATACACAAATTGTACCTAAAGCTAAAATACCAGAATTTACAATGAGTCATTCTTTTGAAACAGCTTATGACTTTTGTCCTTATATTAAGAATTTTGCCTACTCAAAGGAAAAGAGTGACAGATATTTATTATATCTTATCGAAGATGGATGGTGGACAAAGCAATATTCGGAGTCACTTACAAAAGAAGAAATAAAATCAATGATGTTAAGAATTAATGATGAGTTGGGAGCCATTTGGGAAACCAGTGAAAAATTAAATGATAGAGTTTCTTCTTATTATATTACAGCATTGGATATTATCAATATGATGTGGGATGACTCAGAAGATGGTGGGGGATCTTTAGTTGGTCCATCACGAGGATCTATTGCTTCTTTTTATATATCATATCTTATAAATTTGCAACAAATTAATCCTTTAAAATATAACATCCCTTGGTGGAGGCATTTACATGCCAGTAGACCAGAGATGCCAGATTCAATTTATTTAAAATACTCATAAAAATCTAAAGAAAGGAGGGAGTGCTAGATGGAGGTTGAGCGTATTAACAATAAAATATTATGGACTCAAGAGTGCATAAATTATATTGTTGAACAATATGTCAATAATAAAAAATCAATAGCAAATATAGCAAAAGAAATTAAAACTTCTCCGGGTTCAGTGTCTAAAAAATTAAAAGAAAATAATATACACATAAGAACAGATAGGGAACAAGCTTTAAAATATAGTGCTAATGAACATTATTTTGATGTAATAGATTCCGAGCATAAAGCTTATTGGTTGGGATTCTTATATGCAGACGGCTATATAGTATCCAAAAGAAAACACAACAGCAGAAAAGTGGGACTTGCTTTAAGCATTAAAGATATGGAACGATTAGAAGCTTTTACAGAAGATATTAATTTTACCGGACCTATAAAAATATATACCACCAATAGTTCTTATAAAGAAAATACTGTTTATGGAAGAGTATTAATTGCGAGTGAACATATGGCCCAACAACTTATCGAAAAAGGCTGCATTGAGCAAAAGACCAAACAACTTGTTTTCCCAGACGATTCTATTGTACCAAAACAATATAAGTATGATTTTATACGTGGATATTTAGACGGGGATGGAAGTATAACGGTTGATATAAAAAATGATAAGGTCATTAATGCTTATATTGGTTTTACTGGCACAAAAGAATTTTTAACCGGACTAAAAAACTATCTTGGAAAAAGTAAATTAGAATTAGACAAAAGATATAGGGACAGAAACGACAATATTTATGCACTTAATATTGGCGGTTCAATGCAAACAATTGAAATGTGCTATAGGCTCTATGGACATGCTACAACTTATATGGATAGAAAATATCAGAAGTATAGATTAATAGTAAATGAGTATTTTAAAACGGGTCGAGCTGAATAGAAATATTTGGTGTTAAGTTTCATAAACTCTGATTGCAAAGAGGTGTAGCGAAAGCTGCTAACGGTATCAGTGAACTAAGACTGCTTATATGACAATTATAAGCCATTTGTCCAAAGGCGAATAAGCTGACTAAGAGAACCTGAAGGTCTTTCGTAAGATAGCTGTGGTAATACCGTGCTATACAAGATGTATGTGTAACGACTATCTCAAAGGAGAGTAAGGTGGAGATTGCTACCACTTGAAAGATGAAACACCTGACCGCTAAAGACGAAGGTGAAAATATAGTCTAGTCTTTATGGAAACATAAAGTATCTCGGTAGATATTGATACAGAAGCCTCAAAAAGGCAAAGGATTATAGAAGCAACAAGAAAAAGATATGGATATGATAAAGTACTTAACATTTGTACATTTAAGACAGAAGGAAGTAAATCGGCAATTCTTACTACTGCTAGAGGAATGAGGATAGATAATGACATAGCACAATATTTAGCTGGAATGATTCCGGTTACCAGAGGAAAAACAGCTTCTTTGACTGAAATGAAATATGGTAACGAAGAAGATAATGTGAAACCTGCAACAGAATTTTTAAATGAATGTAAGAAATATCCTGGCTTATTGGATACTGCTATGGCAATAGAGGGCCTAGTTTGTGGCAGATCAATACATGCCAGTGGAGTAATCATATTTGATGCTCCTTACTTAGAACACAATGCAATGATGAAGGCCCCAAATGGACAGCCTGTTACACAATGGGATATGGATAATTCATCTTATTGTGGTGGACTTAAATTTGATTACTTAACTATTCAAAACTTAGATGCCATGCATTTATGTTTAGACTTTTTAGCCAAATATGGATATATTGAATGGCAAGGTACTTTAAGAGATACCTATAATAAATATCTTCATCCTGATGTATTAGATTATGATTCAGAAGAGATGTGGAAGATGGCAGAGAATCTTGAAATTGTAAACTTATTCCAGTTTCAGACTCAGGTAGGAGCTAAAGCTATCCAAACAATTAAACCTAGATCTTTAACTGAACTGGGTACTGCTAATGCTGCTATGCGTCTTATGGTACAGGGAGAAGATGAAGAACAGCCAATTGATACCTTTGTTAGGTATAAAAACAATATCAATGAATGGTACAAATGTATGAAGCAAAAATATCAGTTAAATGATAGCGAAATAGGAATTATAGAAAAATATTTGAAATCTGTTCATGGTATGGCAACAATGCAGGAAGAAGTAATGCAACTATCTATGGATAAACATATATCAGATTTTACTATGACTGAAGCTAACTACTTACGTAAAAGTATCGCAAAGAAAAAGAAAAAACTACAGAAAGAAGCACATGATAAATTTTATAAGCATGGATTAGAGATAGGTACACGAATTAATATGCTTGATTATGTATGGAACGAAGTTATAAGAAAACAGCTTGGATATAGTTTTAGTCTCCCTCATATCGTTGCTTATTCAACTATTGCAGTACAAGAAATGAATTTAGCTTATCATTATCCATTGATTTATTGGAATGCAGCTAACCTTATTGTTGATGCTGGTGCTAATGAAGAGATAGAAGATAATAAATCGACTAAGTATGGAAAGATAGCTTCAGCAATAGCCAATTTTAAGCAGCGTTCAATCATAGTAGACAGACCTCTTATCAATGAAGCAAAGTTTTCTTTTGTCCCAGATGAAAAGAACAATCGTATTATTTTCTCTTTTAAAGGACTTTGTGGAATAGGTGATGATATAGCTCGTGCCATTGTAGAGCACCAGCCTTATAGTTCATTTGAAGATTTCTGTAAACGTATGGTAGACACTAAGATTATTGGTACTGCTAAAATGATTATTCTAATTAAAGCTGGTTGTTTCAATGAACTTGATTCTCCAGATCGCATGGAAACAATGAAAAAGTTTCTTTCTCGTAATGTATTTACGCCTACAGATAAGCTGACTATGCAACAGTTTAACTCAGCGTTGGAATATGACATCTTTCCAAAAGAGATGGAAACAATGATTAGAATCAAGAATTTCAAAGCGTATGCTTTACATGAGAGTTTCTTCTTGAAAAACATAATAGACGAAGAAAAAAAGGTACCTAAAAAAGGATATCATGACAGATATTTTGCTCTTGATGAAAGAGGTACAGAGTTTTTGATGGAGCACTTTAATACATGTATTGTGGGTACAAAGGAGGATGGAGTAATTATTTCAGAGAAGCTCTTTAATAAAGAATGGGACGCTCTTATCCAACCATTGAAAGATTATATGGCTTTACCTGAGACACTTCAATTATATAACCAGAAAAAACTTGACTCAACAATGGAATCTTATGCATCTGGATCATTAGAACAATGGGATATGGAATCATTAAGCTATTACCCGGATCGACATGAGTTGTGGAATTTGAATGAGCCAAAATATGGAGTAGTTGATTATAATTCACTCTCTGAAACTCCTCTCGTATATCAATATATTACGAGAAGAATACGAGGAGAAATTAAGCATACTCCTAAATTCCAGATTGTTCGATTAGCTGGAACTGTTTTAGATTCTGATAACAACAAACATTTGGTAACTTTACTCACTAATCATGGTGTAGTGACCTGTAAATATAACAAAGGTCAGTATAGTTATTATAATAAAAGAATTTCTGAGCAGACACCTGCAGGCAAGAAAAAAGTTCTGGAAGAGTCTTGGTTTAAAAGAGGTTCTAAAATCATTGTTTGTGGTTATAGGCGTGAAGATCAATTTGTTGTCACGAAATATGCAGACACTGTTTATACTCATACAACTAATAGAATTGAGGAAATTTACAATGATGGAACAATATTGGCTCAAACAGATAGAAAGAAAGTTGGTGAAGGATAATAGAAACTGTAGTTGAACAGGTACAGTTCAAAGGTCTTTTAGAAGAGCAAAAATACTATAATGATTCTACTCACTGGGGCATATTTTATGCAACAGTGAGAGAAATAACTGTAGGAAATCTTACAAAAGGCATGAGATATTGTATTAAAGGAAATATTCATACGCCTATTATAGGAAAAGTTTACGACATAAAAGGTGAAATGGACTACAGCCCCACCTGGGGAGAGCAAATTAGTATTCTTGAAAGCTCTATGAATAATGATTTAGCTGAAACTGATATTAGAGGTCAAAAATATATTCTCTGCAAACTATTCCCCAAACATGTACAAAGAATGTATGAGACTTTAGATAATCCTTACTTAGCTTTAAAAGAAGGGAACGTAAAAGAACTTACAAAAATTAAAGGATGTGGCCCTAACGTAGCTACTAAGTGGATTGAGAAATTTAATGATACTTATGACAAACACAAAGCTTATATTGATTTAGCCAGATATTCTATTACTGATAAATTGATAGAAAAGATTATTAAATATTATCATGAAGACGTAGATAAAGCTGTTGATGTAGTAAAAAATCATCCATATGATTTGACAATCATAAGAGGGATAGGTTGGAAAACAGCCGATGATATAGCACTGCAGAATGGAGCTGATCCTTATGGCATAGATCGGATTGAAACTTGTATTAAAATGTTTCTAAGGAATCAAGGAGAGAATGGAAAATCATTTAGTTATTCAGAAGAAATCATGCAAGAGTTAATAGATAAAATAGGAGAAGAAGTACCTGATTTGAATATCGCTGAAGCGATACATGATTTACAAGATTCCCAAATGATTGTATGGAATAAAGAAAAAACTAAGATAGGATTGAAATGGTATTATGACTTAGAATATTCGATAGCTGAACATTTAGTAAGATTAAAAAATGCCCCTAATAAATTTAAGTATAGTAACTGGCTAGAGATAATTAAAAAGAAAGAAAAAGCTCAAGGATGGGATTATACAGAGCAACAGCTTGAGGGTATTAAAATGGTTCTCGATAATCAGTTATGCTGTATCTCCGGTTACGGCGGAACAGGTAAGACGAGTATTATTGATGGTATTCTTACTATCCTGCAAGATTATAAAAGTGTAACAGTAGCTTTAGCCGGAAGAGCTGCGGCGAGAATTAGTGAAGCTTCTGGTAAAGAAAGTCAAACAATTCATAAGTTACTCAAACTCAAATATGGAGATCCAAGAACACCATTTGACTATGAGTATGATCCTTTAGATTATGACATTATTGTAGTGGACGAAATGTCTATGATTGATGGTTATCTTTTTAAGCAATTACTGAAAGCGTGTGCTACTGGAACAAAAGTAATCTTTATTGGAGATGTGGGGCAGCTAGAATCTATAGGTTCCTGTGCAGTAGCTGCTGATATGCTTGAATCTAAATATATATCTTCAATTTTCCTTGATAAAATTCATAGACAAGCTCAGAAATCAGCGATTATTACTGAAAGTATTCGAGTGAGACAAGGAAAACAATTAACTTCTGATGGGTGGACTGGAGAAGAAACAAGAGGTGAACTTCAGGACATGATTCTTAATTGCTATACTGATAAATCTAATACATATCATAATATAGTGCAGTATTTTAAAGAAGAAATCAAACATGCTAAATCTATTCTGGATGTGCAAATCATTGTTCCTTGTAAACAAGGAGTGTCTTCAGTAGCTTCTTTAAATCATATAGCTCAACAGATATACAACCCCAAATCAAAAAAGCAATACAAAATTATGAAAAGTGGAGTAGTTCAATGGGTATTAAAAGTAGGAGATAAAGTTATAAACAAACAGAATAAGTACCAGATAATTAATTCTGATGGTTCAGTTGTAGATATCTTTAATGGAAACTTAGGCATCATAAAAGATATAAAAGATGATTATATCCTGATAGATTTTCAAGGAATTGGCTATGTAGAAGTACCTAAATCACATGCTCCTTATATAGAGCTTGGATATGCAATAACTTGTCATTCAGCTCAAGGAAGTCAGTTTGATACAGTTATTGGAGGAATAGACTTTTCAATGTTTATTATGCTTAATAAAGAACTCTTATACACCATGATTACTAGAGCCAGTAAAAAATTTATACTATGTGCTCAGACTAAGGCTCTGCAATACGCAATTACTAAAGAACAGATTATCCATAGACAAACTTATCTTATGGATGATTTAGATGAATTATGTAACAAGAAATTTGATTTTTAGGAGGTATAAATATGGATGAATACAAAGAGCCATCATATAAGAATATGACAATTACACAGGTGATTGATAGATTATCAGATATTGCTGATAGCGCTCAATATTGTGAAATAGAAGGCATCTTATGTAGAGCAATTGCTATGCTTAAAGACTATAGATCAATAGATGAATTTATTAATGAACCGATGGGAGGCGGGTATTATGGCGTTTAGTCACGATATTACTTTCTGTGCAGGAGAGTTAGTGGATTGTCCTAAAAAAGAATCCTGTTATAGATACAAAGAAGTAGATAGATTCCAGCCAGGAGAAGTATTTTCTATGGCTACTCTATATAAAGCAGCTTGTTGTGAAGCTAATGATTTTCAATTATTCATAGGAGATAACAATGAAATGTGTGAGGAAAGAACAATATGAGTGTATATATTTAACAAAACAAAATCGAGAAGAAGTTTTGAAAATATTTGAGCCTAATATTGATGGTGAACATATATTTATCAAAGAAGATAATGACAGGCATTGTATTGTTGAACATCTCGGTTGGTATAGAACATATTACTTCTATAATCGGTGGTATGTTTTAGGATTAGAAGATTATACATGGAATTGCTATACAGACGAAGAATTTAAAGAAGAATTTGAATTAGTAGAAGGGAGGTAACTAAAATAATAGTTTTAGATGACAAAAACTTTTGTGTAAAAGAAGTTGCTAGTATGGAACCGCCACATATCAACATCATTGCCGTGTATCCAGTGGAATTTATTGGTGATCCAGTGCTAGAAGAAAATATCCCTAAAATGCTTTCGGTAGTTAGAGAATATATTAAAGAGTATGAATCATATTTAACATTTAAAACAAAGATAGGGAATACTGTATGGGATTCAGAGAAACTTAAATATGGCAATATAGCATATGAGCACCAGGAAAGAGCAGATAAATTAGCAGAAAAAATGAACGAAGGTATTAGTCCTTATTTTTGGTATGTTGGCAAAGTATCTGAGAATGTAGTATTCAATGAAATTTCACGAAAAGTTGATTACGCAGTATGTTTAGAAAAGATGATTTGAGAGATAAGGAGGACAAGAGTGAAAATTAATAGAATTAAAGATTTTGAATCATTTTTTAAAGTAGTAGATAAATGTAAAGGAAGAGTAGATATTGTCTCACCGGAAGGTGACAATATTGTCCTTAACAGTCAGTTATGCAGATTTGTTTTAACTGCTTTGGTACAGTCAGGGGACACTTTATTAGATACTCTTGAATTGCATTGTGAGAACCCTGATGATGCAGCTTTGTTTATTAAATATATGATGGAGGAATAAAATGAAAAGATTAAATATTTATTTAGCTGGTGCTTGCAAAGGATTAGTTGATGAAGGGACATCTTGGAGGAATGAAGCTTTTGAGAGATTTATTTTAGCACAAAAGTATTTAGATCTTATTGCATATCACTTATATGATCCAACAGAGTATTTTCCTAGAGATGGCTCTAAATCTATTACAGCCAAGCAGACAAAAAATTTCTATATAAAGTATCTCATCGCCAATAGTGATTTGATTTTAGTAAACCTTAATAATACTGAAAATTCTGTGGGAACTGGACAGGAATTACAATATGCAGTTGATAAAGGGATACCTGTTATTGGATTTGGGAAACAGAATGTATATGAATGGCTTCCTGAAGATTGTGATGTAGTGTTTGATACTCTTGAAGAAGCTGTTGATTATATTATTAATTATTACGATTAAGGAGAATGTGTATGACAGTACAGGAATGGTTAGGAACAGAGAATCAATTAGGACAAGACATTTGGGAAAGAAAATACAGATATGAAAATGAAACTTTTGATGAGTGGATTAATCGTGTATCTGGTGGAAATTCAGAAATTGCTAATTTAATTAAAGAGAAAAAGTTCTTATTTGGAGGTCGCATTCTTGCTAATAGAGGTCTTGAGAATAAAGGACGTAAAATTAGTCTCAGTAATTGCTATGTAATTGAACCACCAGAAGACAATATTGAAAGTATCTTTGACTGCGCTAAAAAACTTGCTCGTACATATAGCTATGGTGGTGGATGTGGAGTTGATATTAGTAAATTATCTCCAAGAGGTGCAAAGGTCAATAATGCCGCTAAAGAAACAACTGGTTCTGTATCATTTATGGACTTATATTCTATGGTTACTGGATTAATCGGGCAAGCGGGACGTAGAGGAGCTTTAATGCTTAGTCTTTCATGTGAGCATCCAGACTTAGAAGAGTTTATTGGTATTAAATCAGACCTTGATAGAGTCACAAAAGCTAATATTTCTATTAGAATTACAGACAAGTTTATGGCTGCGGTAAAGAATAAAACTCCATTTACTTTATCATTTACTAGGTTAGAAACAGGAGAAACCATCACTAAAGAAATTGATGCATATGAAATGTTCCATAAAATGTGTGAAATGAACTGGGATTATGCTGAACCTGGAATGCTTTTCTGGGACAGAATCAATAACTGGAATTTACTTAGTTGTGATGATGAGTTTGAATATGCAGGAACAAATCCATGCGCAGAAGAACCTTTGCCAGCGGGAGGTTCATGCCTTCTTGGTAGCATTAACCTAGCTGAATTTGCATGTGATACAGGATTTGATTTTGAGAGTTTTAAGCATTGTGTCAAATCGTCTGTTATTGCATTAAATGAAGTATTAGATGAAGGACTTCCACTCCATCCATTAAAAGAACAAAGAGAATCTGTATATGATTGGAGACAGATTGGACTTGGAATCTTTGGTCTTGCCGATTTGCTTATTAAACTGGGAATTAAATATGGTAGTCCAGAAGCCATTGATTTATGTGACATGATTGGACATACTATGGCAGATATGGCAATTAAAACATCTGCTGTGTTAGCAAAAGAATATGGTGTATATCCTAAATATAAACCAGAAGCGGTAGAACAATCAGCGTTTTATAGTAAAAATGCATTAGGAGAAACAAAAGAATTAGTAGAATCATTTGGACTTAGAAACTCTCAGTTACTTACAATTGCACCAACTGGATCTCTTTCAACTATGCTTGGTGTGTCTGGTGGTATTGAACCTATTTTTGCAAACTACTATACAAGAAAAACAGAGTCTCTTAAAGGTCATGATGAATATTATAAAGTCTACACTCCAATTGTAAAAGAATATATGGATAAACATGGATTAAAAGATGATTCTGAATTACCAGATTACTTTGTAACAGCTCAGACACTGGATTATAAGAACAGAATCTATATGCAAAGTATTTGGCAGTCACACATTGATGCATCTATCAGTTCTACTGTTAATGTTCCAAATGATTTTACAGTTGAACAGGTGGAAGGATTATACATGACTGCATGGGATGCAGGATTAAAAGGTGTAACTATCTTTAGAGATGGATGTAAACGTGCAGGTATTCTTACTATTAAAGAGAATGTAGAAGATATTGTAGAAAAACCTCACAGATTAGAAAGAGGAATGATCATCAAAGCAGATGATAATTGCATTGGCAAAAAGAGAACTCTTAGGACAGGTTGTGGAACACTCCATTGTGAAGCTTTCTTTGATCCAGACAATGGCCAGTTGCTTGAAACTTATTTCAGTAAAGGGTCTTCCGGTGGGTGTAATAATTTTATGATTGGACTTTCGAGAATGATTTCTTTGGCAGCTAGAGGCGGAATTGATGTTTATTCCATAGTAGATCAGTTAAAATCTTCTGGTACCTGTCCATCATATGCGGTTAGAACAGCTACTAAACACGATACATCTAAAGGCAGCAGTTGCCCTGTAGCTATTGGAAATGCTCTTCTTGAAATGTATGAAGAGATGATGGATGAAGTAGGTTTTTCAGATGTTGAAGAAAAAGAATTAGAAGTTATTACACCTAAGATTGTACCAGTTTCTAAGGCGAAATGTCCTCAGTGTGGTGGAGAATTAGTTTTTGAAGGTGGCTGTAATACTTGCAAGAATTGTGGATGGAGTAAATGTGATTAATGAAAGTAATAGAAAAAGGTGACAAGCTCTATTATACAAGAATTTTTCCTACAGTAGGTATTTATGATGTCTGTGACTTAACTGTTCGTACAGTTACAGACACCTACTTTGTAGGTATGGATAAAAGAGATAAACATGAGTATCTCTTAGGATTTAATACTGTAGGAGAAGTAGTATTTGATAGTAAAAAAGTCGCATTGAATAAAGTACATGAAGCTGAGAAACATAAATTAAATATCAGTGATGAGACTGACTATGAGGAATATTAACAATGATTGATAAAGAAGTTATTGATAAAGAAAGAATGTATGCTGAAAATCAGCTTAAAGAAAAATCTGGCAGTAATATTGTTGTAGAATGGATGTCTGAAATAAAAGAGCTTGCGAAAAATGGATATGAGATATCTAGCGCAAATGCTCGTATGAAGGATGAAAAATTTCAAAGAATTATTGGTATGTGTAATGCAGTTATTATGGTATTAAAGGAGAATTAATATATGGAATTTGCAAAAGCAATAGCATGGATTTCAACTGCTGTAGCAGTAATAATAGGTATGAAAATTACAGAATCTCCATGGTGCTTGTGGGCGTTTTTATTACCATTGTCAATGAGTTAAAGGGAGTAAAAAAACTAAAATGAATTGTCTCAATTGTGATTATTACAGAGAAAGTTATTTATTTAACTGTTGTGAGTTAACGCAAGAGGAATGCTTCTTTATAAAGACAAAAGAACATCCTTGTTACTATATTAATGATGATTATACTTTTAAAGAAGATGTTCCGTTCTTTGGATTTAAGAAAGGAACTGATTCTAAAGAGGTTTTTAAATGGCAAAATATCTAATGAAATATAAAGGTACTTACAGACTAAAAGCTGCAATAGATCAAAGTACCAATGATTATCCCAGAGATGACTCTGGAGGAATAGACCCAAGTTTTGATGATATTTATATCAAATGCTATGGTGGTGCTCAGATATATCATTATGGTTTTTCTACTCTTGTAGCTTATATCCCATCTATAGGAAGAGGACACAATATTTTAAAAGCTATAGCTAATGATATTGGGTTGCCGGAATATAAGACTTATGAAGAATTATACAAAGCACTTGAAGATGAAGGAACTGTACGAAGTATCATGGAAAATGATAAAGAAATAGAATTTAAGTTCCATGCTCGTAAGTTAGAATACATAGCATCTTTTCTTAAACCTGCAACTGCAGGATCAGATATTAGTCCTTTCTCGACTAAGAACTTACCCAAATGTGATTACCCTATTCCTGAGGAAGATTTAGCAGAATACAATGCTATTTTGGATTCTATGGACAACAAGGATTACTTGTTAGTCTCTAGGGTAACTGACGCTTTTTTGACCAATAAACTTCAAAAAAGTAAGCAGTATAGGACAATTGATTTGAAAAAAGATATGAAGAAAAAATGTTTAAAAACTAAAGAATATATCCATTCATTGGGTGAATGGGACAAATATATTGAATATTTAAAAAAGGAGATTTGTAAATGAAAAGAGTTGCAAAATTTGAAAAAGTATCTTATGAACAGTTTGAAACAGCATGGAAAGATTCATTTAGTAAACCGTCAATGGTTACTGATAAAACAATTAAAGATGCCTATTACCCTATTGAACTTCCTCAGAGAGCAACTAAAGGTAGTGCTGGCTATGACTTCTATTCACCATTGTCATTTGTGTTAGAGCCGGGAGAAACAATTAAGATTCCAACTGGTATTCGTTGCGGAATGAACAATGATTGGGTACTAATGTTGTTTCCAAGAAGTGGTTTAGGTTTTAAATATAGAATAAGGCTTGAGAACACAGTTGGCATCATTGACAGTGATTATTTCTATTCAGATAACGAAGGGCATATTATGGTTAAAATTACCAATGAAGGGGTTAAAACTATGAAAGTAGCTAAAGGTGATGGCTTCTGTCAGGGGATTTTCTTACCTTATGGAATTACAGAAGATGATAAAACTGAGGGTACTCGTAATGGTGGATTTGGAAGTACAGATAAATAAAAAATAGAGGCGCTGAATAGAGTGCCTCTAAAGAAAAATGTGTGTTGGTTGTGTATAAGTGAAGTGTATAGAACAACCATCTACACTATATCATACTATTTAACAAAAAGAAAGGATAAAGATGAAAATTCGATTAAATGATTCGACAGATGCTACAGAAATTGTCAGTATTGCCAATAGATTTAAAAATTGTGATATTGATGCACAGTTCGGAAGATATGTTATTGATTTAAAGTCTATTCTGGGAGTCTTATCTTTTGGATTACCAAAAGATATTGACATAAATATTATGGGTCCAGAAATAGATATAGAAATTTTTAATAAAGCTATTAAAAAGTGGAGGATTTAACTATGAAATTTGAAAGAACACATGTATATAACTTTGAAGAAGCACTTTATGGAATGAGACTGCCGTTAATGTCTCATAGTAAGAGTGATAGTGTTTCTTGTGTGCTTGCCGAATGTGGTGAATGCCCATTTGATGACGGGCCTTACGACCAGTGCGGAATGACGGATTATATTATTGGTCCAAATGACATGGATTTATGTCAGAGACTTATCAGTGCCGGACCAGAGCATAGAAAATTTTTAAGACAGATTTCTGTAGCTGTTACTATTACCGCACCGCTTTATTGGTGGAAAGAGTACGATACATACAAAGTAGGAACAGTAGCTAATAGTTCCAGTACAATGCACAAACTTGCTAGTACACCTATTACTTTGGAATGTTTTGAAACAGACGATTTCAATTCAGAGATTGAAGATCCAGCAGCTATTATTGATCAGTGTGAGTATTATAGACAGAAATATCTTGAGACTAAAGACAAGCGTTATTGGAAAGCTTTAGTACGTTGGTTACCTAATGGATGGCTTCAGACAAGAACTCTCAGTTTGAATTATGAGAATCTTCGTTCTATGTATTTTCAGAGGAAGTCTCATAAATTAACTGAATGGCATCAGTTTTGTGACTGGATTTTAACTCTTCCTTATGCTAAGGAGTTAATTACTTATACAAAGGAGAATGCCGCATGATAGTACTTGTAGGAGAATCAGCATCAGGTAAAAGTTCTATTGAAAGAGAGCTTATTGCTTTAGGTTTTAATAAAATAGTTACATATACTACTAGACCTATGAGAAAAGAAGATGTAGATGGAGAAACATATCATTTTATTACAGAAGAGCAATTTAATGATATGATAGAAAAAGATCTTTTTGCTGAACATGCTTCTTACAATGGTTGGCAATATGGAACAGCCAAAGAAGACTGTACAGATGATAAAGTAGTTGTCTTGACTCCTCATGGGCTCAGACAATTAAAGAAGAACAAAGATTTGCATATTATATCTTTCTATATTGATGTTCCTCGAAGGGATAGATTAATTAAAATTCTGGAACGTGGTGACGACATAGAAGAAGCCTATAGGAGAAATCTATCTGATGTGGGTCAATTTGATGGTATTAAGGATGAAGTAGATTATGTAATTTCAAATAAAGGCTATTCATGGAGTCCTTTAAATATGGCTCATATAATCAAAAGGAGTATGGAATGGATGAAATGTTAACTCCAACAGATATACAAAAACATCTAAAAATAGGACGTAACAAAACATATCAGCTTATTCAACTAAGTTCTTTCCCTAAAATAAAAATAGGAAATACATACAGGATTCCTAAAGAAAAGTATCTTAAATGGATATCTGATAATATACGTAAAACAATATTTTTATAGTAAAAAATGGGAGCTATATCGAAATGATATAACTCCCTTATTTTTAATCAAGTAAATTTATGACTTCTGATTTATGTTTATTCATGATATGCATATATATGTTATAAGTTGTGGAAACATCTTCATGTCCAAGTATCTCTGATATTACCTTGATATCTACAGGTTGGTTCTGTTCCCATCCTTTCTGCAGCAGCATAGATCCGAACGAATGCCTAAGATCATGTAGGCCGAAGCCATTAGATTCGATGCCGGCTCTCTTGAGGATCGCTTTAAGCGTCCTGGTAAGAGTTGACTGTGATGGTGGAATATTATTTTCAGTTACGAATATATGGTCATCTCCGGATGCTTCCAGTCCAGGAGACACAGTTTTAAGCCAGAGCAGCTGTTCCTTTGCACGATTTGCCAGAGGAATAACTCTGATTGACTTAGGACGTTTTGGTGTATCTATGAGCCACTGATATTTGCTATCTACTTTGATACGCTCCATTGTCTTATCTATGTTAATGGTATTATTCTTAAAATCTATATCTTTCCATGTGAGAGCATAAGCTTCTCCTATACGCATGCCAGTATAAAGAACTAATAGACAGAACCTGGCATTACGTCCATAGATGTAATCACCTGTCCTTACACCCGGCAAAGCAGAATCTGCTTTCATAAGAGCCGTCTTATAAAACTTCTCAGCTTCTTCTAAAGATAAGAAAGAGTGTTCTTTCTTCTGTACTGCATATTTTGACTTATGCGGCATCTTAATCCCTTTTGCAGGATTCTCTGTGATGATATTACAGGATACAAGATAGTCGAAAACAATATTGAAAAGAGTGCGTGTCTTTTTAACAGTGCTCTCAGAATATTTCTTCGACATATTTGTATAGTATGTTTGAATAACGATCTTGTCTATAGCAGCCATCTGAACATCAGCAATCGGATTAGTTTTAATATAGCAGCGATTTGTAGACTGAAGAGTAGCATAGTTATTTGTCTTGAAAGTCGGCTCCAACGTCTGCAGAATATTATCTATACATTCCCCAAGAGTCATCTTACGATAATCTTTTTGGTTAACCTTCATACTCTTAGCTTCAAATTCTTGTATCTTGCGTTTTACGTCAGCTTTTGTCCTTCCTACAAATTCTTTTCGGCTTGTCATACCAACATATTTCTTACGGTACCTATAGTATGTAATGTCATTCTTTGTTACAGTATCCCATGATCCTGAACCTTTTTCCCTTCTTGCCATATACATCCCTCCGTTGTACAAAATTACACTAATTTTACTTACAAAATAAAAAACTTTACTTTTTTCCAAAATTATGATAATATGAATTATGTGTTAAGTAAATTATAGCATACGGATAAGGATGAAGCAATAATTATTTCCCCCTTATCAATGCGGAAAATGAAATATTCCCCCTTATTTCCCCCTTATGAATTAAATTTAATAGGGTGAAAAGGGTATAAACTAACACGACTAGGTATCAAGTTTGACAACTGAATATCTCTTATAAAGTGGCTTTAAAGCCAGTAAAATCAATACTTTTCAGTATTTACAAAGGTTTCAAAAGATTGATTTTCAAGATACGCGCCTGTAGCTCAGTGGATAGAGCAGTGGTTTCCGGTACCATGAAAAACCGACTTAGAGCCTTATAAAACAAGCACTTCTTAAAAACTTCACCCTTATTTCACCCTTATTAAATCGAAAAGAGGTAGTTAAAAAATGGCAAGAGTAAGAAAAGTAGAGCTTACATCAGAAGAAATTAAGGCACAAATTACATCTATAGAAGAACAAATTACTAAGCTTACAGAAGATATCAAAGGCTTGAGAGTGCAGAAAAAGAATCTTTCTAAAGATTTTGTTGCAGCAGAGAAGAAAGAAGCAGCCGTAAAAGAAGAACAGTCTATGAAAGATCTTGCCAAATTACTTCGAGAAAAAGGACTTTCTGTAGAAGACGTTCGGAATATGCTTGATAAAGAATCAAAGTAAAAAAATGGGTAGCCAAGTATAATGCTTGACTACCCATAAATTATAGTACATTGTCTTTTGTATATCTGACTTCCAGAGATTCAATATCTGGAAGTAATTTCTCATGATAAATATCATTTCCACCAGCCTTTTCATAAAGCTTTCCCATCTCTAGGAATGTCTTTAATCCATCCGGTGTGATGTACCCTTGTGCCATAAAGTCTCTATGCATTCTCCAGAGAGAACTTCTAAATGATGCTACAGTACACTCATCTTGATTAGTTATAAAGTTCTGCATCAAAGTTGTAAGATCAGTAAGCTGTGTGCTCAGAGTATTTTGATTTGTTCTCAGATCATCTCTGATATTAATGGACTGGTCATGATAATTATGTTGAGACTGCTCAAAATCAGCAATTTTCTGTTCCATATCAGACAACTTCTTCTCTAAAGCTTTCTTCTGTAGAGATGCTTTTGTTTCGAGACCAAGAACATCAAGAAGTTTCTCCCATCCAGCTTTTAAAGCTATAACAAGCATTGCACAAAGAAGTAAAGATATGATCACATTGATCTCACCAAACTCATGGATTTTCTGTATCTGTTCAATACCCATGATGTACCTCCTTATGCCTTAGTAATATATTTGGCTGATACATAGCCAACATATTCATTTTTAGTAATTGATACTTTGTACCATCTGTTACCTTTAGTATCTTTTGTAACTCCGAGGACATTAACAAGATTGTCTTTATTTAACATCGGATACTCTGGAAGTAATGGATGTTCAGTACCGGGTTTTTTGCGAACATTCAATTTACTTGCAGTTACTTTTCCTACAAATGGATATTTTTTTGTAGTTGTTGCAGCAGGAGTATTAGGATTTTTAATGTTAGATTTTTCTACATACCCTATATATTTTGCAGCGATACGAACCTGATATCTTGTACCAGATTCACCGATGATATCCACAAGATTACCTGCATTAAGTTTAGGATATGTACTTAGCTTAGAAGCTCCTGTAACGTCTGAGAATACATCTGTTCCATTAGCTGTACAAGAACCTACCCATGCAGTATAAGATGGCTGTACAGGTGCAGTAGATGTTAAAATAGATGTGACAATAGAATAGTCTGGACGACAGAATTTAGTGCCTGGAAGATTAGAATTGTAATAAGATTTAGCAAAAACTCCTCCACCATTTGGAACAACAGTAGAGCCAGCTGAAGTATTCCCTTCAATAGTATAAAACTTATCACCTTCAACTTTTGTGACAATTCCTGTATGTGCAAAAGTACCGTTACGATAGAAGATCACAATGTCTCCTCGCTGTGGATTTGCATACTTTGTGAAGAGATTTCCAAGAGTAGGACAGTATACATAAGGCCAATGTTTAAGGAGTTTTTTAGCTACATCAAGACCGAATGTTTTCATCATGCACCAACTCACAAACGCTGCACACCAAGCCTGTGCCTGATACTGAGGATATACGTCTCTCCAGTATTTAGTGTAGTTATTGTAACCTGCATTTGCAGTTTTATCATCAAGCTGAGAATTAGATTTCTTCTCTAAATATCCAACCTCATTTTCAGCGCAAGCAATAAGAGCATCAATAGCTTTATCTTTATTCATAGTATCACTTCCTTGTGTAGTTGTTGGTTTGAGAGAGTTTGTAGAAGTAGTAGAAGATTTAGAATAGTCTTTATAGAATACACTTCGATCGGTTTTTGTTGGAATACCAGGAATGGTTGCCTTACTAGAATATTGCCATCCAATAACACCAGTAGAAGCAGGAACTCTTAATCTTTCCTGTAATTCACCGGTATCATTATTAGGATATCGAGCAACCCAGCAATCGTACTTTTTAGCACCTTTTGGTAGTTGATACTGATACCAAGAATAACCACAGTAAATACCAAATTTATATCCAGCTTTGACAATAATAGCTCTAAATGCTTCAATCATTTTCATCATTAAACTGTCAGATAAATTCTCCTGACATTTATCCTCTATATCAAGAAACACAGGATAATCCAGTTTTCTTTTATTCAATGTTTTAATAACTACATTTGCTTCATTTTTAATTTGAGCAATAGTAGTAGCATAGCTGTATTTATAGACTCCAACAGGAATTTTATTCTCAATACAGCCTTTATAATTAGGTTCGAATGTGCTATCAACAATATTTCCTTTTTCTGTAATTCTTAGGATAGCGAAGCCCATTCCATAACTAGCAACAGTTTTCCAGTCGATGTTTCCATTCCATCTGGAAACATCAATTCCTTTAATTTCTGCCATAATATCAAGCCTCCTTTTAGTCAATAAAAAAGAGAGGCTTTTAATCCTCTCTTTCAAGTTCTTTCAACATATTAAGTTCTGATTCAGAAATAATCTCAAGCGCCCATTCATCTGGCACATAGTTTTTCATTCGCTTACTCATATTATTTTTTCTATAATATTTATTCCAGAAATACAGATTCCCAAGAGCACGAGCTTTATGCATAACACATATATAAGTAGCTTTTGAGTCAGGAGTACCATTCACTTGATAATCATAACCAGAACAATTAGAACATCCTGCAGCTATAGGACAATAGAAACATTCATCTGTACTCTGTGTCCTTCTATCTATTTTTGCCATACAATTAATTCTGCATTTATAACATTCTGTGCATCCTATACCATTATCTACATCACCAATAGAGTACGGTTCTTGCTCTCCATTAAGAGAAGATTCCATATATCTGATACATGGAAATATGCGACCTTGAGGATCGCAAGCAATCATTGAATTACCAACGCCTCCACACCAACTTTGTAAATCATCAGGATCTTTAGGCTGAAAGAAGTCTTCATTATAAAGGGAACAGAAGAAATCACGTTCAAAATCAAAATTCTGTTCCAAGAAATAATCAGATATACGTTTCATTTGATCATAAAGAACAGTTGCATGTACAGGTGTCCAACCCTTTTCATATACACAATTGGCATTGATTTCATCATATCCAAGATCGACCATATGCTTAATAGCATCGTATAGAAAGCTGATATTGCCCGGAGCAATTGTGATCTTGCTTCCCATATGATTTCCACGTTTCATCCAATCTGACGCAGCATCGACAGCTATGTCATAACTTGGACCACCATCTGGAAAAACTCGACAGGAATCATGTAATTCTTTATTCCCATCAATAGTAACTGAGAAAGATAATCTATTGGCCCACTTACGAAGAAATGCTTGTACTTTTTCGTCTCTGTATAAAACACCATTTGAACAAATAGAGAACATAGTTTTCATGGCCCAAGGATGATCCAACTCTATGAGTTTATCCATAATATAAGTACAGATTTGATCTATAAGCTCTATCTCAAGAAAGGGTTCTCCTCCAATGAAATCTACAACCAATCCAGGAGATTTCTCTGGATTGATATAAGATTTAAAACCTTTTTCACCTGATACAACTAAATCAAAGAATTTCTTAGCTGTTTCAAACGACATTCGATTTTTTCCTTTGTGTCCTTGGTAACAATATAGACACGCAAGGTTGCAATCATCAGTTACTTGAAAAGTGATACTCTGTGTTAATATTCTTTGTCCGTCATCGGTTTTTACCTTCTTAGATGGATAAAGTCTAGCTATCTGGTCCGAATATTGTTCTGTCCTTTTCATGCTATTCCCTCTAATTCTGGAATCTCACAATTACATTTAATAGTAATAGTCATTTCGTCAGAATTATTTGGAATAATCCAACTATACTGATGACCTTCGAGGTATTCTGGGATGTATTCCTTTGCCATCTCATTTGCAAGAGCAGCATACTTTCTCTGTAATTCTGCACCACGTTTATTGTAAGACATAAGAGTATCTCCATTGATGAGTTCTAAATCGCTTGGATGTGATTCAATAACTCTCTGTACAATGTCTTTTACGAAGTTTAATTCAAAATTAACTCTTTCAAGCTCTGTAGCTTTTTCTTTATCAACCTTTACGATTATTTTTCTCATATCCTTATATTCCTTTCATTCTTAATTATTTATCAGAAGCTGTTTCCGTTTTTTCTTTAGTTTCTTCTTTAGTTTTTTCTGTTGTTGTTTCAGTGGTCTCAGTAGGAGCTATGGTTTTATCTGTAGCTAATGAGATATTAATAACACTTCTTTCATTGGAGATTTCTTCTGAAATACTTTCAATTTTCATTCCAGTATAATCTTTCTGGGTATTCCCATAAATAATTTTAAAACCTGTTCTATTTTCATCAGTAATCATATCCTTAATAGTGTTTAAAGATTTATCAGAATTGAAGATAGAAATAGTAGCCACGATATTTCTATTCATATCATTTCCCAACCCATCTTTATATCCTTCATATGAATATGTATCGTTAGCACGAGTAATAATTAGTTCTTGTCCATCTTTTAAAATAAGTTTCATAACAATTCCTCCTGTAATTTAAACATGGACCAAAGCATTACACTTTGATCCATGATCCGTTTTGTTTTACAAATATTTTTCCTGATTTACGGGTGATTCGACAGAAACCATTTCCGGTATGGCCTGTTTCATTTGTTCCATCAGGTGATTTAAATGATTGATTTCCTGCTATAGTTTGCGCATTGGTAAGGTAGTAAGAAGAATTTACATAATTACCACTTGGATAATTAGCAGCAGTAGCTGAAGTGTAAACATATCCTGAACCTCCGCCATTATAGCCTTGGTAGTTAGTGCTGTCACTATAATCAGAACATGCACCACCACCATACCATCCACCTCCACCACCGCCGGAACCATAATTATAATTAGTTCCAGAAGTTGTTGCAGAACCACCTTGACCAAACGAACCATTTGTACCTGCAGCAGTTTGTGTAGCTCCATATCCAGAAGCAGAAGAACCACCAGTAGTTCCACCGCCATATTTTGTTGTAAGCGAATTTTCTGATGATGAACCTCCGCCGCCACCAGCGACAATAACTCTAGCATAAAGATCATTTTTTCCTATACGAACATCGGTTGCACCGCCGCCACCTTGTCCATAACTACTATAATTATAAGTTCTTGAGCAACCTTTTCCTCCTCCGTTAAATCCACCAGGTGTTTCACCTGTTGAAGTTGTAGCTTCTGGTTGTCCACCAACATAAATATATAAATCCGTAGAATTTTTAGTTAGAGTTATGGTTCCGACAGAATATCCTCCAGCACCACCATAATAACTACTATATGAACCGCCTTGAGCGCCCCAGCATTCTATAATATATTTTCCTCTTGGAAGTGATATAGCTTGAGCTGTTCCTGTATAAGCAAAATCCATTACAGCATTAGCGCCAGCATCATAAATTTTATTGTTCATTTTCATAAATACTGAAGCTGCTTTTTTAATTTCATTGTTCATTTTACAATGTAGAGTTTTCTTTTTGACATAACAGGTAATCCTACAATAGCCATTATCAGAATGACCAGTTTCTGTAGCACCAGAAGGAGATTTGAAAGATTCATTGCCAGATAAATTAGAAGCATCAGAAAGATAGTAAGATGAATTTAGAAGACAACCTTGAGGATAGTTAGAAGCAGAAGAGGAAGTATAAACGTAACCAGAACCGCCACCGCCACCGCCATCATCATCTCCAGAACCATCAGGATAAGTACCTTGTCCACCGTACCATCCTCCGCCACCAGCTCCACCATAACCTGAAGCGTAATAACATCCAAAACCACCGAAACCAAAACCAGCAGCACAATTAGAAGAAGAGTTTGTGGTGCCTTGTGAATTAATAGCACTTAAAGATGAATATGAAGCAGTTTGAGATCCACCATATCCATATGAACCACATCCAAAATTTCCCCTAGTACCAGATACACCACCTGCATACCCACCACTATAATTAGGACTACCATCAGAACCACCGCCGCCTGCAACGATAACACGGGCGTATAAAGAAGCACTTCCAATACGAATATCAGTAGCGCCACCACCACCTTTATAATTGTATCTATATCCACCACCATTGAAACCTCCGGGATAGATTGAATTTGATGCTGATGTAACAGAATTTCCAGATCCACCGACATATATGTATATAGTAGTTTTTTGAGTCAATGTTAAAGTTCCTGTAGAATAGCCACCTTTTCCACCATAACTAGAATTAGAACGATAACCTCCCTGTGCTCCCCAGCATTCAAGAACATATTTTCCAGGCTCAAGGGTTACAGATTGAGCTTTACCTGTATAAGCAAAATTCAATACACTCTTTTCTGAGTTTCCACCGTACACAGAAGATACAGAACAAACAGCAGTACAATTATTATCACATGAAGCTTCACAAGAAAAGCCGCATGAATTATCACAAGAACCACCACATCCACCTGTACAGGTTCCTTTGCACCCGCCAGTGCAGTCATTGGCGCAAGTGGTAGTGCAAGTAGTATTACAAGTGCCAGAACAACCACCAGAACAGGTAGAATCACAACCATAACAACCAGTATAACAACCGGAATCACAATTTCCTGAGCAATTACTTGAGCAAGATCCACCACAACTGGTGCAGTCGTTGGCACAAGAAGCAGTGCAAGTATGTTCGCAATCATAAGCACAAGTAGCAGTACATGCAGCATTGCAATCATTAGAGCACCTTTGAGCACAGGCGCTTGTACAGTCTCCATCACAGTTGTTCCCACAGCCAGTGCATCCGGTTACACAAGCATTTGTACAAGCTCCGGTACAGTCATTAGCACATTTGGCAGTACAGTCAGAACAAGTACTTCCTGAACCTCCCTTACAAGTTCCATCACAATATCCAGAACATCCACCAGTACAGTTAGTAGAGCAAGAACCACCACAAGAACCACCACATCCACCAGATGATGAATGAGTGCAGTCAGTAGAACAAGAAGTTCCGCATCCATTACTACAAGCCATAAGCCTCACCTTCCTTTCAGTCTTTTATTCATAAGTAATCCAAATATCTCCATTTTTTCCGTCACTAGCTGCAGGTTCCGTTGTTGAAAGATGAATACCTATTTCAGCTAACGACCAACTTACGTTTCCAGATCCATTTACAGATTTACTTGTATTTCCTACAGTAACGGTTCTTGTTGTTCCCCAATTAGCAGTAGTAATATTAGCTGTACCATCAAAATTCGTACCATTAATAGTTCGTGCGGTTTTTAGTTTTTTAGCAGAGCCGCCACTACCTGTTCCGTGAAATATAATCGGCATAGTTAAGCCCTCCTTTTATAAATCTATGTGTTTCCAACCAGAGTTCGTTTTTACGTATAATCCATATTGTGTTGGGTTCAAATTTGTAATTCTGCAGAATCCACTGCCTGTGTGACCAGTTTCTGCTGATCCTGTAGGAGAAGTAAAAGAAGTGTTTCCTGCGATAGTCTGAGCATTTGTGAGATAATGAGTAGAATTTAGTAGACATCCGTTAGGGTAATTTTTAGCTGTAGAAGAGGTATAAACATATCCTGAGCCTCCTCCACCCCAACGTCCATCAGAGTTAGAATCACTGTCATAGGCTCCACCACCGCCATACCAGCCGCCTCCGCCACCACCACAAGAGTAGCCTGAAGCATTTCCGCCTTGACCAAAAGTAGCCTGAGTGCTCGTGCTCCATGTTTTGCCACCTGCAGTTTGTGAGGCACTACCACCACATCTATTTTGACCTATAGTATAAGAACCAGTGGTATCATTGTAATATCCATCTCCACCATATTCTCCACCGCCACAACCACAAGGATTAGCATTGGCACTTGTTACACCAGCTCCGCCGCCACCTCCGGCTACGATAACTCTTGAATATAGAGAATTTTGACCTATACGAACATCTGTAGCTCCTCCACCACCTCTACCAGAAGAAATACCAGTTCCTCCACCATTGAATCCTGCAGCAGTAGAAGAGGAAGATCCAGCCCCACCAACAGATATATAAACAGTAGTTGCTTCAGTAAGAGTAATAGTACCCTTGGAATAACCACCGTATCCGCCTATGTAACTACTGTAAGTTCCTCCTTGGCCACCCCAGCATTCTATTGTATACGTACCTGGTTTTAGAGTTTTAGATTGTACTGAACCTGTATAATTAAAATCCATTATGTTGTTCTTAGCATGAGTAAGATATATTACATCTGATAATTTAGTGATTTTTACATGTCCATTACCAGAATGACCAGTTTCTGTAGAACCAGAAGGAGCAGGGAACGATTGATCTCCGGCAATAGTTTGAGCATTAGAAAGATAATAAGAAGAGTTAAGTAAACAACCATTTGGATAATTTGAAGCAGTGACAGAAGTGTAGACATAACCTGATCCACCACTAGAACCGCCCGTATATCCGGCTCCGCCACCTCCATACCAGCCGCCTCCACCGCCAGAACCGCCTTCTGAAGAACCGGAACCATTGCCACCTATACCAAAAGTGCCAGCTGTGGGCATTATATTGTAAGCTGAAGTATAAGCTATTCCTCCTGCTGTTTGAGTACTATTGTAAGATGAATTATAGTTTGATAAGCCTAATATTCCACCGCCAGCGGCACCTTTAATTGTCCATCCTGTTCCAGAACCGCCGCCTGCAACAATTACTCTTGCATATAATGAATCAGTTCCGATCCTTATATCCGATCCACCGCCACCAGAACCTCCGGAACCACAAGTATAATTTGACCCACCGCCGTTAAATCCACCATTAACAGTAGAATAGCTACCGGTATTTGATTTAGTTTGTCCTTTTCCACCAGAATATATATATACTTTTTGTGTTTTACTTAATGTAATGGTGCCAACACTATATCCACCAAGACCACCAACTGCATTTATATTAGAATTACCATTAGATGATCCATTCCCACCTTGAGCGCCCCAGCATTCAAGTTTATATGTACCAGGAGCCAATGTAGCAGTTTGAACCGAACCAGTATAATCAAAATTCATAACAGAACCATTATAATTAGCAGATCCAACGCCGTACATTTTGTTATTATTTAATTTGAAATAAAAAGCAGTAGCCTTTTTCATTGAATTGTTTATTCTGGTATATAGCGCCGTATTCTTGCATTCAATAACAGTAATTCGACAATAGCCGTTCCCAGAGTGCCCTGTCTCAGATGAACCTGTGGGAGATGTAAAAGAAGTGTTACCTGCTATGGTTTTAGCAGCAGATAAGTAATAAGAAGAGTTTAATAAACAACCTGACGGGTAATTAGAGGCTGTAGCAGAAGTATAAACGTAACCAGATCCTCCAGGAGAGCCAGATGTGTCACTTCCACTGCTACCGGTAGCTGGAGTTGTTTGACCACCGGCTGGATAAGCACCATACCATCCACCGCCACCACCTCCACCATCATAGGAAGTATGACCACCGATTCCAAAATATCCACTTGGAGCAGTTTGACTACCAGGTGTTCCAGAACCTGAAGTTCCGCCAGTTTCGTTGTCTTCACCGCCACCTCCGCCACCTCCAGCTACGATAACACGAGCATACAATGAATCGGTACCAATACGGATATCGGATGATCCACCGCCACCACCAGCACCTTCGCTTGTGCTGGAAGCCCAAGATGAACCACCATTAGGAAATCCACCATCTGCTTTACCGTTGCCACTTATGCTACCAACTCCACCAGTATAAATATATATAAGTGTTTTTTGGTTTAGTGTAATAGTTCCAGCGGAGTATCCACCTTTTCCGCCCATACCAACCTCTATTCCTGAATTAGAAGAACTGTATCCTCCTTGAGCACCCCAACACTCCAACTTATATGTACCTTTAGGAAGTGTTACAGTTTGGACAGTACCAGTATAATCAAAGTTTAAAATATCACCAGTTTTAATATTACTCATCGCCATACACCACCCACATATCACCAGGTTTACCATCAGTTGTCTTAGGTTCTTCAGTAGAGAATGTCACATTTCTCAACTGAGATTTCATAATATCTGACTGATAAGCAGTTACAGCTCCATTAACGACCGGTTTATTCTTCAATCCATTGTAATCAGTTGTACCCGGATCACCTTTATCTCCATAAACACCTATAACGGTTGCATCTGTATACAAATGATTATTGTTTGTCAAAACAAATTCATGATAACACCACAAATATTTATTTGTAGATGTCATAACTTGAGCGGAAGTCGCCCATCCAGTAGTTGATCTGGTCACTCCCTGCGATTTAGGACTTGCAAGATAATGAGGGATAACACTTGAAATTCCAACTCCCTGATCACCTTTAGGTAATGTAAAATTCAATATAGCATCTGTATCAGTACCAGAATTAGTTACCGCAGCCGAAGTACCTGTTTTAGCAGTACCAATTTTAATAGTTGCATTCTTACCAACTCCGGCAAGACATTGTTCACCTTTATAAATTGCCATGTTATCGCCTCCTTTTATAAATCATTTCTTATAACAATAGTAATGGGAATATCTACAGTTGGTTTCTCGGTTGCTTTTATAGTAATTTGATTTGTAGTCTGTCCTCCGTCAGCTAACATTGCATTTTGATAAGCTTCAATAGCAGCAGATGAAGCATTAGAAGCATAATCTATTTCTACAATATTTGAAGAAGTTACTCCAGATACGGATAATACATAACTATATGGAGCAGAAGATCCAGTCCATTTACTTGCTGTGAGAGTAGTATTAACAAGTGTACTTTTCTTCGCATATGTTTTTTCTGATTTAGTACTTGAAAACGCACTGTTGGCTGTTACAGATGAGTCGTTAATAACATTTGCAGAATCATATTCATCAATAACATTGTAATAGGTATTTGCATTTAAAGTTCCAGCTTTCTTTTTTGCAAGATAGTTAGCTTTTGTAATTTCAACAGGAACATTAAGTCCCATCTGAGATAAGGTAATATCAGCAGTACCATCAAAAGATGCGTTACCAATTTTTCTAGGTGTGGATAATTTATTTGCTGATGTAGCAGCACCGCCAGCAGAAGAGGATCCTGCATAGTTATGAGTATGAGAGGTAGGAGATTTCCCATTTAGAGCAGTTGTAATAGCATTTTGAGTCATGGTACCATCTGTAGCCGACCCAGTTTCAGTATAAAGCTTAGTTATTCCTAAGTAACTTGATGTACCTACAGAATATGTCGTATTTGTAGGGATTACCCATGCACCATCTGCACGAAGAAACTTTAATTGTTCTCCTATATTAGGTGCAGGAACAAGGCCAGCACTTCCGGCAGAAGAAGAAGTAGCACCCTTCATGTTTCCATAAGTATGATCGGTAAATAATGCATCTGCAGGCACTGACTTACCAAGTGTATATGAACAAGCTACTGGTTTACCACCTGAGAAATATACTGGCTGAGTTGATGATCCAGCATTAGAAGTAAGAGCAGCGGCAGATGATGCGCTACCTGCAGAAATAGCATATTTAACACTTTTTGTGGCATCAGCAGTATTATCAACATTCCCAAGACCTACCTGAGCTTTTGTATGAGTATGCCCGGCAGGAGAATAAGCACTTGAATTTGTATATGCAGCAGATCCTAATCCATGAATAGGAACAGTAGTTTTATTACCATCTACAGTGAGTGTGATTTTTCCATTTTCAGTAGCTTCTGAAATAGTAACAGACTTTACGGCTTTTGCTAGAGTAATATAAGTTTTGCTTGAGCTATCCCAACGATAAATAGTATTCGTATCAGTATCTATATAAATAATATTTATATCTCCAACAGACGGAAATAACTTATTGGAAGCATATGGAAGTATTTCTTTATGATTAGCTATACTTGTCTTCAAATAACCAACCAGTTCTGTTAATCCAGTGAGGTTAAGAAATTGTTCTTTCATTTTGCATTAGTCACATCCTTCCATTTTTATTTTTAAAATAGAAGGAGAGCATTGCAGCTCTCCTCCCAATAAAATCAATTGTATTTTTACGCGCTAAATAAACCTTTGATAGACGCACTTGGAATTGCTTCATATCCATCTCCAACAAGCCCTTTAAGAGCGGTGATATCAGATGTGTTCTTAGCAATCTTCGGTTTTTCAGTAGCAAGATCTTTTTCTACAGCAGTAATTTTGCCTTCTGCTGTATCCATTCTGCCTTTAACAGCAGTAATATCTTCTGCATTCTTTTTATCAGCAGCTTCTAATGTAGGTAATTTCTTTTCAATAGTATCAATTCTTCCTACAGCAGCTTCAAGATCAGCAGCTTTTGCATACTGAGAAAGATCAGAGTCTGCGAGAGCTTTAGATACATACTCAGCAATATAGCTTACAATATCTTTGGATGTAGCAGATTCTGGAAGAGTACCGATAAGAGTCTTCAGCTTTGTGATATCCTCTTTATTTGTTTTGATCTGAGAATTCATTGTAGCAGCATCAGATGTATGTGTAGAAATCCAATCAGAAATCTCTTTCAGTGTATCATATGCTTCTGGAGCATCTGCGACGATTTTAGCGACTGCATCTGCAACAGCTTTCTTTACTGATCCGTCACCAGTTCCATTAAGAGTACTGATTGCTGCGGTATTAGCTGCAACACTGGATTTCAGAGCAGAATCATCATATGTGCCTGTTTTTACAGCTTCTTTAATATAAGAAACTACATCTTTAGCTTTTGCATCAGCAGGAATAGTACCAACATAAGACATTACTTCTGTTTTTGCTGTGTTAGCAGCTCCGGCTGCATCGAAATCTGTAGCTGCCTTTCCAGAATCTATCAGATTACCATTAGCATCAAGACCTGCAAGATGTCCGGAAATAGCTCCTTTTACTTTATCTGCCTTACCTGTTGGCTGAGGAATAGTAATAGTAAATGCTGCTTCATCAATAGTTACTGGAGCAGTTTTTGTGTAGAAATAAAGTGTGTATCCGTCTTCTGACTGAGATACTGTTTTAATTGAGTTTTTGACAGCCTCACTGATTTTAGAGTCGATCTGTACGTTATGCAGATTTAAAAACTCCTGAAGATTAGAAAGTGTAGCGAACTGTAATTTTGCCATAATTAGTTTCCTCCTTGAAATATATTTGTTAAATCTTCGGAATCAATACCTCCGAGTTTTCGGTCTAAAGCAGAGTCAATATGTTCATCTAAAACATCCAGAACAGTTTCTTCAATGATATTTGAAACATATTCTTTTACAGAATCAGCATTTGCAAAATTCTGTTCATTAATCCAGCTTTCAGTGACATAACGATCAGTCGTATATTCACCATCTTGCTGAATGAAATACAATGTAATAGATTTTCCTTGCATTTTTGTGATTGTTGTGCTGGAAGTATCAGCATCATGAGATACAAGATACAGAACATCGTCTGCAGAAGATTGAACAGTAGTATTGTTTCCGCCAATGATACATTGGCCTTTTACTTTATAAATACCATCATCGAGTGATGATATCTTCACAGGAACAGTAAGTGTACCTATAAGATTTACAATAGGTACGTCAAATAATTTGTTATAAGATAAACTGTTGATATAGTCTACAACAGTGGACTTATCTTCAAGATTACCGATTATATTATCTAAAAGAGTAGAAAGCTCAGAAGATTTGACATAATTATCCAATCCGATTGTTTTCTTGACCTCTTCAATAATATGATCTTTATCTTCATCAGTCATAGATATGTCATAAGAGAAAAGCAGTTTATCTCCAGAGAAAAACATAAGATTTGATCCGATGCATTTTACATCTGTAATCTGTTTATCTCCTTTGACATATTCTAATGTGTTGTCGATGGTCACCCACGCTATACTCTTACTGTCTTGGATGTAACAAAGTCCTGGGTATTTTAGCACCCCTCTTTGTAAAGCCTTTTCTGCAATTTGCTTAGTCGATGCAGAATACCAGGTTGGAATTAACGCCATGCTGTGATCACCTCTTCAATTTGTCATATTCATATTTTGAAATTTCTTTTATTGCATAAATGTCATTATCAGGCGGAAAATTATAGAGACCTTCAATGTGCCATCCATATTTTCCGTCTGAACTTAAAATAGCCTGTGCTTCTGTGATATCACATAGAAGCAACAGACTATGTTTTTCCTGATATTTGATATACAGGATATGATTAAGGACATCTACGACTTCATCATTTTTGATTACTTTATAATACATGTGATATCCTCCTTATAAGAGGGGAATAGTTACCCCTCGCATGAAATTGAGAACATAAGTAAAATTCCAGAATTCTGTCCTGGATAAGAGAATCCATATGTTGCACCAGATTCATTAACCGTATACAACCAGTTTGCAGCTGTAGCATTTGGAGATCTGGTCCAATAAGATTTATACTCTGCAGGAATAGAAGGTTTTGCTTTCTTTCTGGTATCATCATCTGTGAAATAAGCAATAGGAGCATTTGTTTCAGAAATATATGGTTCAGAAGTAGCAGTAGGATCAACTTCGTACAGAGATGGAACATAGAATCTGCAATTAGATACAGAAGTGTCATTAGATTTATTACCAATAGAAGAGTATACTTTTACAGGTTTGATCAGAGCTTTCCATAAAGGAGAGATTGCCTTAACCATACGAGTATTCAACCATGTATTTAATGTAGAATCAGCCCATCCACCTGCATTTGTGCTCTTATTATTATAAGGTTTTTCTGTACCAAGGAGATTAGAAGCAACAAATGTAATGTTAGCTCTCTTTGAAGCAACGTCAGACAGATAATATCCTTTAAACTTAGCCACTTCCATAGGGATTACTTCGTGGATCCATGCAGCAATATCCATACATTGTTCTTCACCAAGATCTGCGTACCAGACTTTAGCCCAATGTATAGTGCCTTTTGCAAAGTTTTCATATGCTCCATCGTCAGCTTTAGAACATCCAAATACGAGAGTGGAACTATGCTCTGGAATCCTAATCGCATTCAGAGTAGTAGAAGACACTTCTTTCCCAGTCATGTTTGAATTGTATACATAAAGCTTCTGACTTCCAGCTTCATGACGGAATACAATAATCTCTCGATTTGTTCCAGCAGATGGGGTGATACTATCAGTATTCCATGAGAAACGAGGTTCCTGAGAATACCAAAGTCTAAATCCATTTGAACCATCACCTTGAAAACACTGAGCAAGAGTGGAGTTTACACTATTTCCTGAATCAAATTCAAAGTCAATAGCAATTGTAAAGTCTCTGTCTTTTTCCATGATCTTTAATCCGGTGTCAATATAGTTTGTTCCATCAAATTTAGTCGCAGCTGAAATAACTTCATGCTCTTCAATGTCGCCATAGCTATAATCAACACCAAGTTTGAAATCTAATGTATCTTTTAATGATAATGATTTTGCTTCAAGTCCCATTTTCATAAGAGTATAAAGCTCAACCTGTGTCATATTGGCCAGATCCTTACCATCAAAGTATCCATCTACGTATTCGCAGGTTTCATATACTGCATTGATCGTTTTATTTCCATCGACAAATCCTGACTTATCCCAACCTTTGAATAAGTTGTACTTATAAGCTGATTCCTCAGCAGTATAAGTAGGAGTGTCACCTTCATACTTAATATAAGAACCATACTGTCCAGTAGACTCCTGCAGAGTTAATCCTTTAGAAACATATTTTACTGTATATTCACGCACTTTGCTATTGTATACAGCTTTGATAGTTCTGTCAGCGAAGATTCCAGTTAGAGATCCATCCCAGCCTTTGAATGTATAATCAAGTTTGATTGTGCTTTCTTTGGTAGGGGTATGAATCGGATCAATTTCTCTTGTAATAGGATCAACTGCATTTGCACCTTTATCAACGTACTGGATATCAAGAACTGTATTTTCTTCATCGTCGTTGACGAATGTTACTTTGAACTGAGTGATAATTGAATCGTAGGTAATCTCTAAATCTGGCCATAATTCAGCGAATTCATCCAGCCTTTGCTGTCTCATAACAGGAATGTGTACAGTTCCTATAAGAACAGAATGTACAGAGTTATATCCGTTATCATCAATACCAGTCATTTTTGCTAATCTGTCAAGCAGAGTAGTATCGTCCAGTTCCCAATTGATGCCAGTTACACGAACTCTGGTTAATCCAGTAGCTTTATTGATAATGTCTTTTGCATCCAAAGTATTGCAATGATCAAGAGACAGAGTAGTAAGATTTGCATAACTTGCTATAGTAAGATCGGTCAATCTATACAGGTTCTTTCCGGTAAGAGATGCGATGGCAGGAAGATGAGCAGTTTCAATCTTTCCGCCAGGAGCAAAGATAACACCTGTAATACCAGATCCTTCTGCTAGAAACTCTTCGAGATTTTTACAGTTAGAAAGGTCGATTGTCTTTTTCAGGTTTGGCAGATTCTCAAGATTCAGTCGTTCCAGAAGAACATTCTGTCCGATTGAGAAATCATTCATATTTGTATTCTGATATCCTTCAACATCAGAACCAATAAGAATGTCTGTCATTTTTACACCCTGATTGAAATTTGTATATCCCGGATAGAATGGCGCAATATCACCAATGGATTGCATCAAAGATGCATTATATACATAGACCTCTGTATCGTTCATAGCAGCAATAGGAGATTTGACTGTATAAGTCTGACCTCTCTTAGCTCTTTGACGAACAAGGTTAGAACCAAATCTTACATCAACATAAGAATCAGCATAAGGAACAATATGGAATGTACCGTCCGGTTTTACACCAATCCAGTTTGTTGGAGTGTAACCACGGATTGTGATTA